CTGTTTTGCGAACTTGAAAATACTGCGCCTGTCTCGGGTTTCCCCTTAGTTCGGCCTCTCATTGTTCGTCTAGTCAGGGAGCTACCCTTGATGACCAGCTTATTTTGAGATCTTCGCCAGCACCCACTAGTGTCTAGAATATGTAGGTGTCGAGGTCTGCAAGGCATTGCCCTATTTCATACAACGCTCTCTCAAGTACGCAAATCGAAGTTCTCTGGGCTTAACAGGTTCGACCCAACATGTTGTATATCGCCTAACTTGCTCATGGGACGGACACATCTGTGTACAGACCTTGAGGGTTAAAAGATATACCCAGAGAACTTCGATTTGCGTAGCCCTTCACTTGCCAAAGATCAGGGCTAATAACAAGACTTCGCTCACATCTTTGAGGACACTGCGCGGGACTTGAACCCGCCATGAACATCTGGCGCCAAATGCTTCCACCTGTCAATGTCCTCAAAGATGTGGAGCCGTTTTAGGGAGTCGAACCCAAATGCTTGGTCAGCGCTAACCTTACATCTCATCTGACTTAGGCAACCCACCTCTGCTTACTCAGGAGCTTATCCCCTTTGGACAGTCAGATATAACGGCTTTGGGATTGGAGGGAGGAATCGAACCTCCCAGGGTGCGCCCCAAATTAGGGGCTGGCTCACGCCTGAAACCTTATTAAGCACCTGCTCCGCTCATTGTCGACGGGAGCTTATTAATCACACCCTCCCGCCTATTTTTAGTGCGCCAAATTTGGTTATGAGGGATTGGAAGACCTCACTGGTGTATGGCTGTTAAGCTACTGCCAGGAACGTATTATCGTTTGCATTTATCTTTGTGGTCAGTTTCTAAAAACCCGCAAAGCCGCACACAACGAGAACGAAAACCTGTTTGAGCACAAGACGACCTTGTCCTGGATTCACATCGAAGCGCTTGTCAAGTGCCCAAACAGCTTTTCGTTCAGTGGGTTAACTATACTTTGTAACCCGTTATTGACAAAACTTTTAAACCTGCCGGAACTTACGCATCCGGCCTCGCCTGTCGGTGCTCCTTCGAATCCGGGAAGATCAGTAGGAACTATGAATCAAGTTAATTCTACCAACAGGAACCTTTGTGTTGCCCTTTGACGCAACATTATGAACCCTCTATGAAGACTCATAATGTTGTCGGCGTGATGGAGATTAGCGCCCCCGACCTCCCCTTGTGTTGGTGTCGACTTGCCAACGGGGTGCTCTCATTCTTCTGAGCTAATCACGCTACAACAGGGAGTTTCGTTCTCCGACGGTCAGTGCGTCCACTAACACCAGCGAGGTGGATACTACGCCTCTATTAACGCATGCCCCTGAGACTGGGATTAGTGAGGTCGGCTTTAGATGCCTAACTCAATGCGCTGTTCGCCTCGTGTTTGATACTTTACTGCAAGCCAGCCAATTTGAAAAATCCTCTCCCCTTTGAATTACACTGCCCACAGCAGTGCGGACGAACCTTCATTCAAAACCGGATGCGCCGAAATGGGCGACTGTGTACCGGACTGATCAGGTCGACCCAGGAGAGAGCAGGTAATCCCAATCAGGAGGATGAGGAGTAACATCATGTAAAACATAGTGTTCCCTCCCTTCCATGCAACTAACTTTACCGCATTTATTTATTGAATAAAGCGTTATTTTATCACTTCTAACTTCACAACACGACGCAGAAGATAAACATATTCATTAGATGCTTCATGCGACATATAATGTGTTGAGGGGGTAGAATGGTTGTTCTGGGTTTCTTTTAACCCAACGCGTTCAGCCCAACCATTGATGGAGTTCCCGTAAAACCCGATAATCGCGCCGAAATAAATGCGCTGGCTCTCTGGTTCTAAAATATAGTTGACAGTGAAACAGATGTCAGAACGAATAGATTCTAATTTTATACCGACCCGACCTTCAGAAAATTCGTTGCGCACATACAAATGACGAAAACGATCGCGCCGCGCTTGCGATGACTCTTCCAATTCTTGGCGAAGTGAGGTTGTTGCATCGATATTAAATGAAAATGTCGGATTTTGTAGATCAGAACGGGCTAATTCTAAAGCAGATTCAATAACACGGCGGAAATTAATATTTTTGCCAGTCAGACGTTTCACTTCTTCTGTAATTGTTCCGAAAGGAATTTTTACAACACGTTCCCCTTCGTATTTTGCTAACAAAGGGATAATGTGTTTCATTATTGCTGTATTAATGTGCATTTCCTGAGCCTCGTCAAATTAATTAAATGTCCCCACTATTATATTGGGAATATGTTTATTGAATATAACCTCAAGAAAGGCCAATAAAATAATGACAGCGATTATTAATAGGTAAAAACTACTTTTCTACAACATCAAGAAACTGTATCTTAACGCGGTGCCCTTCGAGTTGTGAGTGTTAACGAACAACGAGAAGCAGCCTCCATGGCTGTGGAATGGGACTGCCTGTCAAGGCGGTGTTACGAGCGAGGGCTTCAGCCCCCTCGCGAGTATATTCGAATAAATTAACGCGCGAGAGCGTTTTGATTCCCGTTGGCTAAATATCTTCAACACCATATACAAACTCAGGTGATGGAGATTAACATGGCCACGCAAACAGTTCCTTCACTCGACGTCAGAGCATTTGAATATATTATTAAACAGCGAATGAAAGCAGATCCCACCTTTAAAGATTATGACTTTGAAGGTTCTGGTCTTAGTGCGATTATTCGTTTGTTGGCATCTGACGCGAACGCCATAGCCTTTATGCAGAACATGCTTAATGGTGAAGGTCATTTAAAAACAGCAAATCAACGTTCTAATGTTGGTTTGTCCGCCGCTTTTCTTTCTTATACACCCGACAACTATCGGGCGGCATACATGTATGTCAACATCAAAGTAACGCCGTATGACGCCAGCACAGCTCCTAATGAGATCATTATGGACCGCCGTGTGATGTTCGTTGGTGCGAAGGATGGGAGTTCCTACAACTTTACTGTTGAAAAACCTGTGTCTGCTACGCTGACACCCGAAGGTTATTACATGTTCAACAACGTGAAATTGATTCAGGGGAACTGGTTGTACAAGACTTATGATGTTGAAGGGAGTGCAATATCTACTTACACAATTCCTTCTGAGAATGTTGATATCAATCATCTGGTCGTACAGGTACAGGAATCAGAATCATCGGACGTTTCAACAACATATCAACGTTACAACAGTCCGTTCGACCTGAGTCAATATGCATATCTTTATTTTGTGGAATTGGGGATAGATGGCCTGTATGTGTTTGAATTCGGTGATGGTTATTTGTCTCGCCGAGTAGAAGACGGAAACGTTATTTTCCTCCAGTATTTGGAAACTTCTGGTGCAGAAGGTAACGACATCACCAGCTTGTCTTCCGCGTCTTCGATTGGTGGGTTTAATCAGGTTGACATACAACTGGTTTCCGAACGCAGTGCGGGCGGCGGGGATCCAGAATCCATTGAAGACATCAAACGTCTTGCTCCTTTAGCTTATCAGGCCGATGGCGCTGCCGTTACAGAAACGGATTATGGTGTGTTGACAGAAAGGCTGTTCTCTAACGTTTCTCGTGCCAAATCTTATGGTGGTGACACGCTTTCTCCACCGGATTCCGGCTACGTTTATATTGCTGTGATACCATCTGTTGGTGAGACTCTTTCAGACGCGGAGAAGGCTGATATCGTTGCTTCTTTGGACAAATATAATGTGGGGTCTATCACTCCCAAAGTGGTGGACTCAGACATAACATATATCCAAGTTGCGACAACAATATTTTGGGATCCGACTTCGACAGTTTATGTTGAAGAACAGATGAAAGTCGTGGTGGGAAACAGTATTGTCAAATGGGGCGAAAACAATCTCGGTGGGTTTGATCAGTTGTTCGACAAAGAGATATTGCAAGAAGCAATTACGAAAATGGAACGTTCTATTAACTCAAATATCACGTCTGTCGGTTATAAACGTCATTTCAAACCTGATTATGGTGTGTTAGATAGCTTTACTTTCAGTTATGGGAGAAGCATTAAACCTGGTTCTGTGAAAATAACAGGGTTTAAACCGCTTCCGGCCGAAGTGGATTTCACTTATTACATGCGTGATGAAAATGGAAATTTGAACATGTATAAGGTGAATAACAATGACACAACCAAAGAATTTTTTGTACAGAAAACAGGCGTTGTGGATTACATCAACGGCGTTGTCGATCTTCAGCAGATTACTGTTTCAAACTATAATCCTGAAGGGATAACGATTGTTGTTCTGCCGGATGGGCTGAATCAGAATATACAGGCTTCACAGAACCAAGTATTCAAAATTGGTGATGTGGTTGTTACGCCAGAGGTGCGCTATGTCCAAAGATCTTAATAATGGACACAATGGGGTTAAGTATGAAACCCCATTGTTCTATCAGAACGATTTTCCTCTGTTCATAGAGTTCATGGACACGTTCTTTAATTGGCTGTATCGGCAGCAGGGCTTCACTCAAGAAGAAATTTTGGCATATCTGGCAGACACTTCGAGTTGGATGAACCCTGAAAGTGAAGATTCTCCTGTTAAACAACTCATAGATTTAAAGGCCGACAAAACGCCAGGCTCTGAAGCCAAAGATTATCTATCAGATAAATTTTTGGTCAGAACATTTGAAAATATGATGGCACTTGATGCTGAGACGTTGTTGGATGCTGATGGAAGACCATTATTTTCTATTGAAGATAAGAATAAGCAGATAGACGACTGGTATAATGATTTTGGGTTTCAAAGAACCGTCGATAAATCATTTCAAGAATTTGGGCATTTTATTCCAGTCGGTTCGGATTCGTTGTTGACGGCCACGGGGGATACGTTCTCTGTTTATATCGAAGGAACTAAACGAAGAACCCTGGATCATCCGCGTTGGCTTAAATTGTTGAAGCACATCTATAAAATACGTGGAACAAAGAAAGCGATTGAATTGTTTTTCTGGATATATTTCGGTTGCCCAGTCAGTGTCTATTTCACAAAAGAAGACATAGGCGGTCTGGACGGAAATTTTGAATGTGACGGCACGACAGGGATGCGTGATGATTACTATTATGATGAATACACTTATGTAATAGGAGTCCCAGGCGACGTATCTGATTTTGAAGGTGTGTTTGAGCGCGTCTTCCGTCAGCATTTCCATCCTGCTGGGTTTACTGTATTCCTAGAAAGCACAAGGAGCTAAAAATGGCCGATTTCCTGAGTCAATATACAGGTCAGCAGATAGATCAGATATTAGGTTCTGTTGATGACAAAGTAAGTAAAAACGACGTCATTGATGATTTTGAAGTCAATGACCCATTATTCCCGCCGTCTGCTCGTCTGACTTATGAATTGAAAAGATCTGTTGATACGATTAACGACACTCTGGCGAACAAAGTAATAAGAACAGATAGCGGTGAACAGACAATTAACGGCAAGAAGACGTTTAATGCGCTGTTGGTTACAAACGGGGGGATCCAAGTCCCCACTGGGAAATCTGTTTCGATCGCAGATGAACCAACCAACTCAACAGACGGTGTCAACCTGAGTATGTTGAGGAAGCATGGTGTCAGTGAAGATACCGCGCCCGATGGCTCTGGTTTGGCTGGGGAGTTGTTGACTTCGGGGTATTACAAATTCAATTTGGATTTTACCAGATTGGCTGCGTATACAGGTTCAACACTCCCAACTTCAGTTCCTGTCCAGACAGATTCTGGAGTTCGTTCATGGTCGATGACGGCATTTTTTAATGCGCTGTTCGCTGACAACCGATTTAACGGGTACGTGACAACGACGGCGTATGACGCTGACATGTTAAGTCTGGAATCCCAGATTAACAATATCAATACCACGCTGAATGGAAAAGTCAATACTTCGACATATAACACAAAGATGGCATCGTTAGATTTGAGTATCTCTAACATCAATTCATCTTTGAACAACAAGGTTGAGGTCAGCACATATAATACGAAGATGACTTCCTTGGACGGCAGTATCAGTTCTCTCACGACTGGTAAGGTCGATGTATCAACGTATAATGCCAAAATGACCACAATTGATAACAGTTTAGGGAACGCAGTTTATCGCACAAAAACAAACTTGTCATCCCTGACGGTATCGGCTTCTGGAACAACAGCTCTTCCAGACTTTGATTTGGTGAAACTCTGCCAGATATTGGTGACGGCGCAATGGGGCACAGGCGATGTCGTAGACACATATCGAGTGACCATAACTCGAGATGGGACGATTAAGTCTGAGCTGCTGATCCAGAAAAGTACGAGCGGAACTGTGACGTTTACGGGTTCTGTAGTTGGTGGGAAACTGAGGATTTCTGTCGTCAATGCGAATACGACAACGCCATGTTCAGTGGATTATTCTATCGCAGCCTCTTTCTAAAACTAAATACCCCTAGATGACATGAATACATTTAGGGGTATTACAAATGGCCAACAAACCAACACAGCCTCTTTTCCCTTTGGGTTTAGAAACTTCGGAGTCTTCGAACATAAAAGGCTTCAATAACTCCGGCATCATAGAGCATTCTCCTGGTGCGGTGTTGACGTTCCCTGAAGATACTGTTGTTGCAGGTCTTCCATCTTCTGTGCGTTACAATCCTGACAGTGATGAATTTGAAGGCTATTACGAAAACGGCGGGTGGTTGTCTTTGGGCGGCGGTGGAATACGCTGGGAAACGCTCCCACACGCTCCCTCCAGCAATTTGTTAGAAGGTCGCGGTTATCTCATTAATAATACGACAGGGACTTCTACAGTGGTTCTCCCTTCCCCTACGCGCGTTGGTGATTCAGTTACAATTTGTGATGCCTATGGGAAATTCGCGACGTATCCATTGACTGTATCCCCAGCAGGAAATAACCTGTACGGATCCACCGAAGATATGACGATATCCACCGATAACGTGTCGGCGACTTTCACTTGGTCTGGTGCCGAGCAGGGTTGGGTTGTTACATCTGGTGTTGGCCTCGGTCAGGGGCGTGTCTACAGCCGCGAGATTTACACCCAGATTTTGGCGTCTATCACAAGTGAAGTCACTCTGAGTACTCCACCCACAATCGTTGACGTGTATGCTGACGGAAAACGTCTCACAGAATCCAAATATTCATTAAATGAAAATGTGATCACTTTTAGTCCTTCTTTATCTGCCGGAACTGAACTTCAGGTGATAGAATACACTCCTATCCAATTGGGTACTGGCGGCGGGGGTTCGGGCGCTTCTGTAATCACCTGGATTTATAATGGCGGCTCTGCTGTCGGTGGTGAGACTGAGATCACATTAGACGTCGTTGTTGATGATGTTCCGGCTATTGATATAAACGGGTCTCGCCAGTACAAAAATCTGGGATTCACATTTGATCCATTAACCAGCAAAATCACTCTTGCGCAGGAATTAGACGCAGGGGATGAAGTCGTTGTCATTATCAATGGAACGCCGAACATCTATAATCAGATTGATCGTTCTTTACAGGAAATTGCTCGTTCATCCAATGTTAAAGATAGTGAAGTCATTTTAAGCACAAACACCACTCAGCCATTAAATGGGATGAAGGTAATTTATTCTGTATCTGAGCAGAAGTCTTATGGTCTACCGGCATTACCTAATAATATCTACATACAGACAGTAGCTAACGGTAAGTTGGTATACAATCCTGGTTCTGTGGAAGTAGACCTACCCCTTTTACCCAATGAGGAAACAACCAAAGAGTTGGTAGATTTTCGTAATAATATTACTTCTTCTACTGGTATTAGTGTAATTGGTGTGGGGCAAACTACGCTTGATAAAACTATTTTCTGGGGTACTCCAGAACAATACGGTGGTGGTTTGGGGGGAGACGATACTGCGGCTATAGCAGCTTGCATAGCTAACCATAAACTTATGGTGCTATCCGACAAAACATATAACGCTACCGAAGTAGTATTAAACCCAGATACTTGTGTATGGGGTGTTGGCAAGACAAAAAGTATTATTAAAGCTTCTGCTCCAACAGGTTTCTTTTTCCAGGTAAGAGGCGCTGGCGGAGTGGGTTACTCTGGCGAAGTAAGTGGAATCGGGGTAGACGGTAACAGATTAGTAGACTGGACTGGTTATTTTGGTGGAGATGCTACTACTACTGTAACCAAAGCAACTATTCGTAATAGTGCATTTCGTAATGGTATCAAAGCTAACGTTGTATTGGATGCCGTGCAGAATTCACTTTTCATGGACCTTGATGTTGCTAATGCTGTGGACTTTGAGGGTCAACGTGGTATTTACCTGGTAAACGGCGCAGGTAATAACATGATTATGAACCTTGAGTGCAGCGGCGGCTCTATCGGCAGCATAGTTATGGGACGAGACGCTGGTTTCCCTTGCTGGCCACTCAACACTTTTACTAGGAACAATACAAACAACACAATTACCCGTTGTATTGGCGAGAGTATATCCGTAGAGGCAGTGTTGGCTAATCGTAAACGTTCTGTTCTTCTCGAGTACGCTAACTCAAACACTTTTTCTGAGTGTGATTTGGTTACGCATGGTACATATGGAGACTGTGCGGTTAAGATAACGGATACATGCTCTTACAACACCTTTGACAACGTATCATTTGGTAGCAACCCTTCTGGTTCTATCCCTGCTATCATTAACCAAGGATTTAACACCCGTGTATTTGGTGGCAACATGGATGGCTTTGGTTCGCCAGAGATAACCACAACCCAGGGAATAATGGTAAGAGATTGTCGAAACTTAGCAGGTGATTACGTAAAAGTACAAAACCTGGCTGGTAACACGAATGCTAATATCCAAGGTACTGTTAAATACAGTGAAACTTCTGGAGATACTTTACCAACATTCAACAATCCTAATGATATTGTATGTGATAATGATGGTCGTGTATGGGCTACTCGTGGCACTTCCTTCGGTGAATCTGTACAGTTCCTTACTGGGTATCAACGATCATATACTAATACGATGACCATAGACGCTGGTGTAGGTTCTACAGGATTACAGTTGCCAGGATTTGGGGTGTACGAGATTGAAGTTGCACTGAAGGACAATGCAGATGGGTCTCATAGGGCCACCTTTGCAGCTCGCGTATCCTTCCACTCAGGTGTACAGTCACTGAATGAATCAACTATTACTGCAAACTTGGCAGCCACGGATGGGCAATTTAATACTCCTGCTATAGCTACATCAACTAGTGGTTTTGTTACTTTGAATGTAAATGTGTCATCTATTACATCAGCCACAATACGTATCAACCTAGTACGTAAAATTGACTTAGGCTTTTGATTCCTAAACCCCTACTGTTAAGTGGGGGTACTTTTAGAAAACAATGAGGTTGTTATGAACGAACTGTTTTCACAAGGTCGTGCGATATCAGCTAACAAAATCAGTAACTAGACACTTTGGAATATAATTCTCCTGTCGGTTCTTCTGTATAACCTAAATACCCCATATTGGTCATCCTTTATGGGGTATTATCATGATTTCTCAATTCAATCAACCACGCGGCTCCACTTCCATAGAAGTTAACAAACAATCTATCGCTCGAAATTTCGGTGTCAAAGAAGACGAAGTCATTTATTTCACTGCTGGTATTGATCTCAGTGGATTTAAAGTAATTTATGATGAGTCTACCCAACGGGCTTATTCTCTTCCTTCAGGTATTGTTTCAGGAACGACTGCGATAAGTCTGAACGAACAAGCCATCCTCACTCATTCTTCTGGCTCTGTTGATCTCGGGGAATTAGCAGTAAGTCGCGAAGAATATGTGACTTTACCTGGTTCTTTTAATTTCGGCCATACCATTAATGTGAAAAATGAACTTCTTGTTCACGATGATAAAAAATATCGATGGGATGGTTCACTTCCTAAAACTGTCGATGCTGGCTCAACACCTGAAACATCTGGTGGCGTTGGTTTAGGTGCATGGTTGAGTGTTGGTGACGCAGCATTTAGGCAGGAAGCCAACAAAAAATTCAAATATTCAGTAAAGTTATCTGATTATTCTACATTACAGGATGCAGCGACAGCAGCCGTAGATGGATTGCTTATTGATGTTGACTACACTTTTACTGCAGATGAGAGTGTAGATTTTAGCGGTAAAGTTTTAATCATTGAATGCAAAGGAAAATTCATTGGCGATGGTATGTTGGTTTGGAATGGTTTGGGTGCGGGTTCAGTAATTAAGAAACCGCACATGCATACTAAAACTACGCCGTATACTGTTTACCGATTCGATGCAAACGGTAATTGGGTTACAGACCCAACACAAGTTCTGGCATCTGTTCAGCAGCGTTTGGATGTTGGATATAAGCCAAATATTAACGATTTAGATATTTGGGACGACCTTCCTGATAATGTAAAAAATCAGGTTGCTGGTGCTACTTTGCGAATAATGAGCGGCGATAATATCATCGTAGAGAACCCAGAAGCTACATTTGGTGGTTATCTATTTACTTTATGTAATAGGATTCTTGTTAAGAATCCACGCAATTTTATTGCTTTGGAATCGGGTATTACATTTGAGAACCATCATACAACTGCATGGGGTACTGGCAACTGGGTTGTTGGGGGTGAGATTAAATATGGCTCTGGTTCCGCTGTACTGTTCATTCGCAATGATGGTGGTACAGACCATGATGGTGGAGTAAGGGATTTAATCTCATACCGTGTTGGAGAATCAGGTACTAAAACCTATCAGAACGAAATTGGAGGTCGTTCAGCCAGGAACTACCGTTTAGTGTTCGACAATATAACTACAATCCAGTGTTACTATGATGGTATTGATGTTAATGCTGACACAGGGTCGCCAACTGAACGTGTGGATGACTACTCACTCGCAGAGTATCCATGGTTCCACCTACCTACTCAACATATCATCCGTAATATTATTACTCGTGATTGTATGGGGATTGGTGCTTGGTGGGATGGTCAGAAAAATATTATTGATAATGTTGTTACTTATGAGGCCCATAAGGAAGGCGTCTTCGATAGGGGTACTAACAATGATATTACTAACATTACTGTAGTAGGTGCGAATAAGGATTTAACTAACCTAAATCAGATTACCTGTGAGGGAGGTAGTAGACTTCGTGGTATTAACATCCATGCATATACTACACAAGGTTACGCTATATACGCTCCGTCTTCAGAAGTAAGTAATGTTTCCTGTGCTGGTTCCGGTACTAAGAAATTACTATGTACCTATATAAGCGATATTCAGGGAGGTAATATCAATGTTCAGCATAGTGCCAACCAAATGACACTTGCAATGCAACCTGCTATGGGTGGTACTACAAACCCATCTTTGCTTATGACGGCAGATTGCCAGGTTGCTACACCAGGGGGTGAGGCAAGTATTGTCAAGCTTTCGGCAATTCAGGAGGGTGTACGTGTAGGTGAGTTTCAGCTTAACCGCTTAGGCTTTAAGCATATGAGTATACCTGCTGCCCCTTTACAATTACCAGAGAGCGCTCTGGAACATAATTCATCTATAGGATTCTTCTTCGGAAGTGACGGAGCATTGAGGTTGCTTGCTAAAAAACCAGATGGAAGTTATGTAACATACACACTTTAATTTATCTTGAGCAAAAACCCCGCTTTGGCGGGGTTCTTATTATACCTTTGTTCATAAATTTTATTAGTTCAGACTAAATACCCCATATTGGCAAATCCTTATGGGGTATTTTCAAATGACCAGAAATGTAGAAGAATTATTCGGCGGCGTAATCACAGCTCCCCACCAGATTCCTTTCACGTATAAATCAAATGTCGGTGGAGAAACTTTCCTTTCCTTGCCGTTCTATCCTGTCACTGGCGTAGTCACAATCAACGGTGGTATGCAAGTTCCGTTAGACAACTTTGAAATCGAAGGAAATACGTTGAATCTCGGGCGCGCATTGTCCAAAGGCGATGTTGTGTATTGCTTATTCGATAAAATTCTTTCGCCAGAAGATACAGCCAAAGGTATCCGCATATACAAATTTCAGGCCGTAGGAGGTGAAACCGAGTTCACTCCTGATTTCACATCTTATGGAGTCCAATCTCTTTATATCGGTGGTGAGTACAAAACACCCGAAATTGAATATTCCTATGACAGCACGACAGGGAAAGTATCTTTGCAAACTGCACTGACTGCAGGCGTTTGGGTAGTCGCTGAAATGTCTGTTAAACAGCCGAATATCAGTCCGTTGTTTGACCGAAGTATTCAAGAAATCGCCCGTTCTGCTAATGTTAAAGACTCTGAAGTCATCGTTAGTACGGACACCATATCTTTGTTGGATGGGAAGAAAGTCGTATTTGATGTAATTGCACAGAAATCATACGGATTACCTACATTACCTACTAACGTATTTATTTCTTCTGTTAATGGTAACCAATTAACATACAATCCTGGTGGGGTTGTTGTTGACCTGCTCCCTGCACCTAATGATGTAACTCCAGTGGAGAATGAGTTGCAGGCGTATAAAACGGCTATGGCTACTGATGGGGGAACGTTAGTAAATTCTGGTTTATCTGGAGTTTCTTCTGCAATTAAGCGATCCATTGATAGCCATTTTAAAGACTACTACAACGTTAAAGATTTTGGTGCTGTGGGGGATGGTGTAACTGATGATACTGATGCTATTCAATTAGCGGTGGCATATCTTGGAGACTTAACCACTAAAACTATGTTTAGTAGGCCGTCTGTATTGTTTTTCCCTGATGGTGATTACTTAACTAGTAAGCCTATTATAGCATGGGATGGTGTTAGTATACGCGGTGCATCCCAATCCTCTACCAGGATTGGGATGACTTCTTCTACTAATACTACAGAAGTCACTACTAACTCTCCTGTCAGGAATCTTCCGCGTAATGTTAACTGTATTATTGCAGTTTTCTCTTCTGTGGCAGGTTATCCGTATAGAACTACTATCTCAGATATTCAACTGTATGGTATAGCTGGCACGACTGGAGTAACTACAGGTAAGGTAGTTCACGCAATCTATGCACCGGAAGCAGCATTTCTAACCGTGGAAAGAGTACGTACTTGGTATACAAATTATGGCATTATGTCATATAACTTGTGGATGTGTTCTTTCCGAGACTTAGATTTACGTGAACATGCTGAATGGAGTTTCTTACTATCTAATGATGGTACGGGTGCGGGGGGTTCTACATCTATTTCCCTAGAACGAGTATATGGGCATACTAGTGAAGGGGGCATTAAACTATACGGAGCCAATTATTCTACACTGTCTTCCTGTGGAGTAGACGCAGCAGGTTCGTCTAATCCCTCCGCAGCGGATGCGGCATCTAAAGCCCCATATGTATTTGAAAGTTGTCAGGGTCTTGTAGCTAGTTCTTTAGGTGCAGAATCTATTTATACAAGACGTTGTATCTTTATTATTGGTGGGCATGTAACCCTTAATGAGCCTGATTTATACGCTTGGCGTGGTGATGTTACTGGACGGCGTATGTATGGTATACACATTACTTCCAATGGTAACTTGGTCCTAAATGGTGGGCGACTCTGGGGTATTCAATTTAGTGCAGCATCCGCTACAGAGTGTTTTGCCATAGCACAGTCTGATGGTATTAACGGTTCTGTTCAATGCAATGGGTCATTAATTTCTGATGCTTCTGTTGATTCAGGTGGTACAGCGATTGGTAATATTTTCTTTGGTTCTCGTACTTATAGAGGTAGAACCATTCAGCAAGAGGCGGGAGTATCTAGATACCAGACTAATACTGTAACCCTTACTGCAAGTGTTACTACAGGTGATTTATTCTCATCTGGCTTAGATACTACAAGGTATACTGTAATAGATGCTGTAGCCCAAATGAACAGTAGTTCTCCTACCTTAGACCAAGCAAAATTGCATGTACAAGTTATGAATGTCAGTGCAAATAGTGCTCGAATTTGGATTATTAACCCAGATGGTACAGCTAATTTTACTGCCCAAAATTTACGTGTGACTTTTACTTATAGAGTAAATTAATTTTTACCCCCTCTTCGGAGGGGTTTCTCCTAGAAAAACAATGAGGTACTTATGAACGAAATGTTTAGTCAAGGTGGTAAAGGTTCGACTGGAATCTTAACCAATAAACAAGCAGTAGCCAGACACTTTGGTGTTAAACAATCTGAGGTTGTTTATGCCAAAGCGGGACAGTCATTGTCTGGTTATAAAGTGATCTACGATAAGTTGTCTCAACGTGCCTACGCTCTCCCTTCTAACATTGGTGCTGTAACGGTCACCAGTTTGGTCGACGGCATCCTCACACACTCTGGAGGAACTGTAGATTTGGGTGCGCTGGCCGTATTGCGTGAGGAATACGTCATTCTGATAGAAAATTTCACTTCTGGATTTACGATTCGTGTCAAGAACGAAGTCGTGAGCGATGGGGTATACTTGTATCGTTGGGATGGGGAACTCCCAAAGATCGTACCTCCTTCTTCTACGCCTTTGAATTCTGGTGGGATCGGAGTTGGTAAGTGGGTTCTTAGTGATAGAACGAAGGCCGAACTTGGAAGTTCTTCTGGAGCCGGGATGAGTGGGTTTGACCCATTCTATACGTACCCTGATAAAACAGTTGGGAATTATTTGTCACAAGTGCCAGGGTCAGATAATACAGGCATGAATAATTCTTTGGATTCGTTTAATGCAGCCATCTTGAAACTCGCTCTTAAAGGTGGGGGTGTCCTTCACCCAGAGCCGGGAATTTACAAAATATCCGGCGGGTCGGTTTTACTCCCATCATATGTTACTTTGGATCTTCGTGGGTGTGAACTTCGTGGCGATGGGAAAGGGACAAACACACTCATAGCTTCTGGGTGGGTCGAAAATGGGACTCTGATAGATATTACGCCAGAATATGGAACCGGCGGCGGTGATGGCAATGGAACTCACTTCGTTATACAAGCCCGCGTGTTTGGTGGCAAGCTGACCAATGCCGGGATAGGCATCCGAGGCCAACGTTTTAACTACGGCACCACCATAGAGGGTGTATGGTTCGAAAATTCGCTTTCTCAGGGTTGGTTTACAACTCATTCATGGGGGTTAAAAGTAACACGTTGTTTGGCTCGCGCGACTTGTAAGATGCTGGACTTTGTTGATTGGACCGAGGTTTCAAACAATGATTTTGAAGGTCTTGCATATTTCGTTTCTGGTTACGTGGGCCTGATCATTGGAACTGGTGGATACGGGGGTAGTTACAGTTGCCGTATTATATCCAATGGGTTCCACCAAATGGAGACAGCCATAAAACTTGAAGGTGAAATAGACGATTTAGTTATTGAAAGTAACCATTATGAACGTACCGTATACCATGTGGTGGGTGATCAATACACGAAGACTAATTTCCGAATCAAACATAACTGGATGAAAGCAAACCTTGCACACCCAGATGACCCGAGTCTGGAACCACCAACCAAACCTGGTGTTATCCCTATGGTTTTCCAGAACCTGAAAGATTCAGACATCGGGCCAAACAGATTTACGAATGATTCCGGCTCTACTTATTCAGCACACATTGTGGCCACTGGTGATGAATGTTACGGCAACCGCTACTATGTTGGTTACAAAACAGATGTTGATAACGATTTTTCAAAAATCCAGATGTCTAATGCAAACGCGTTGTATGTTATGCGTGGTTCTAACAACTCCACGATTTCCCAACCTAGCATTGAATTACGATCTGGTAGTGCGGCATATACTGTAGAGAAGTACAAAGCTAGCTACAACATGCAACTAAACAAGATTCCACTTTGTGATGTTTATCTAGATGGTTCTGGAAACGCGACCGTCACCACTTGGTTCCAACAGAGCGACCAATTACTTGGAGCCTTCAGTTTCAGGTTTGTTGGTAGTTCAGCAACTGCGGTCGTTGCTGGAACATTCTGCTATGATACAGCGAATGTGACTATCAACAAAATATCCTCCGGTGGGTCGTTACCAATCGCTATTGGTGCTGCCGGAGATGGGAGATTAACCATATCTTTTGCACAAGTCCCGGTCGGCGCAAGCATTACAGGTTGGGTTAAACAATTGTAAACGAGAAGCCCCTTGATTGGGGCTTATTTCTTTCTATTCCTCGGTTGGCTGTATACTAAATATCTCTATAATGGCACCTATCGTTGGAGCATCAAAATGCAATCTACAAATTTAAACCGTCGCCCGTATTGGGATGACTGGAATCCTGGGAAACGTTTTTCACGGATTCTTTTTCGTCCGATGCCTATCAAGGTTCAGACTCGCGAACTGAACCAGATGCAGACTATTCTTCAGGATCAAATTGAAAAACTAGGCAACCATTTGTTCAAAGATGGTTCTATGGTTATCCCTGGCGGTCTGACGATTACCAATGCCGCAGTCTCTTTGAAATTCACTTTGGCTGGCGGTACTGAATTCACTGATCTGGAAGGTATTTCTGAACTCTACGTTTTGGGGAAGGACAATAATGCCAAAGCGCGTGTGTTGTCTCTTGAACGTGATCTGTCTGCTCCTGATACGATGCTGGCTATCCTTGAGATGACTGAAGCGGGTAATGCTGACGGATTCCATGTTAACGATAATCTGTATTTCCAGACTTACGACGTGAATGATAATTTCATTCGTATTGGTTATGGTATCGCAGCTGCGGTGACTGGTTCTATCGTCGCTCGTATGACGAAAGGCGTTTACTTCATTCGTGGGATGTTCCTAGACGTTGATGACGCAACTCTTATCGTTGATAAAACTTCTAACATCACTTCCCACCGCATCGGATTTAAAGTCACCGAAACTATTGTCACCGAAACAGAAGATGAATCCCTTTATTCAAATGCTCAGGGAACGATTAACTCCAAAGCCCCAGGCGCTCATCGTCTTCGAATAGATCTGGTCTTATCTCGATTTGATTATGATGCTGTGGTTGAAGACTTTGTTGAACTGGCCAAAGTTCGTGATGGTAAAATCCAGTCTATGGTGACTCAGTCCACCTATAATATTCTGGAAGACACGTTAGCCCAACGGACGTATGAAACCAACGGCGATTACAACGTTTCAACGCACCAGATCGACATCCGCGAACACCTGAAAGTCAATAACAATGGTGGTGTATTCAATGCTGCTGATGGCGGCGACGAAAGTAAATTCGTGTCTGTAATGAAACCAGGTATTTCCTATGTTCGCGGTCGCCGTATCGAAAACGTCGGGGAAGAGTTGGTGATCGTTGATAAGGCGCGGGATACCGATGTCCTGAATAACACCCCTGTTGCGGTGGCCACAGGCAATTATCTGGTCACCAAGAATTCTAAAGGTGTGCCAGTGATATCCCGCACCGTTCGATACAAATTACTGAATGCTTCAGGCGTTACCCAGGCTACAGCACTTTGTATATCAGCTGAACGTAATTCAACAGAATTTCGTCTGTATATGCGCGACCTGGTCGTTACTGGCGATGCATCCACTATCACCAAAGTGTCTTACGAAGAAAGCGGTATCACCATGTTCTCTGCTGAACTTGAATCCAATCAGTTTAACCAGAGTTCTATGATAGATCTGATCTTCTCTCTTCCGGTATTCGGTGTCAAGACTTTAGCACCAACTGGCTCCGTGGATATCAACTACACTGTTCTCAGAACGTATAAAGTGACGTTGGACAACAGCGGCGCGGGTTCTATTTCTGCTCCATTGGGATATAGTTTTTCCCCAGAATTTTCGTTGTACTCTGCAGCGAAATCAGATGGTTCGGAAGCGCAGTTCGATATCTCTGGTTCTTTGTCTTTGACTGGTTCTCCGGTCGGTTCGGCGCTGCAGATTTCTCTGGGCAGTGGTAATGCTAACCAGTCAATCAATTTGCTGGCGCTGATGATTCGTACCACGGCCACAATCAAAACGAAGACCATCACTGAAACAACTGAAACAGTGACGTTCACCTCGCAGACTAGCCGTCCTTTGGCGAATCACGATGGTTGGAAATTGGTATCGGTCAAAAACGATACTGGCGCAGACGTGACCTCCAGCTTCGTCCTAGATGGCGGACAGCGTGATGCAGGGTATTACAAGTCTAACTTGTTATCCAGCGCTGGAGCAATCTCAGGGACGTATACAGTGGTGTATCAATACTTCGCCCACAGTTCCGGTGATTTCTTCTCTGCTGATTCGTATACTTCGATGGATTATAAAGATATCCCGAATTATACATCATCTACATCAGGCGCGGTGTACGGCCTGGCAGATAGTTTGGATTTCCGTCCGAAAATTACCAACGGAACTTCTGACACAGATATGGTTCGTCCAAACACTGCAGTTATTCTGGACACAGAATATTATCTGCCGCGTATTGACGCGATTTATCTGGCAGACAACGGTGTGTTTGGTGTGGCTCGAGGCATTAGTTCTAATAATCTGGCTTCTCCAGCAATCCCAGCGAACGCCATGCGTTTGTATGAATTGTTGATCCCGCCGTATACGCCGAATATTGATGATATCCAAATTCGAACTATTGATAATCGTCGTTATACGATGCGCGATATCGGTAAACTGGAAACCCGTATTTCCAATGTTGAATACTATACCTCTTTGTCACAGCTGGAATCTTCAGCGATGACACAGCAAGTGTTCGACCCCATCACGGGTAATCCCCGTTTCAAAAATGGTATTGCGGCTGATCCGTTCAAAGACTTCCGGTTGATTGATGACTTGTCTGAAGATTGGATGGGTTCTATCGATACCGAAAACGGACGTCTGCGCCCGTTTGTACAACAGAACGTTGTTGACATGACTCCTGTTGGCTGGAACAAAGTGATGGATGGAATGGTGGTTTGTAATTACACGCCTGAAATCTCGGTGAACCAAGAATATGCGACGACGACGATCAACGTTAACCCGTATGCTGTATTCAATTGGGAAGGTTTCTTGAAGATTAACCCGACCACAGACTACTGGTTCGAAAACTATTATGTTGCACCGCGTATTATCAATGAAACGATCAACACCCGTGGTACTGTACAAGAAGGTTCAGTGTACGGAACATGGCGGACTGTTTCTGTTTCTGATCGTGTTTGGGAGCCGCATGGTGCTGGTGGTGTGTGGTGGGGATATCGTTACCGCACGACTGTTTCTGCCCGTGATGTCACCACATATACATACACGGACAAAACAACCACGACCATGACCGGCGAACAGATTGTGGAGACGCAAGTTATCCCATACATGCGCGAGATCGATATTTCTTTCGACGCATCTGGGCTGCGACCTTTCACTCGTATGTATGCGTTCTTCTCTGGTCGTGACGTCAATCTGTATTGCAAACCGAATGGTGGTAATTTCGGTGACCCAATCACCACTGATGCCAATGGTGCTGTTAAAGGTGTATTCCGCGTTCCACAGAACGATACAATCAAGTTCAACACAGGCGACAACGTGTTCCGCTTAACGGATAGCCCTGTTGACAGTAAATCTGCGGATGATACACTGACCAATGCAGAAATTGTTCATAAATCTTTCGGTAAGAAACAAGGTATTCAAAAGACCTTTGTCAACACTCGTGTCCTGGGTTACACTGCTAGTACTCGCACCGAAACTTCTACTTCTGAAGTGGTTGTTGATCAATGGCGTGATCCGATTGCCCAATCGTTTATGGTGGCGACTAAGATTGGCGGCGAGTATATTGAAGGCGTGGAAGTATTCTTCTCTACCAAGTCACGTGATGTTCCGATCACTCTGGAAATTCGCGAGATGGAGAATGGCTTACCTTCTCATACAGTCATTACTCGTAAAACTTTGAACCCGTCTGAAGTGGCGATCTCTACAGACTCTTCCGGCGGTACGAAGTTCACCTTTGATTATCCGGTGTATCTGCAAGCATCGACTGAGTTTGCTATCGTTTTGTTGGCGAATACTCAGGATTACAACGCGTATATCGCGGAAATGGGCAAGAAAAACCTTCTGTCCAACGAATATATCGCCAAACAACCGTATACAGGGGTGTTCTTCACTTCTTCAAACGGTTCTACATGGTCTCCAAACCAAATGGCTGATATGAAATTCCGCATATATCGTTGTAACTTCGCTGCGGGACAGAACGTTGTAACATTTGATCCGAAGCTCGGGCCAAAACAACGTCCGTTGGGATTGAACACTCTGAACTGCGTAAGCGGGTCTTCTGTTGTGACTGTGTTTGCACCTGGTCATGGTTTGGTTGCTGGGAACAATGTCACTCTTTCTGAATTGACAGGCGGTTGTGGCTTTACTCCTGAACAACTTAACAAAACGTTTACTGTGACAGATGCGAGTTATACTTCATTCAAGATTGACGTCGGTACGGCAGCAGACAGCAATGGACAAATCGGTGGAGATAATGCTTCTTTCTTGGGCAATTATCTGGTTGATATGTTCTATGCCAGCGTTACCAATTCGGCTCTGGAAGGTTCAATTCTGAAATTGGAATACCGTTATCGCGATGCCACTTCAAATTCTATGTCTGATTGGGCTGAGTTTGAAACTGACACTGACGTGGCATTGCCGACTGAAGGTATCTATCGTCAGGTCGGGGATTTCCAAATCCGAGCCACCATGACGCGTAGTGAAAACAACGTGTACACTGCTCCAATGATTGATGGTGATGACCTAAGTGTGATCTTCAACTCTTATGGCGTAGATCCTTTTGAAGACGTTTTCAAATATGTCACAAAGGACATTGGTTTCGATAACCCATGTTCGACTGTGAAACTGTTCTTCGGGGCGATGCTGCCTTCTCAATCCTCCATGAAGGTGCAGGTGAAACTTCTAAGAGCAGGGCAAGAGATGGATAGTGTGGCTTGGGAAGACGTCACCCCAACTTCGCCTCTGGTTAACGACGGTTCCACATTCTTTGAATATGAGTATGACAAGACTGTGGCGAGCAATAACCCGTTTGTTGGCCTGAAAGTCCGAGCGCTTGTACGGGGGAACCGCGTTGCTCCTCCATCATTCAAAGACTTCCGTCTTATTGCTCTGGCATAAATAATGTTGAAAGGTGGGCGTAAAGCCCACCAAACCAATAGAGGATAAAGATATGCGTGGAGTGAAAGTACAGGGGCACGCATCCATGTTGAGAAGCAGTTCTTGCCCTGGCGCGATTATTTGCACCGATCACGCCGCTGGCATGGCTGCATTGCAAGCCCGTCAACGCAATGAAACCCGTGAAGCCACCATTGTTGAACAATCAAACCAGATATCTAATCTGGAGGCGACAATCAAAATGATGGCCGAAAAGTTGGGGATCGAAATCCCCGAAGGAGGTCAGAATGGCGACGCAAGCTGAAAGAACGGGGCTTGACATCCGTGGTATCTTAACCGCTGTCGTGGCTTCTGCATTGGTCTCGGCAGCATCGTTCCTTTGGTTCATGGGCGGGATGGAAACGCGCGTGAATGTATTGGAACGAGATTCCAACAAGATGGATCAAGTTCTTCAGAAAGTGAATGACATGAGTGAACGTATGGCGATCATGAATACTGACCTCGCATATGTCAAACAAAACATGGCTGAGTTAAAACTCAATAGCAGCAGTCTTTCAGATGATGTTCGCACACTGCGGATTACTGTATCTGATTTGCAGCAAAAGGGGAATAACAATGGCCGTCAATAAGATTCGAGACAAAAAATCTTTTATGAATTATGTCTTGCGTAAATTGGGCGCTCCTGTGATCCAAATTAACCTTGACAGTTCACAAGTCGAAGATGCAGTCGATGATGCTCTGCAGAAATTTTGGGAATATCATCGTGATGGTAGCCAAGATGCGTTCTTCCTGTACCAAGTTAAACAAGAAGATATCGACAAGGGATATATAGAATTTCCCGATGATATTGACGATGTGATTGAAGTTATCCCTGGACCTCCGATTGAGTCAATCGGAAACTGGGCAACTCCTCAATGGCAAATGGCTCAAGCAATGCTTGTCCCCAAAGCAGCGCTGGTTTCTATTCGTCTCATTGATTATGTTTCCATGCAACAACGCCTGTCGGATATCACAAGCGTCTTAAATGTTCGCCGTAATTTTGTGTACAAGAAGTTCCAGCGACGCCTTTACCCGCAGTTTGCTGCCATTGTTGATGAAACTCTGGCTTTTCGTTGTTATCAAAATATCGACCCCGAATCGGAAGAAAACGCTGAAGCATGGAATGATATGTGGTTGAAAGCGTATGCGACTGCATTGGTCAAGCGCCGTTGGGCAGAGGTGCTTAAGAAGGCAAGAGGCATCCGTCTCCCTGGTGGTATCGAACTGGATGGTGATAGTATGTTCAGTGAGGCCGAGACCGAGATAGAGCGGCTGGAGGAAGAATTGCGTACTGGTCAGCAATACCCTATCGATTTTATGATGGGATAAGAGAAGGCGGGTTATCCCGCCTTTCTTTTTATAACTTGATGTCGCGTCCGGAAGGATCTGAATTTGCTAGAATATAACCATCAACCACGTTCTTTTCGTCCCACCATTCAATAAAATCATTACCCTTTTCGCCTTTGATAAGACCCACAATGTTATATGAACCATCGGCGATTTTAGCATCTACACAGATAATTCTCACACGCCTTCCGTCACGAGTTTCTTTAATATCTTCAACCTTCATTTATCAATTCCTCAAAAGAATTAATGATTGACTAAATACCTTCAAAATTGAGGGTAAAGTCATGGCTACTTCAAAATATTTCAACTATACGGCACACCAAGGTACTCAAAAATTAATTGATGACTTGGTGGTCGAGATGATACAATTGCGTGGGATTGACGTCAAGTATATCCCACGTTCTATTGTTGAAAAATACCCAATTTTAAACGAGGCTGAACACAAATTCGACCAAGCGTTTGACATCGAAGTGTACATGCAGGATTATCAAGGCTTCAACACACAGATGTGGGAAAAGTTCGGCGGTATCCAATTACAAGATGAAGTGACATTCACTATTGCTCGTCGTCGTTTTTCAGAAGTTATTGGTAATGGTCCAGGCCTTGAACAAATGCCTCAAGAAGGTGATTTGATATATCTGCCTATGGCTAACAAAATATTTAAAGTGAATAACCCGAATAACGATGAAGAATTCATGCAATTTGGGAAATGGTACACATATTCTCTACCATGTACGTTGTTCCAATACGGTAACGAAGATTTCGATACAGGTGTATCTGAAATAGACGATATTGATAAACGATTGCAGGATCTGGAAGGAGACGGTGTGTACAAAGACGCCAGCCTGCAAACGGATAACCAATTTGCGGACGAAATAGAGAAAGATCTTTCGCCCAATAAAATGAAGATAGACTTCGGGGAATAATCATGGCCAGACCATTTGAAAAATATTTCTACCATGAATCGTTGTTGAAATATATCCATGTTTTCAACGCTATCATGTCGGATTTAAAAGTCAAAACCGAACGTGGCTTGATGGAAATCCCGCTGCATATGGCCATTGGCCGCCGTAATGACCTCAACAGGAACGTGCCAGCCAATATGCTGCCATTTGCAACAATGTCCTTTGGTCAGTTCGAAATCAATAAACAGGTGACCAAGTCGTATCACAATCAGATATCGACTGTAACTGCGCGGTCCAAACAACGAATTCCGATCATTATAGATTTTGAATATAACATCAGAACGAAGAAACTGGTCGAAATGCTACAGGTGTTGGAACAAATTTATTCTGTGTTCACTCCTTCTATTGATTGTCAGATAAAAGACAACGATACGTTATCTCAAGATCAGAACGTGAAGATAATGTTGGTAAATCACACGATTTCTGACAACTGGGAAGGAGACGCAACAGAATCACCACACATAGATTGTTCATTCAATTTTCAATTACATGGTCACATCTATGGAGAAGATTATTGGGTTGATGATGGTTCGGGCGGTGGGGATCCAAACGTCATCAAAGAGATAATTATTGAAATGTCTAATGATTTGAACATGCCATGGTCGGAACTCCCTGAGTGGTTCCGAGTTGATAAAGACGGCATACATCATCCGGAGGATTGACCATGAGCAATATGTCAGAAAGGTTACTTGCGACGCTAGACGCGGTGACTGCCAGAGATGAAGTTGGTAAGGAGGCGATGGAAGCCGTCTCTCCACGCCCAGGTATTGACTTCGATGAAAAAACGGGCGAGTGGTTTGGTGAACGCCCAGAAGGTTATCAGCCGATTCCAGAACCTCCATCATTGGAAGATATCGCGTCCAAAGAATCCAAGGTTCCGGAGTTTGCGGATACTGATGCCACAACAGATTACAAGCGGATACGCGATACAACATACGCCATGCAGGAAGCCACGATGTTCATGATGGGGCAAGCTGCTAAATTAGCTGCATCTACCGAAGCCCCAAGAGCGTTTTCCGTGTTTCGTGAATTGGGCGAACTCATGCGCGGTCTGAACAAAGACCTGATGGAAAACCAAAAAACCATCAAAGCTGTGACAGGGGACAAAGAACCGCCCACTGATGATACAACCGTGGATGTTACCACTTCACCCGACGGGACCACAACAGTATCTGTCGGAAAGAAAGCAAGATCTTCACGTGATTTATTGAAAACTATTGAAGATGCCCGCCGCCGCGCCGAAGAACGCGCTCAAGCAAAGGCCACCCAACAAACCGAAGATGAAATTATTGACGGTGAAACGGTTGATGTGAAGGAAGAAGACGATGGCGTATCAGAAGCGTGATATAGAATATGCCCCGATAAAAACGGGGTTTAAAATCGACGACGTGAAATTGCGCATGGACCAAACGTTCATGCGCAAACCTTCTGTGCGCGCTCCACGAGTCGAGTTGATGCTAACCGATGAACAAGAAGATGAATTTGTTGAATGTTCAATGGACGCGCATTACTTCGCCGCCAACTATTACAAGATAACCACGATCGATAAAGGCTTTATCCTTTTCGATATGCATGATTATCAGAAACAATTGTTCCATGACTTTCAGGACTATCGATTCAATGCGGTCGTCCAGGCTCGTCAGTCCGGTAAATGCGTCCGTGGTGATACTCTTGTTTATGTCTATGATACAATCAGTCAACAAGAGTTGCATCTCACCATAGAAGAGCTTCACAAGCGCTTCGAAGGACCGAACCATGCTGTGCCACTGAATACCATTGGCAACCACAATAAGTTTGTAGACAGCCGTTTCGGGAAACGATATTTTGTTGAGTCCGACACTGGCTGGGTTCCGGTTATTGCCGCTCATAAAACGAAAGAATACGCTGAATACGTTGTCAGGACTGAAACCGGACGCACAATTCATGTCGCAGATGAGCACATGTTCTTCAATGAATATGGGCGCGAAGTATTTGCTAAAGACATGGAGGCCGGAGATGCCATAATGACCCAGGAGGGAATAGAATTCATCTCTGAGATCTGGGAGACTGGTGAGTACCACCACATGTATGACTTGCAAGTCAAGTCCAGCGATCAACGTTATTACACGAATGGGTTCCTCAGCCATAATACCACGGTCGTGGCTGCGTTTCTTCTTTGGTATGCGATGTTCCACTCAGACAAAGAAATCGCGGTACTGGCAAACAAAGAGAAACAAGCGATTGAAATTCTTGACCGTATCAGGAAGGCGTATCAGGACCTCCCATTCTTCCTTCAGCAGGGTTGTGAGAAGTTTGGTTCTACACTGATAGAGTTTGAGAACGGCTCTAAGATATATGCTTATGCAACGTCTTCGGACTCTATTCGTGGTCGTTCTGTATCTCTCTTGTACGTGGACGAAGTAGCGTTCATCGAAAATGACTTTGAATTTTGGGAATCAACATTCCCAGCGATCGCATCTGCTGATACTTCACGTTGTATCCTGACCAGTACTCCGAAAGGCCAGCGAGGGTTGTTCTACGATATCGTTACAAAAGCCGACCCATGCCATCCACAATACAACGACTTCCATCTTACCGAAGTCCCTTGGTACAAGGTTCCGGCGTACACCAAAGACCCTGATTGGGAAACCAAACAACGCGCTCGTCTGGGGGATGCCCGTTTTGACCAGGAATTTGGAATCAAGTTCCGTGGTTCTGTAGGTTCATTGATACCAGCCAAATGCTTGGATAAAATGACATCCAAGTTATATCGAGAGCCTAATGAGTTCACCAAAATTTACAAGGAATATGACCCGCAACGCATCTACTTCGGGATTGCAGATACGGGGAAAGGTGTTGAAGGAGATTATTCGGTTCTGACAATTCTAGATATAACGGAATACCCGCATGTTATAGCGGCCAAGTACAGGAACAATACAATACCACCAATGATGTACGCATACACGATAGCCGATATGTGTACTGAATACGGAGAGTGTCCAGTCCTTGTAGAAACCAACAACGATGTCGGTGGACAGGTTATCACGATCTTGTATCAAGAAATTGAGTATCCAGAGATCATATTCACGTCGACGGATAACAAAGGGACAGGGAAACGGATTGGTGGTCGTAAACCAGAGCCAGGCATTAACACCAACAGGAAAGTGCGATCTATTGGGTGTGCTAACCTGAAAGCGCTTATTGAGAAAGAAATGTTGGTGATCGAAGACCAAGACACGATAGATGAACTCAGCACATTCGTGTTCCGTGGTGCGCGTTATGAAGCAGATGATGGATGTCACGACGACTGCGTTATGCCGTTGGTATTATATTCTTGGGCAGTTAAACAAGAATGGTTCAGTGATTTGACTTCTACCAGTATTTCTCAAGACATGAGAAATAGAATGTCTTCGACTGAGTCACAACAAGTATTCCCGTTTGGTGGTTTAGTCGTGGGAGACACTCCATCTGGAACTGAGCATCTCCCTGGGTTCGGTGGTGTTCAAGTCTTCGACGAACGTTCAGGGATGACAATGGACGAGTGGTTTAAGAATTGATCACTAAATATCTTTCAAATTGAGCGAAACTCTACCGAGAAGGAATGATATTATGGCAACTCAAAGCTTCAGCGTTGCGCCGTCCGTTCAGTGGACTGAGCGTGATGCCACGCTTCAGACGTCCCCGTCCGTTGTTGTTCAGGGCGCGACCGTCGGCAAATTTCAATGGGGTGAAGTCGAACTCCCAGTGCTGGTGACTGGTGGCGAGACAGGTTTGGTGAAGAAATTCTTCAAACCTAACGACAGTACTGCGACCGATTTTCTCGTAATCGCGGACTTTTTGTCTTACAGCTCTATGGCATGGGTGACCCGTGTTGTTGGTCCTCTGGCCAAGAACTCTGTTACCAAAGGTCAGACAGCGATTGCGATCAAAAACAAACTGGATTTTGAAACAGCAAGTCCTTCGGCGTCCATTACTTGGACTGGTCGTTATCCAGGTTCCCTGGGTAATGATATTGCTATCAATGTTTGTGATGCTGCTGGGTTCTCGACTTGGGAATTCCGTAATAACTTTGCATACGCACCTCAGTCTGGTGAATTCCATGTAGTTGTCGTAGACAAAGTTGGTCGCATTACCGACTCTGCTGGCGCGGTCGGTCAGGTTGACCGTATCTCCGTTTCTGGTACGGCTACTGCTGCTGGCACCATCAGTGTGGCAGGTGAAGATATCGCATATCTGGATACTGATACTCCGGCCACTTTGGCGACCAAAATTGGCGCGGCGCTGACGGCGCTGACAGATGTTTATTCTTCTGTCGTTGTTAAGTCTAACACTGTCATCGTGACCCATAAAGCTATTGGTCCCCAGACAGTTACTGCTATTGTTCCAGATGATAAGGGACTGACTGCAACCGCCGTGATTACCACTGTTGGCGCATCTGGTTCTATTATCGAAAAATACGAACTCATGCAGAACACACAGGGTTCCAAAAAGTCCGATGGCGCGAATGCGTACTTCAAAGATGTCATCAATGATACATCAAATTGGGTGTACACCTTCGCTACCGCTCTGGCCGCAGGTGTTGTTGAATTAGAAGGCGGCGTAGACGACTACAATATCAACCGTGTCGCGGCTATCCAAGTTCTGAACAACGCCGAAGCATATGATGCGAAGCCAGTATTTGCATACTGTGAAGAGTTAATTGAACAACAGGCATTAATCGACTTGTCTACCGAGCGAAAAGACACCGTTTCCTTCGTGTCGCCTTTGCGTGATACTGTGGTCGGCAACCGTGGCCGTGAGATGGACGATGTGGTCGCTTGGCGTGAAAGTCTGGTGCGCGACTCCTCCTATTTCTTCATGGACGACAACTGGGCATACGTGTACGATAAATACAACGATAAGATGCGCTGGATCCCTGCTTGCGGTGGTACAGCGGGTGTTTGGGCACGTAGTATTGAAATCGCGGGTATCTACAAATCTCCTGCGTTCCACAACCGTGGCAAATACAACAACTACAATCGAATGGCGTGGTCTGCGTCTTCCGATGAACGTGCCGTGTTGTACCGCAACCAGATTAACAGCATTGTGACCTTCTCCAATGAAGGTATCGTGTTGTATGGTGACAAAACTGGCCTGACTCGTCCGTCTGCTTTCGATCGTATCAATGTTCGCGGTCTGTTTATTATGGCAGAACAGAACATCGCTGCAATCGCCAAATATTACCTTGGTGAGAACAATGATGCGTTCACTCGCAGTCTGTTCAGCAACGCTGTTCGTCCTTATATTCGCCAGCTGGCAAATATGGGTGCGATTTACGATGGTAAAGTCAAGTGTGATGAAGATAACAACACTGCTGATGTTATCGCAGCAAATCAGCTTGTAGCGGGCATTTGGTTGAAGCCTGAGTACAGCATTAACTGGATTTATTTGGATTTTGCTGCAGTTAGACCAGACATGGAGTTCTCGGAAATCGAATCGGGCGGTGGCATCGTTGCTGCATCCTAAGACAACAACCCCGCTTCGGCGGGGTTTTTATTTCCTGCTGATATGCCATCCTGTAGTGTTTGTTCTCTTCAGTGAAGATTTCCTGTAAGGTTTAGGGATGGGATTCTGCATCCTTCCAGCTAATGCCATGTTGAAAGATTCTATACACAAACATTGTTCTTGACAAAATTTGTTTAGATTCTTGATTTCATATTTTTCACCATCTGGTGAAAGAAGTGTAAACCATCTTCCGAGAGATCGTTTTATTTTCTCTTGGTATTCAGGATTCATGCGCACTTTGTTCATAGCGGCACGGAGATTTTCTTTACATTTTGGATTTTCGTACGCTTTCTTCAAACATTGTGAATGTATATGGCGTTTGTTTTTGTCCCAAGCCTTGGTTTGAGATTCAGACATTTTCGTTTTTGTTTCTTCGGAAAGTTTAATGCCTGTCATTGAATGAACAAACAAAACATTCCAACCAGCATCTTTAACTGGTTTCATCCCGATGAATTCTCTGGTTTCTATATCATATGCTGCTGCCATACCCGATATGTCTATTTGACCACCATGACTGATGTTCAGTCCACCTTCAGAGATATGAGTCTTATGTAATTTTATGAGTTCAATTTCTTTAGAATTTAGTTCATCGACTTGGCATTCCAGCAATATCTCTTGGTCAGTAATTCCATATTTTCGGATATAATTGTAGAGGATAGTTTTATTTCCTCTTCTGGCCTCACCCAGATGCTCCTTTATTCGGTGTTCAACCCCATTTCTTGTTTGTCCAATATACTTCTTTCCACCAACGATTAACATGTAAATGTGACCGATCATACAACACCTCCAAGAACATGATACCCCGAAATTGTTCAACACTAAATAAAATAGAGGTGAATTTGAAATGATATACGCATACAAAATTGAAACGATAACTAATGGAAAGGTCTACATCGGTGTGACCAATCACCCACAACGAAGATATGATCAGCATTTTGCGAATGCTTTTCATCATGGAGTCCAAAGTGAATTGTATGATGCCATGCGTAAGTATGGAACATCTGGATTTACTTTCGTTGTAATTGCTCAGACCGATGAAGTCCATAAATGGGAATTAGAGAAGCAACTCATCGCTCAATATAATTCTTATGAGATGGGTTACAACATGAATAAAGGCGGTAATGATGGAAGTCATATGCTGGGTAAAACTGCAGCAAAATTGACATCTACAGGTGAACACATTGGTCTTGTTTCTCTCATAGATCCCCGTTGGGAATTGTGTGAAATCGAACCCGTTTTAAGCAATGTTGACCACGGATTTGATTTTTCTTCCATGAAGATTAAAAGATTGACGACTAATTAGAATTGTGTACTCTTATTTGGAGATATAAAAATGGCGACAGTCAATGAGTTTCGCGCAGCCATGTCACGAGGGGGCGGCGTACAACGCCAACACCGCTGGCGTGTGACTGTAAACTTTCCTTCTTTTGTTGCTGGTTCCGACACAATTCGTGACGTGTCCTTGCTGGCTGTAACCACCAACACCCCAACAGGTCAGCTGGGCGAAATTCTGGTGCCCTGGGGTGGTCGTGAACTTCCGTTCCCAGGGGATCGTCGTTTCGAAGCGCTTCCTGTGACGTTCATTAACGTGGTGAACAACGCTCCATACAATGCTTTTGAAGTGTGGCAGCAATTCATCAACGGTAGTGAAAACAACCGCGCCAGCGCGAATCCAGATGATTATTTCCGTGATATCATCATGGAACTTCTGGACGCGAATGACAACGTGACTAAGACATGGACTTTGCAGGGTGGCTGGCCTCAAAACCTCGGCCAATTGGAACTCGATATGTCGGCAATGGACTCTTACACACAGTTCACTGTCGACTTGCGTTATTTCCAAGCCGTTTCTGACAAGTCATTGTAATGTCCTCGGTGCTGGGGGAATGTTATTCCCCCTCACTAATTACAAGAAAATGTTGAGGACTTAGATCATGGCTGGATACGGCAGAGGGTTCTTCGGTTTGTTTGGCGGCGGCGGTTTAGTCAATGCCAAAGTCGACACCGATAAGTTAGCCCAAAAACAAGATGAACGGTTGCTCACCAAAGCGACAGTTGTTGCTCTGGACGACGCTCAAGACGGTTCTATAATCCTTCAGGGTGGTGCGAACACCTACAACTATGTTGGCGTTGAAAGTGAACTTCTCAGCGTTAAAACAGTTGTGGAAGAATATCAGTCCATGGCTCAACAGCCTGAAATTCGCAAAGCGGTGGACATTATTGTCAATGATGTTGTCACCTGTGAGGAAGATGAAACTCCAGTGACAGTAAACCTTGACAAAGTTGAAGGGATATCTGATACTGTTAAAGAATCTATCACCGAATGCTTCAAAGAAGTTATGCACTTGATGGACTTTGACAATACAGCATATCAGAAGATCCGGAAATGGTATGTTGACGGTCGACAAGCATATCATGTCATCGTTGATCCCACGAATAAAAAAGGCGGGATCAAGAAATTGGTTATGCTTGATTCTCGTTGCATTCGTCCTGTCTATATTGTTGAGAAGGCGATGCGTGAAGGCGGTATTGAAGCAATAGAATCTGTAACATTGAAGTATTATTACAACCCGAATTATAATCGAAACCAATTCACTGGCCAATCTGGTACTTCCCAGAACTTCCAGCCTTCACAGCAAGAACTCGTATTCGATGACGAAAGCATTGTTTACATCGATAGTGGTGAAGAGCCATTGGCCAATGGTATTGTCCCAGGCCTTTTAAATCCTGCTATCCGTCCGTTGAACAACCTGGTTACGACTGAAGATGCGACTGTAATTTATGCCATCACTCGCGCCCCTGAGAAACGCGCATTCTATCTTGACGTCGGTACTCTCGGTAAGAAATCTGCTGAAGAATACATGACCATGATGATGGGTAAATTCAAAAACCGCAACGCATATGACCGCACCACTGGTAAGATAACAGGTAATGCCCATCTTATGGGTATTGCAGAGGATTATTGGTTGCCGCGCCGCGAAGGTCAGAATGCTACAGAGATTGCGACTGTTGGGGGTGGGAATCAATTGGGCGAAATGGATCACGTGAACTATTTCCGTGAAAAACTCTATGATGCTCTAATGATCCCTAAGAGCCGCCTCCAAGAGGAAGGATCTATTAACATTGGGGGTTCTAACCTTGCGGAGATTACACAGGAAGAGCTGCGCTTCAGCAAGTTCTGTGCTGGGTTACGACGCCGTTACTCCCATTTCTTTATGGAATTCTTGCGCCGCCAGTTAATTTTGAAAGGCGTTACGGATGAAAAGGATTGGAATGAGAAGATCAAACCGTTTATAAAGTTTGAATTCACATCCGATAGTTACATTCGTGAACAACAAGAAAACGCTATCTTGAATGATCGTCTGGCTTCATTGAACACTGTTGAGCCATTTGTTGGTTCCATTTTCTCCATAGACTACGTCATGAGAAATGTATTGCGTATGTCTGATGAAGAAGTTAAAGAACAACAAACGAAGATCGCGGAAGAGAAGAAGAAAGGTCTCTATCCGAAGGTTCAAGCAGATGAAACTGGCAATTATAGCGGTTCAGATGTTAGTCCGTTGAAGTTTAAACCTGAGACTATCCCATTCTCCGGTTCAACAGACGATAGTATTTAAAGTTCAACTAAATATAGAAAATTAATTCGGAGATCAAAATCATGAGCGCAATTGATATCGTTCGTGCAGTAATTGACGGTGACACTGAAACTGCTGTTGCAGAATGCAACATGGAACTTGATGCACGTAGTCAAGAACTATTAAACCAAGGCACAGCATATGTTCTGGATTCTATCGCAGCTGATATGAATTCAAACAACAACGGCCAGTAAGGAGATGCATGATGGAAATCACAGAGATCGCCACGTTCGCTGATTTCCTGGCCTCTCGTATGGACGAGCAGCGAGTCATCGATAAAGTGAACGCTCGTGGTAAACGCCGCCGCCGCTTGAAATGTGCCCCTGGGTTCAAATTGTCGGCTGATGGTTCACGTTGTGAAGTTATGGACGCCAGCGAACGTCGTGTTCGCAAGATCGGCAACCGCAAAGCCCTCCGCTCTAAAAAGCGTATGGGAATGGGCTATCAACGTAAAATCGAGCGCCGCAAGAAAAAGGCTATGAAGTTCCGCAAAATGATGGGACTGAGTAAGAACAAGTAAGGAGTTTATGATGAAACTGTTGCGTGAGATCACAGCGATAGGGAAGGATCTTCAAATCGGTGAGGCCACAACCTCAACTGGTGGGAAGGCCATGTTCATCGAAGGTCCGTTTGTGATGTGTAACCAAGTCAACCGTAACGGGCGTAACTATGATCTGCAGAAAGTGGGTATTCCTGCTGTCGAAGCATACGACAAAGAGTATATCCAAGATCGTCGCGCAATCGGTGAAGTCACACATCCTGACTATCCTTTCCCTAATCTGGTGGAAGCTGCGCTCAAAACCGAATCCCTTCGCTGGGAAGGCACTAATGCCATCGGTCGGGCGCGAATTTTAAATACACCAAAAGGCCAAATCATACGTGCATTGGCCGAAGCAGACTTCAATCTGGCCGTGTCTACACGTGGCCTGGGTGAGACCAAGTCAGTAAACGGTTATGATGACGTTCAGCCTGGCTTTATGCTCACCGCTGTTGATGCAGTCGACCGTCCTTCTGGACAAGTTTGTTATGTTAAGGCTGTGAGTGAATCTGTTGAATGGCAGCTTGATGAGGCTTCGGGTATTTGGATGCCTCGTGATGTTAAAGGGAAAGTTGTAGACCAGTTGGTGAAAACCAATATCCAGGTTGAAGACGATTTCCTGCGCCGCCTTGATGCAGCATTGAATCATCTGGGCTGAATTTCAGCTCACTAAATACTGAAAAATCGTTCAGAAGGAAACTATCATGAAACCTGAATTGCAAAATCTGTTTGAAGGCGTTAACGGCATCAGCCCAGATTTCCTGGATAAAGTATCCAATTTGCTGGAATCGAAAGTTGAAGCGGCTCGTCTGAAAGCTATCCAAGAAACCGAAGCAGCTGGCAACGTCGAGCGCCTGAATTTGGTAGAATCTCACCAGAAAGAAATCGCCGACCTGAAAGAAAATTTCATTCTGCAATTGGCTGGGAAAGTTGACTCATTCCTCAACGCGGTGGTTGAAGAATGGGCTAACAAAAATGCCCCAGCTATTGACGCTCAGATCAAAACTGAAGCTGCTGAACGCTTCCTCACTGGTTTCTCCAACGTGCTGAAAGAAGCAGGTGTGAGTTTCGCTACTGACCCAGACGGTCAGATTGCTGCCCTCACCAGTCGCCTTGCTGAAGCAGAACAACGCGCCAGCATTGCCAATACTGAATTGGCTCAGCTCAAAGAAAGTGAAACCAAACGCCAGCGCAATGATGTCATTGATCGTATTTGTGAAGGTATGGTTGACACCAAGAAAGACACTGTTGTCAACCTGCTGGAAGGTATTGAATTCCAGACCGAGTCTGAATTTGAATCCCGTGTGCGCACCTTCCGTAACCTGGTAGAAGGCAAAGATGACTTCTCTGATAAAGTCGGCAAAGACAATGAAAAAGGCAAGCCGGATGGCGACAATTCTGAAAAAGACATCAAAGAAGGTAAAAAACCGAAGAAAGAAGGTGAAGCCGACGATGATGACGATGACGATGATGATGATGACAAAGACGAAGTTGGCAAAGAAGTCAACGAATCCGTCCGTCGCCAGATCAGTGCTTTGCTGAACGGCTAATTTTAGCAGCCACAGCCCTCGAAAGGGGGCTTGATTTTGAACTACTAAGTAATTTCAACTTAACTGAATATCAATGTAAGGAACGAGCATCATGACTAAGAAACTTGTAACCGAAGAAATGCGCAAACAGTGGCTGCCAGTTCTCCAAAAAGAATCTGAAGCCATCCAACCTCTGTCTGCCGAAAACGTAACCATCCGTCTGATGCAAAACCAGGCCGAGTGGAACGCTAAAAACCTGGGCGAATCCGACGCCCCTGGTTCTGTAAACAGCACTGTCGGTAAATGGCAGCCAGTCCTGATCGACATGGCAAAACGTCTGGCGCCGATCAACATCGCAATGGACTTCTTCGGCGTTCAGCCACTGTCTGGTCCTGACGGTCAGATCTTTGCGCTGCGTGCTCGCCAAGGTATTGGTGACGGTTCCACCACCGCACAGGCACGTAAAGAACTGTTCATGAACGAAGCCGATTCTGGCTACTCTGGTGATGGCACTGTACAGGCTGGTGACCCGTCAGGCTTCAGTCAGGCTGAGATCGAAGGTTCTGGCTCTGCTGTGACCACTATCGGTAAAGGTATGCCGTCATCCGACGCGGAACTGCTGGGTACTACCACCAATCCGTGGGCGCGTGTTGGTATCACCGTTCAGAAAGCGACCGTTACTGCCAAGTCTCGTGGTCTGTATGCTGATTACAGCCATGAACTGCGTCAGGATATGATGGCAATTCACGGCGAAGACGTGGATAATATCCTGTCTGACGTGATGGTAACTGAAATTCAGGCGGAAATGAACCGTGAATTCATCCGTACCATGAACTTCAGTGCTGTTCGCTTCAAAAAATTCGGCACCAACGGTGTTGTTGATATCGCGCAGGACATCTCTGGTCGTTGGGCGCTGGAAAAATGGAAGTTCCTGACTTTCATGCTGGAAGTTGAAGCGAACGGTATCGGTGTTGACACCCGTCGTGGTAAAGGCAACCGTGTTCTGTGTTCTCCGAACGTGGCATCCGCTCTGGCGATGTCTGGCATGCTGGACTATGCTCCGGTTCTGCAGGAAAACACTAAACTGGCTGTTGACCCGACTGGCCAGACCTTCGCTGGTGTTCTGTCCAACGGTATGCGCGTCTATGTTGACCCGTATGCTGTAGCAGAATATATCACTCTGGCATACAAAGGCGCAACTGCGCTGGATGCCGGTATCTTCTTCGCGCCGTATGTGCCGCTGGAAATGTACCGCACCCAGGGTGAAACCACCTTCGCTCCGCGTATGGCGTTCAAAACCCGTTACGGCATCTGTGCTAACCCGTTCGTACAGATTCCGGCTAACCAAGACCCGCAGGTTTACGTGACTGCTGACGGTATTGCTCAAGACAGCAACCCGTATTTCCGCAAAGGTCTGATCAAATCTCTGTTCTAATCGACAGGTTTTGATAACAAACCCCGCCGAAGCGGGGTTTTTCTTTATAGGGATATGTAAGATAATAAAGCCTCATTTATCAAAGGAGGTTAAAATGTCTCATCAATTATCTGGCGGTGCAGTCGATACTCTATTCGTTCTTTTCTGGTTTGGACCTCGTGAAGCTGGGGAAATACCTGCTAAATCTGGAGAAGCCGAATTGGCCTCCCTGGGGTTTTGTAAACGAGTTGATGTTAAAAACGTACCAAAAGGTCGAGATACACATCTGTGTGTACTCACCGAGGAAGGTTACAAATACGCATATCTGAAATATGTTTCTCAAAATGCGTGATTGTTTATCGTAACGATTTAATACGCGAATAGTTCAATAACAATTCCTGTTGTACGATATAACTTTCTTACAACAGGAGTATCAGTCATGACAACCCGAAATATTACCTCTGAACAATCCGTGTCACAAATCCTCATTAATTCCCGCACCCAAAAAGAACGTCTTTTTGACATCCTCACTAATGTGATCAATATTCGTCGACAATTAGATGGTGAATTTCCCGAATCTGATTCTGAAGAAAAATCAACACACAATCCAGGTCTTGTTGGTGCTATCCTTAACATACAAGGAGAGCAGGACGATATCATCGATAGAATCAATGCCCACATGGACGTCATCCATACTAAACTGGGAACGTTTTATCACCCAAATTGTGAAGACGAGTCTAAAGATAATTGTTAATGTTTTCAATAAATGGGTAATGAACCATCATTACCCAACTTTCACAATAGGAATACAACTCATGGCAAAAGAAACTCTTAACAATGAAAACTCCAACTTTGCAGAATGGCATACCGAATTAGAGCGCGTTGCCCGTTCTCAACATGGTTCTGCCGCTGATGCAGATGCTTGGCGTGAAGATTATGAATCTGGAAAAACTCCACGTCAGGCTTGGGAAGACGAATGGGGGTGGGATGATGCCGACTCTAATCCGTAAGATATATCTGGATAAGAACTATTTGGAATCTAAAATCGAAGTTTTCACGGCTCAAAAAATATTTGAAGACGGTGAAACGAGATATTATCTGAATCCAGACCTTTATCTCCCAGGAAGTAATTTGAATCGCGACATATCCCAAATAGATGGCACAATCATTCGTTGGGAAATAGCGACGCAAGAAGACAACTGTCACAACATAACACTTTGAAGAGAGAACTACATCATGTCTAAACAAAATTATATCTTTATTAGTCCAGGACGTTCCCAGTTTTTTCGTAGCGACATCGATACACCTATCGAAGGTTTTCACATTTTCAAATGCTATAAATTGGCCAGCGGTGACATTGATTATCAAAGTCACGACAATGACCGCCAAGACTTGGTTGATAACGGTTGGGAAGAAATAGATTCTCCTCAATATCTGACCGTCAACCTTTATTATATGAAGGAAAGCGGTAAATATTATTCGACTGGGGAGTTGAAAATCCGAGTTTCAGAAGCCCAATCCAATCCAGCAAAAAGTTGGTATGACACGCAAGAGTTAGTGCGTGATCTCCTGAAGAAAGGCGAACTGCCTGGCTTGGTTAAAGGTTCCCGTTTTGATACCTTCATGTCCTGTGAACAACACCCGTGCTATGTTCCGACTTTATTTAAAATCAGCAACATGTGAGAGATTAATATATGAGCAATTTACCACTGCTTCAAGTCGGCGATGTGTTCGTTCTCACAGAAGAAATGACCATTGAAACTCAGGTGCCTAAGCATTTCTTGTACTCTAATTGCAAGGGAGATTGGCAAACGGACTCTGGTTATATCACCCCTGAGGGATTCTTCGGTTACATGCAAGGGCATTATGTCGTTACCAAAACAGCTCTACAAGGAGGTAGCGCTGGTCACGACCCATACCCAGACGGTCATCATGTTTGGGCACAGCATACCGAAAATGAACGCATCAGGATCTGTTTTATCAGACAGGCAGCTTCAGAAACATGCACCGTAACGTTCCAGTAGTCGGAAAAGCCAAGGCGCAAACATGGACTTGGGAGAAATTATGAGAATCAAAAAGATTGGAGCAAGCCCGTTGACGGGCACTATCTTCCAGGGCACTCTGAATACTAAGACCAGCATGTGGGTCGGTGAGAAGACTGATGTGACTAACGACTGTGTAGCGGCTACGGCTGAACACATGCGCCACATCAAGAAAGACTACTGCTTCCCTACTAAAGACGGCAAGTTCCTGGTTCTGAGCGCTGAGGTTCACGACACTCTTCCTGATCGCTTCAAATAAATTTAAAATTTATTCAATAAACGGGGTTTACTTCTTCAATAAACCCCGTATACTTCATTCCATAAGCAGCACAACACTGACTCTGAAATGAAGGAACTACACCATGAACAACATGCCAACCACCAAAACTGCTCTGGAAATCGATTCTCGCTTTATCGTTGAAGCATGGGCCAACAGCCAAAACTCTTATGTGTATTCCCTTTATGTCGGTGACACTTATGTTTCTTGCCTCGGCATCGACGGCTCCAAGAACGAGCACGGCGTGAACGAGCGCTATACCAAAAAGCAGGCTATCGCTGATGCTACCAAATTCGCGACTGACATTCTGGGTCGCATCAATGCGGGTAAACCGTACAAACGCGGTGAAAAGGGCTATGTCACCCAATTGCTTGGTGCTTGATTTGTTCTAAACCTTTGAACGGGGTATGTTAACCGCATACCCTATCCCCTACAAATAGAGGACTTTACCATGACAGTCGACACCAAACTGAATAATTCCGTGGAGATCCCCCACATCGTCAAATTCGAAAAGCCGAGCGAGCGTAAGCCACGCAAAACGCGCCGCCTGGTCACCAAGCTGGATCTTCTGAAACAGAAGTTCGGCGATCACAGTGTGTTCACTCGCATCCGTAACGCATTAAAGGAAGGGCGAACCGAGTTGGAGCTATATCGTCCAAACGGTTCGACTCGTGCGTATCAGACCACCGACGGTTTGCTGGAACTGATCCGCCTCTCGGGAATGAGCATAGAACCTCGTTCATCAGGGACTCCCTTGTGCAGCCTGTACGTCATCAGCAATCTTGGGGCGCTGTGAGTTCTATGAAGAAATATGTCGTGCTCATTACAGGTTCCCGCTCAATAACCGAGCGGGATAAAATCTTCGCCAAACTGGATGAACTGTTAGATCCCCACGAGATCGAAACTTTTATAGAAGGTGAAGCGGTTGGTGTGGACTTGATATCTCGTGATTGGTGTGAAATCAATTATGTTCATGTTACACCAATGGAGATCCCTAAGAATTATCACACGATATATGGGAAAGGCGCAGGAAACCAACGTAACAAAGATATGTTAGACAAAGCTACAACCCTGGCCAAACAAAAAGGTCTTGAGGTCTTTGGAATTGCATTATGGGATGGTTCGTCTACTGGGACGCAAGACATGATTACCCGCATGAAAAAAGCAGGTGTCAATGTCAATATCACTCTCATGGGCAAACCCAAAACCAAACGATTGTTATAAATATGTTTGCCTTCACACCCATATGGAGTTAGCTATGCTGCAATTAATTTTGATTCTTTGTGTCGCTTTTACCATGTACTTTCTGGCGCGAATCAGTTATATCACACTAAATGATCTGAAAGATACACCACGCGAACCTAAATTTATATTTCTAAAGAAATACACCAAAAAGTTCTGCGAGAATTTTATCTATCATCTTCCGTGATTATAAATACCCCCAAAATTGGGGGTATTTATGAACGCACAAATCTACGATGTCCTTTCCTCTGGTAACGCATTTAGCAACCCGCTTCCGTCCCTCTCCGGCCCCTCACAGGATTTAATCACCAGTGGTAGTACCAATATACCATTGATAACTGCCAACGCGACTCCGGAGATGCAGGCGGCTATGGCGGCTGGTGGACTAACACCAGAAAAACTCACAGCAGCCACCACCATGTATAGCACCGCCAACACGGGGATAACGACACTGAACACATATGGCGACCAAAGTATCAATGACGCGTATTCTCGCATCGGTACTTCCGTGTCATACAAATCAGGTCTGAAGGGTATATCACGAGAGCCAAACAATTGTGATTTGATCAACAAGGCTTTTGGTGTTGTTCAGGATTTAGGACGCCAATGGCTGAATGCTATGGAAGGTGCTCTACAGACCGTAACAAACAAGATATCGGAATTGTATGACATGATTATGGAAGGTGCCTCAGAAGGGATGGCAAAACTACAGCAATTGGCTGCTGAAGTAACAGGACATATCAATGAGGCAATAACCGCCGTCAATGGAGTTATAAACGATATCACCGATGGGATAGCTGCAGAACTTGCTCATATTGAAAGTATGATCAAAGAATGTCTAAACTTCTCTTTTGCGAATGTTCTTGGAGAATGGGCTAAAGATCTCTGTGCTGGAGGCGTTATTGATAAAATAGGGACTCCAGAATTAAAAGAGTCCCTGAAATAATCAATGTCTAGCGGGGAGAACTCCCACTGGTTCGATACCTTCCATCACCAGGGAGTTCACCCCAACATCACTCATTCGAATCCATACTTTACCGCCTGGTCTTATTTCATAGATGTTCATTTCATTACCCACAGCAGATCCATTAACGAAAACACCCTGAGTGGCAATTCGTATCGGAGATTTGGTGTTATTAACTATCTGAAATGATATTGCAACGTCTCTGGTGATTTCTACGTCCCTTGCTTGAGTATTCCTTCTGAGTTTGTCAAAGAAAGAAGGGTTGAAAGTCGCTATGATGCTATTATTCTGAGAGTAATAAATACTTGCGGATAGATATGGGATCTTTCCTTCGTCACCTTTCCTCAATAGGGGAATCGTGGTTTTCCAGTATGGTCTCAGTGACTGGTTGTTATCATCAAAACAACCAACAGCTTGAAGAGTCTGGAAATTCTGAAAATCAGATACTACTTGATTCAGAATATTTTTATTGCATTTATCAATGTCGGCTGAGATGTTAACAGGTATGGTTCTGATTTCAGGATCCCAGAGGTCGGTTACAGAAATGACGGACGTGACAAAGATACGGCAACTTGTGAGTGCAAGCACCATTATCATCGTCATGATCCATTTTCTGAATCCGCGTATCAGGAACACTAAAACGTTCTCCACAGCAAAGGTGCTAACATGACAGGTGTACAATTCAAAAACGAAAATCCTAATTTCGCGGCTTCCGATAAATGGCGCTTAACTATCGGAGACCTAATATTGCTCACTCGTTCAATACATGACTTCAGTATTCCTGGAGTGTATTCTGAAGGTATCGAGGGTCCATCCCCTGGCGATGTGCTCAACTCCATACCTTCAGAACGTCTCACGTATGACCCCATCGTATTTACGTTCGTTATCGATGAGAGTTGGTACAACTGGGAACAGATTTACAATTGGATTGCGTCCAATGCTGGATCTGATTTAGCTGTTAGCCGTGACATCACCATCGACCTTCTTGATAACATGAATCGACCTGTTGGTCTACAATTGTTGTTGGAAGAAGCCCGTCCCACAGCTTTGGATAACGTATTGGTGGATGTGGATGCTGCAGTTCCCCAACTGGTCACGACTGTTACGTTCAAATATTTGAAACTGACTCCGACTCGCGTCTCCCGCGAAATTGATAAACAATAAGTTATAATACAGAGAGTTGAAACAGCAGGGAATAAATCATGAGCGAAACAAAACTTGAAACGATGAAAACCGAAGATATAATGGCAGAATTGGAGCCTCTTATTTCGGTAAATCCTGAAGACATGAACTTAGACCAAATGTCATTGAAAATTGGTCGTTCGTGGATGACTGTGCAACGCCATTATATTCGTGAAGGAAGATATCTGGAGTATCTAACTGGCAAATTCCGCCAAATAGATCTCTATTTACGCCGATTTTATGCAGGGGAATTGCCGCCCAACGTTTATGTTGAACGCCCATTAAAAGTTCGACCCCTGAAATCTGATATAGACGTATGGGTAAAAGCAGATGATGATTATATCGAATTGTCTAGCATGCTTCAAGAGCAGAAAGCCAAAGTCAAGTTCATCGAAAGTTGCTTAGATCGTTTGAACAAACTCGGATATGAAGTGAAGAATGCTATTGATTGGCGAAAATATTTGGATGGGATGTAATGGTTTCTCTACAGGCTTTGCGCAAACTTAATGACTTTGAAAATCGTCATCATACATTTCAGCAATATTCCTTGCCGTTTAAGGAACTGACTTGCGTAACTACCGAAAATGGTCGTCACTATGTTTCCCCCACTGGAGTCAAACTAACTTCAGTGACGACCATGTTAGGGCGTACTGGTGACCACACATGGTTAGAAGCCTGGCGGGACAAGTTGGGGCATGAAGCTGCTGATATAGAAACACATCGTTGCGCAGACCGTGGGGAAAAACTTCATTTGGCTTGTGAGTTGTATCTCAAAAACAGACCAATGAAAGAAGTTCTGGAAGCTGCAGGGGAATACGTGTTTATGTTCAAACAGGTTTTCCCCTACCTTAACAAAATGAGCAAGATATATGCACAAGAGATTCCATTATATAGCGAAGTCCTGGGTCTTGCTGGTCGTGTTGACCTCATCGGGGTTTACGAAGGAATTCCAAGCATAATCGATTTCAAAACATCCAACACCCTAAAAACTCGAAGCATGATAGAAGATTATAGTATTCAATTGTGTCTATACTCAGTCATGTTTCAACAAATGTTTAATGTCAAGATAGAGCGTTTAATCAATATTATATCCAACGAAAATGCCCTTGTTCCCACCATAATCGAATTCGATCGCAAAGACGTTATTTCTAAAATGTTTGACCGTGTCCGTCTGTATCACAAAATGGATAAAGAACAGAAAGGAATCTGGGCGGATCGCTAAATACTCCATAATATTGGGGGAAATTAGTGATGTCTGAGATCCAAATAGTCAAAGTGAACGAAGTTAGAATGCGGATCCTTGCCGAGGATTATATCCGTGAAGAACTCAACGATTACTTCAAATTTGAAGATCCTAATTTCCAACCGAATCCGTTCAGTAAATGGGACGGCGTAGTGCGGCTGTTCACAAAGAGTTCTGGGCTTATCGACATCGGCCTGTTATTTGAGGTGTTCAAATTCTGTAAGATGAACGGTTACACCATCAAATTAGATCCGGCCTTAAAATATATTCAAGATATTCCGGATGAAGAAATTCATGCGTTCATCGATACATTGAATGCGGTGTACCGAGACGAAAACAAACAATATCAAAAAGCGATTGTCCGCGATTATCAATTTGATTCCGTTGCCACAGCAATACGCCAAAGCAGATGTGTCCTCGAAGCTGCCACGAGTGCTGGCAAATCCTTTATTTTGTACATCATGGCGCGTTACTACAGGCAACGCAGAGATGCCCTCGAAAGTAATCTGAGGACGTTAATCGTTGTACCATCCATTCATTTGGTGACTCAGTTGTATGACAACTTCGAAGAATATAGCCACGGGACAGAATGGAAGCCATTGATGAACGTCCAGACAATATACGAAGGGGCAACGAAAGAGATTTTCAAACCCATAGTTATTTCAACTTGGCAAGGTATCCAGAACCAACCCAAAGAGTGGTTCCATCAATTTGGAGATATCGTCGTTGACGAAGTACATACATCAAAATCAGATAAATTGTCTTACATCTTGAACAACTGTATTAACGCTGATCAGCGTTTGGGAGTAACCGGAACCCTGGCGAATACAAAGGTCGCAGGGTTACAAGTCGTTGCTCACTTTGGTGCATATCATAAAATTATTACAGCGCGCGATTTAATCGATCTAGGATATGCGGCAGACATCAATGTTAATATGATTGAAGTCATACATCCTATGGCAGACTGTATTGAAATGCACGGTGCTGAGTATCAAAAGGAAATAGAATTTCTCATTGCTAACGAACGCCGCAATGAATTGATAGCCCGAATGGCTCTATCTTTGAAAGGGAACGTCGCAGTCATGTTCGAACGTATCGATGCACACATGATGTTGGTTTATGAAATGCTATCGGCAGTCAAGAAAAACGTATTCGTCATCAACGGGGAAGTCAAGACAGAAGTTCGTAAACAGATTCAAGCTGCTATGGAAGAAGGGGAAGATATAACACTGTTGGCATCATATGGTACTATGCAACAGGGCGTATCTATCAAAAAACTCCATCATTTGATATTGGCCCATCCCAGCAAATCTTATATCCGTGTTATACAGACATTGGGGCGTTTGATGCGCCAGCATTCCTCTAAGGATGTTGCGCGAATCTGGGACCTGGTAGACAACCTGCGTTACAACGGTTCCTACAACCATGCTCTCAGGCATTCTCATGAGAGATATAAATTTTATCTTATGGAGCGCCACCCTGTTAAAATGAAAAAAGTGGCGCTCTAACCATTTCAAATATCTTGATTCACATAGGCGGGGGTTGCCTCGCCTTCTTTGTTGGAACCAAATAAACAGTCGATCGTGCCAATACATTGTTGTAGCACTTTCGGCTCAAGAATCTGAGAAAACAATTCTTCATTAGATGCCAGCAATGGAACAACTTTCACTTCCCGCGCCTGGCCTTGTTGAATAATGCCAACATACAGACCTTTGTTATTTGGGAGTAATGGTATCACCAACATCGGTGACACAATAAACCCCGATGTACAGAAAAGGCTTTGTAAATAAACGCCTTTTAATGACGAACGTTGTTCTGATATGGAAAGAATTGCTTCTTGGTCTTCCCCTACTGCGTATAAACCAACAAATTGCTTCATATATTATTTCTCACGTGTTAGCAAACTTGGCTACATAATAATGTCATGCTCTGTTTAGACCAAATAAAATATTTTACTTGTTGAATAAAAATCGCTTTCTTGTTGAACAATCCGTGCGTAATATACGAGTTGTGAGCTTTGCGAGCAACGAGTATTATCACGAGCGAAGCGAGTAGACTGATAAAGAAAGGTTTTATTAAAACAGAATATTATAAATGCCGTCAGGCATTTATTTATCGCGCGTAGGGCAATTTATCACTTGTTCTATAACTACAAACACGCGATACTAATTTGCGTCAAATATGACTTGAACCCCACTATATTTTGAGGATACAACTAATGCAAGAGATCACTCTCTCCGAACGCACTTTACAACTGCTGGCTAACTTTGAAACCATCTGCCCCTCTATCGTTTTGGCACCTGGTAAAAAGTTGCGCACTGTTAACGATTCCAGTACAGTTATCGCTATTGCCGACATCGACGAAGACTTCCCGTTCGAATTCCCGATTCTGGATCTGACCAAATTGCTGGCAATCCAGCGTCTGCCGAGTTTTAAAGGCGGTAAAATTGAAATGTCGGAAGACCACATTTTGCTGAAAGGTGAAAACTCCCAACTGCAATTCTGGCGTTCCGCTAAAGAACTGACTGTCGTTCCGGCAGACAGCATCGATCTTCCGTCTGTAGAATTTGAAGCAACAGTCACTCCTGAAAAAATGAAAGAGCTGACCCGCGCCTGTTCTACTCTGGGCCACAAAACTGTACGTCTGGTTGCCAGCGGCGGTAAAACTCGTCTGGTGGGCACGACCACTACTATCGACAATTCCAACGATTACACTGTTGAGTTGGGTGAAACAACTCTGGGTGATTTTGCTATGCCTGTTGATGTGGTCAACCTGAAAATGATCGAAGGCAACTATGTGATCCGCGCCTGTGCCGAAATGCAACTGGTTAACTTCCAATCCGCAGATGGCACCATCAACTATTACGTCGGCATGCAGCTGGATTAATCAATAACGATTCGGCGCTTTATTATCGGTGGCGGGGTTTCCCCGCCCTTTGAAACGTTTTATCTAAAGAGGCTGCAATGTCTAACATCACTATCGTCACAGATCAATACGCGTGGGAAAACAAATATCGTCCTGACAATCTGGATGAGATCGTCCTCCCTTCAGACGTCCGTGCAAAAATCCATGGCTATGTTACATCAGGCAATGGAAACATCCCCTCAATGCTGTTCTATTCCCCTCAGCCTGGTACGGGCAAGACTACTTCTGCTCTGGCTGTTTGCAACGAAATCGGTTGTATCAAACCGTTGATGATCAATGCGTCACTGGATAACAGCATTGATGTCATCCGTGACCGTGTTATTCAATACGCAACTGGCGTCAGTGTTTTCGGTGGCCGCAAAGTCGTTATCCTCGACGAAGTTGAGAGACTTTCCATGGCGGCGCAGGAATCCCTGAAAGGCATCGTAGAGAAAGTCTCCAAAAACTGCTCCTTCATCCTGACGACTAATGCGAAACAGCGCGTTAACGAACCTCTGCGTTCCCGCTGTCGTGAAATTGATTTTATCTGGTCTGAAAAGGAAGCAGATGAAGTTAAACTTCAATTCATGCGTCGTTGCGCAACTATCCTGACAGAGGAAGGCATTCCGTATGAAGCTGGTGTAATTGCTTCCATTGTGAAATCATATTTCCCAGATAATCGCAAAATTATGGGAACTCTTCAGGATAATGCCACCACGTTTGGTAAAATCGATGAACGCGCTCTGGCACAGGTTAAAGCAGGGGAATTCCAAGCGTTGGTGGATTTCCTAAAAACCAATGATTGGGCTGGGATGAAGCAGTGGGTGACCGACAACCAAAACTACATCACTGAAGATTTTTATTCCCGTTTCTTCCATTTCTGCGTTCCCCAGAACAAGGAAAAGACTCCTTTGATTCAAAACGAGTCAATCCCTGATCTGGTATGCGTCTGTGGTCAGTCTCAGATCGAACATCGTTCCGTCGGCGACGTCTGGTTACACGGCGTTTACTTCTTGACTAACGTCATGCTCAACATCAAATGGAAGTAATATTATGGCCGCTCCGTCACTGTTCGATTACCTCGGTGCGTTGAATAGCACCAAAGAGAATCTGTTGTTGACCGAAGACCCCGAAATCAGAAAGGCTTTTGATCCTTTCATGACTCGGCGCGGCCTTGCTCAGAGTAAAGACACGCTTGTGGTTGCTGAACAAATGAACCGCTTCCATGCCATTACTCCTTGGATGCAATGGAACCTGGCGTTTCATAGCATTCCGGCAAAACGTCGCTATGACAAGTGGTCTAAGAAGGGAGCTATGGATCCTGATGTGAAATTGATTTCTGAGTATTATTACATCAGTCCTGAAAAGGCTTCAGAATATGTTCGATTCCTGCCGAAAGAAGTCCTGGCTGAAATCAAGGCGAAGGTCGAACGTTCCAACAGCAACGAAAAAGCCAAACCGCGCAAGGCTAAGTAATTCAAATAATTGTTAAAGGGGTATGAGTCATGGCGCGTAATACGCTGGACATCTTAAAACTTTCAGCTGTCAACGATGAGGCCAGCATTGTTGACTGTATGGTTGAAGTTCAATTGAACCAAGACAAACCAGGGATTTTCCTGGGTATCAAGGAAACGCTGAGTCGGATAGGGGTTAACACTCGTCAAGAGCCTAACACCTTGTATCAAACGTGCCATATCCTGCATAAATTTGGCAGATATCACATCGTGCATTTCAAGCATTTGTTCATGCTAGATGGGCACTACAACGGCTTTACGCGTGAAGATGTCCTGCGCATGAATCGGATTATACGGCTTCTGGAGCAATGGAATATGGTTAAGATCTTGCATCCGGAACAAATAACCGAAGTGGCTGACATGTCTCGGATCAAAGTTGTAAAACATGACCAAGTTTCTGAGTGGAAACTGGTTCCAAAATACACCATTCGCCCAAGTCGGGCAAAAAGCGAATAACTGGAGTCGCTATATTATGACAACTACATTTAATAAAAACGTGAGATTGAATTTGGCTTTTGGTAATGCGGCTGGAGATATTACAGCCCCTGACTTCGGTAAAATTCGCAATCAGGCCAAACTGGTTCTGGAAGAGACCCGCGAATTACTGGAAGCGGCTTATTTCGATCATGACATCAAACTTGAGCTGGTGGCAACTCCAAAAGAAGACACCGATGATGTTGATATGGATAAAATCCTGAAAGCCATCATGGACGCTCAGGGTGATATCACAACTGTTAATGACGGCGTGGCCCATATCGCTGGTTTTAATGGTGATGAATGTTTACAACGTGTGTTTGCCTCTAACATGAGCAAATTTATTCGCTCAGAAGATGAAGTCGGTCCGGCACTGGAATATTATTATTCACGCGGTTTCCCAGATGGCCAGTTACGCGTTGAAGGTGAATTCCCTCAGGCATGCATCAAAGTGAATGAGACTGTGATGTGGAATGGCAAAGAATATCCGAAAGGAAAATTCCTGAAAAACATGGCTGTGTTCAAAGAGCCTGATTTCTCTGATATGCTGACGAATACCCCTTCCCGTCAGATCAATGACATCGTTGCCAGCATGGCAATTGAAGAAGGTCAGGTATTTGTTGATGATCTGAACGGCGTGGCGTTGGTATCTCCAAAAACGTTGGAAGTAATTCTTTCTATGGCAGTTGAAAAATCTTCTCGACCCGTAGATGTTAACGGCCAAATTGAAAGTTATGTGCCAGCGTATATCATTAACGATACCAATATGCCTAAGCTGTGTGGGGTGTGGGGTGCTAATGTTCGTGTATACGCGTGCGCACCTGTTCAAAACACTGTGACACACCTCTCTCGCTTCGATTAATATAATCCGTTATTCACTAAACAACAGAGGCTATAATGGCCTCTGTTTTTGTATTCTAGAGAGGATACCATGAAAGATAAACCACATGACATCCCATATTGCGGTGTCCGTGAAACCAAAATCAAATCAGCCCATCCTATGTTAAGTTCATTCCACCGCCAGCTGGCATATGAATGGATGAGGGATCGTTATGCGATACATGTCAAGAAGGACGTGCAATGCCTTCCAGCGCCATGGACGGATAATCCGGTATTACGCCAAGTCAAGTTTTGTAACGTGCGGAGAGAGCACGATAGGCAGTCTCGAAATTTGATCAATAATATCATCCTCGATCAGGATCTCACGCTATCTGACAAAATGTTCAACTGTGTATTGTTCCGCATGTACAACATGTGGGAACCTATACAGGCTTTGGGTGGTCCATGGACGATCGAAGAATTCGGAAACATAAATCTTGAATGGTGTCGAGATGTTCTTCAGGAATTCGAATCTAAAGGTGGCAAAGTTTTCACCAATGCGTTTAATACAGGCGGTCTGAAACAATGCCTGGCTTTCCCTGAACTAGTTGTCAACCACAAGGAGCAACGCTTTGGCGGCATGAAGGTAAAAGTCCATCGGGTTGGCGGTGTTATAGATGAAATGGATTACAAGGTTGCCAAGAAGCTGGCCGAAGATAATCCTGGTGAATACAAAATAGAAGGCTGGGAACCATACATGCCGATGCGAGTCATCCGCTCTTTGAAGGCATTCGTCAACAAACACCCTCATTACTTTGATCGCCTCAGGGAATTTAGCCGTCCCGACTCTGTTTACCAGGCGATGTATGACGACATTGAGGGGCTTGGACCATTCTTGGCATACCAGATTTGGGTTGATTTTACATACATCGATGAATATCCATTCAGTGAAAACCACTTCACTATCGCTGGTCCAGGTTGCCGTGCTGGTATCGATCTGTTATTTTTGGACAAGGACGGCATGACGCATGAAGAATGCATATTCTGGGTTCGTGATCATCAAGATCAATTGTTCGCTCAGTACGGGTATAAACGTAATGAATTTTGGTCGGCAGAAGAACCGGAAGACCGTTGCATGAATGTTATGCAGTTGGAGAACATGTTCTGTGAACTTCAGAAATATACCCGCTGCGTTGAGGCGGTGATGCGCGGGGAGAAACCTCGAGGAAAGGTGGGGTATAATGGTGGTGAAGTTAATCAGCCATTACAGAAGACTCCCGTTCGTTCTATTAATCTGTTAGAGAAGATGAAAAAATGAAACCCGTAAAACATCATCGTTCATGGAAAGTATGCCCAGCGTGTTCAAGTCGGGCGACAAAATTGTTCAACATGAATACTGGGAAATATGAATGTCAAGTCTGTCGGCATCATTATGATGATCCAAAATGTCGATCTTTGGTCGACAAAATTTATAAATTTATCATTTTGTTGGGTAATTGCGAGCAATATCAATATACCGTGTATGGTGATAGTTTAAGCCAGATCGATAAACATCTTTTGAAATTGATTTCGAAATACGATAAAGAAAGCAAGCGCCCTGTGCGCGTTGTGAGTACTCCAAAGGGTTATCCAAAGGGAACAAGATCAGTTACGGTTGTTGGTTACATCAGTTATGACGGGAAACGGTTCAGAAGTATTCGAGTAAACATGATTCCCGTTTAAACTTTTCAATAAATCTTTTCAGCGTATATTGACCTCACTTTAACGACGCGCCCCGATAAGGGCGCTCACTTTGAACTGAAACAGGAAGACTATACCATGGCAGAATTCAAACCCTTCGCAACGGCAGTTAATAACAACGTGCTGGCGATGTCCGCAACTGGTCTGTTCATGACCAATATCGATAAAGATGCTCTTTGGGATCTGTATCTGGCATCTTTCCCTGCTGGTACTAACCCGCTGTACCGCGAACGTACTGAACACGATTGCACCTGCTGTAAACAATTCATCCGTAACATCGGCGGTGTGGTCACCATCGACTCCGACCTGAACGTAATTTCCATCTGGGACGGTATTCAGTTGGGTAACGAATACGATGTTGTCGCTGCGGCGCTGTCGGCGTATGTCAAACAACACGCAATCGTCGATGTTTATTTTAACGATACCAAGAAAGTCGGTGTTGAGTCGAATCACGAAATGAAAGACGGCAATGTCCGCACCTACAACCACTTTCACACCGACCTGCTGGGTAGCTATGTTCTGCGTCCGGACGCAATCGCTTCGAAAAAAGGTGAAATCCGCCAGGCTATTGAATTGTTTGAACGCGGTCTGCGTGAAATTACTCTGGAATCAGCTGAAATCGTTCTGGAACTGATTGACCAGAATTCTCTGTATCGCGGCGCAGAACACAAAGCAGCAGTGAAGGGATTTGTTGAAACCAAAAAGGCATATGAACAAGTCCCCGAATCAGCCCGTTCTCTTTGGGCATGGCATACTGGATACCGTTCAAACAATCATGTTCCACACGGCATCCGTAACACAGTTATCGGCACTCTGCTGACAGATATCAGCGAAGGCGTGGAACTGGAAAAGGCTGTTAAATCGTTTGAATCCAAAGTTGCTCCGGCGAACTACAAACGTCCGACAGCGCTGGTTTCAAAATCCATGATCGAAAACGCTCAGAAAGAAGTTATTGCTCTGGGTTTGGAAGACTCACTGGCGCGTCGTTATGCGGTTTATGATGATCTGACCATCAACAACGTTCTGTTTGCCGACCTGGCTGCTCAGAAAGCGATGGATCCGTTTGCTCAGCTGGCCGCCGAAGTGAAAACTCCGACCAAGTCCCTGGAAAAAGTTGAAGAGATCAGCGTTGATGATTTCCTGAGCAATGTTCTGCCAAAAGCGCATTCAATAGAAGTGCTTGTAGAGAATTCTCACACTAGCAACCTGATGTCCCTGGTTGCTCCGGCGAACCCAGATGCGCCTAACCTGTTCAAGTGGAACAACGGTTTCTCCTGGTCTTACAACGGTGAAGTGACCGATTCCATTAAAGAACGTGTAAAGGCTGCTGGCGGTAAAGTTGACGGGTATCTGCGCGTTTCCTTGGCGTGGCACAATAACGACGACCTCGATCTGCATATGTTCAACAACATGGAGCACGTTTACTTCCGCGATCGCCGCTCTATGACAGGTGCCCATCTGGATATCGATATGAACGGTATGGATGGTATTGATCCAAACCGCGCTCCGGTGGAAAATATCATCTTTACAGATGAAAGCAAGCTGCGCGATGGTGAATACCGTTTCGAAATCCACAACTACAATCAACGTGAAAAAATCGACGAAGGGTTTGAAGTCGAAGTAGAATACAAAGGCGCAACGCATCGTTTCAGCCATCCTGGCCTGAAAGATCAGGGGCGTATCACTGCAGTCATCCTGACTGTTAAAGACAAACAAGTTGTTGGCATTAAGTCCGAACTGGCTAATGTTGATAAGTCTAAAGAAGTTTGGGGTATCAAGACTGCGACCTTCCAGAAAGTACAGCTGGTCCTGAATTCACCAAACCATTGGGATGGGGAGCAAACTGGTAACAAGCACGTGTTCTTCATTCTTGAAGGCTGTGCTAATCCTGAAGGTACTCGTGGTTTCTACAACGAATATCTGAAGCCAGAACTGGATAAACATCGTAAGGTTTTTGAAATGTTGGGTAGTAAAATGAAAGTCCAGCCGAATGAAAACCAACTGTCCGGTCTGGGATTCTCAACGACGCAACGCAACCACGTGTTCGTCAAAGTGTCCGGCGCGTTTAACCGTACTGTAAAAGTCATTTTCTAATTGATTTTGACCACAAATTCGTAATAAGGAACAATGAAATGTTTGATCAAGCAACCCGTTTAAAACTGCGTTTCAACTCTAACAAAGGTCTGCTGTCTGTTGAGCAGGTTTGGGATCTGAACCTGAATGCCCTAAACGAACTGGCGAAAGACCTCAGCCGTCAGGTGAAGGAAGCCGCCAGCGATGAAGAAGATTTCATCGGCGTGAAAAGCGCAGTCGACTCTCAGTTACAACTGCGTTTCGATATCGTGAAAGCGATCATCGGTGTTAAACTGAAAGAACGTGACGAAAGCGCAACCGCCGCCGAACGTAAAGCGAACAACCAGGCGATCATGGAACTGATCCAGCGTAAGAAACAGCAGGAACTGGAAGGTCTCTCTGTTGAAGAACTGGAAAAACTCCTGAAATAATCTGTCGGCTCCGGCCTGAGCAACCCCGCCGTGTGCGGGGTTTCTTTTAGGTAAAGAATATGAAACCTGTCGTCTGTGATTACTGCGGTCAACCTCCTCAATACGTCGGGGGCGATGCTGTATACCCCCACCGCCCAGACCTCCGCAATCTGAAGTTCTGGGTATGCACTCCATGTGACGCTCGTGTGGGTTGCCATACCCATGGGGATGGAAAGACCCCTCTGGGAAGGATGGCGAATGCCGCTCTCCGTGCTGCTAAGCAGGAAGCTCATAGGTCGTTTGACCCTATCTGGAAAAGTGGGCAGAGGAGCAGGAGTGATGCTTACAGCTGGCTGGCTCATAATCTGGGGATCAAGAAGCGCGATTGCCATATCGGCTTGTTCGATATCGTCATGTGCCGTAAAGTAGTGGAGGTCTGTAAACAAATATCATAGGATAACACATGACAACTCGTACTGGCATCAAACTCACTCCTGAAGTCCTGAAGTCACATATCGCTGAGGTGATTTACGAAGACCGCGAAGTCGGCGGTCACCGGGTTATCACTTGTCATTTCAAGATGGATAACGGCTTCGTCGTTCACGGCACCAAGCCCAGCACATCCATAGACCCGGCCAACTTCGATGAAGCCCTGGGCAAAGAGATTTCCTACAATAACACCTTCGACCAGCTGTGGCAGCTGGAGGCGTACCGGGCGCTTGTTGAACAAGATCTGTTGGCCAAAGCCACGGAAACGGCAGAGATCCGGATCGATCAATACGCTGTTGAACGTAGCGCCCTCTGCCCGGCCTATCACCTCGGCTTCAATGTGATGATTCAGGACGTGATGTTCAGAGCGGAAAATGGCGAGCGCTTCTTGGCGTCTTTCGTTTGTGGGCCGGATGACATGGAACTTGTTGTTGACTCTCACAACGCCAAATCTCGTAAGGCTGTTAGTGATTTCCTGCGCGCCAACTCCAAACTCGATCTCACTTATTCGCCATTGGTTCTGCGCATCGCCAAGATTTGTCATGAAGCCAACCGCGCATACTGCAAGTCTGTTGGTGACGACTCTCAACTGCCTTGGGAACAATCTCCGGCCTGGCAGCGTGAGAGCGCTTGCAAAGGTGTTATCTTCCATCTCACTGGTGATCGTAAGCCCAGAGAATCGCATGAGAGCTGGATGGCGGAGAAGGAGGCTGAGGGATGGGTGTATGGCCCAGTCAAAGACCCTCAGACCAAGCAACACCCTTGCATGGTTCCGTATGGAGAACTCCCGGTACAACAACGCTCCAAAGATTATATTTTCAAATCCATTGTAGACTCCTTTAAATAAGCTCTGAATAATATTTCAACCTGTCAATAATATAATGCCCGGTTATATTCAATCGGGCATTTTTATTATATTAATTGGCATCAATACCGCCTGTCGTAATATAATAGTCCCATGTTGAAATAGTTGGGAAATATAACTCACGAGAGCCTGATGACCGACAACAAATTAAAACGCGCCGGACTTGATTGTCTTGACAATTCATTCCGTCCCAGTGATGTTCTGGTCGCCCAAATGGAAAACAACCGGGATTTCATTGAAACTATGCTGGAGAACGCCGACGCGAACTCCAAACACTCCAAAGCCCAAAAAGGTCAAAACGATGATTGAATCATTAACATTTAAGAATGCGGTTGCGACCGTCGCGCCGTCTAACCATGTAATCGTTGTAGATATCTCCGGTTCCATGTATCGTTCACTTCCAGAAGTCCGTAAGCATCTGAAGGAGAACCTGCCTTCCCTGGTGAAACCGGAAGATACTGTGAGCATCCTTTACTTTTCATCTCGCGGTGATTTCGGAACGGTATTTGCCGGACGTCAGATTAACAGTGCAACCGACCTCAGTGAGATCAATAATCTAATTGACCGTTTCCTGAAGCCTTCTGGTTGTACTGGTTTTGTTGAGCCGCTGAAACTGGCTGCGGAAACTGCCATTAGCCTGAATAAACCTGGTTATGTTAACAACCTGGCATTCATGACCGACGGATATGACAACTGCTGGCGTTCTAATGAAATCCTGGATGCCGCTGAAGTACTGCCCAAAGCGTTTGATAACATTACCTTCATCGAATACGGTTGGTATTGTAATCGCGAACTGCTGGCGCTAATGGCAGAACGTTCTGGTGCGACCCACGTATTCGCCGAAGGCCAGAATGAATATCAGACCGAATTGGAAAACGTGCTGAAAACTTCTTCACCGAAAGTTGTAGTCGATGTTCCTCTGGTTTATACCCATGCCATTTATGTTGAAAATGGCGTGGCGACTGTTTTAGCTGTGCATCCTGATGAAGAGCACCCTATTGGCCACGTCAGCATCCCTGAAAGCGTTTCTCAGCTGTGGGTTGTAAACCCCAACATGATCGACCAGCTGGACAATCTGGCCGACATCCAGGCGGCATACGTGCTGGCATTTTATGGCGTGTATACCATGGATGCCGATCTGGTTTGGGCTGCACTGAAGAAGACAGGAGACGTCCGCTTCATCAAACAGTACAGCAACTGTTTCACCAAGCAGGACTATTCCAACATCAAAGTTGACCTGACCCAGGCTATCGTGGATGAAACTTTGCGCGGCGTAGATGGTATCGATTACAACATGGTTCCAGCTGAAGATGCGACGACCATTGTTGATGTCTTGACCTATCTGGCCGAAGCCGACGTCTCTGTTGTCACTAAGCATCCGTTGTTCTCTTACAACAGCATCGGTCGCGGAACTGTGCAGAAAGTTGATGACACAGAAGACAAGCTGGCTGAACAAATCGCCGAAGCCAAAACCAAAGCAGAGCGTAAAGCGCTGGCTCTTAAACTGGCCGAGCACGAAGATTGGACGCCGGAATTTACTCCGGTTGACGACAAAGGGATTGTCCCAATTAGCAATCTGGTCTACAATTCAGAGCGCCCTAACATCAGCATTCAGACCGTTCAGCACGGGACGGTTGTTGTGCCGGAGTTCGTACAGAAGAAATATGAACTCCCTGAAGAACTGGGAACCTGGCGTTATCGTAATTACACCATCGTCAAAGATGGCATCATCAACCTGAAGACGATGCCGATTACTGCTGAATCTCCGATTGTCCGAGCTAAGGTTGTCCAAGATTTGACTGCCATGGGCGTTAATGTATTTGGTGGTCCGGAAATCTTCATCGTTAATTTAGAAAGCGTTCCAATGGTCAACCGCGCCATGACCAAGAACATCAGTGCTGCCGAATTCTTCGCTGACAACGTTCGTCGCGAAGCGCTGAAGGCAAAACAGAAAGTTCTGAAATTCTATCGTGATGAACTGGTTGGCAAAGGTAATGCAACAGGCCTGGCGTCTAAATATGGTAAAGACGCCGCCGATTTCTTGTCAGCAAATGGTATTCGAGACTACGGGTTCTCGCCGAAAACTACTTCTGTGGAATCAACCGACGTCTACATGAGTCGTGAACTGAACGTGAAAATCAAAGGTGCTTCGTCGCTGCCGAGTATTGCGTCTGTTGTTAAAAAGCAAGCAGACGGTAAAAAACTGAATGTCGCTGATCAGTTGATTGCTAATGCTCTGGCCGAATACAACGCTTTTGTTAAATCTCCAATGATCACCAGCGTACCTGAAGAGACTCAGAAAAAGCTGATTGAAAGTTGGATTGGCGACGCAGCAAAAGCAGCCATCAACGAAGTCCGCGCCCTGAACAAAACGCTGTCTAAAGTAGTTTACGGCATCGTCGCTGGTCATGGTTGGTTCACTGATTTGGATCTGGAAGAGTCTACGATGGATGTAGAAGTTGATGGGGTGAAATACACCGTCACTGCCGAACTGGCCGAAAAAGAAATCAAGATCTAAATCTAATTGGCGGGGCCAACCCGCCTTACTTTCAGGAAATGAATATGAGCAACAAACCGACTTATGTTGATGTAATGCGCGTTTTGGCCCAATACGCGTGTGACAATCTAAACATGGAAACTTGGCGCAACGGCGACCATAAAGAAAAGTTCGATAATATCGACGACAACATTGATGCGTTGGCTCCTCTTCGGGCCAAGAGCGATCTTGGTGGTGATGATCTTGACATGATTGAACTCATCATGGAAGTTGAAGAACAATATGATGTTGAAATCAGCGATGAATGGGTAGGTAAACATGGTGATGACCCCACGCTCGGCGCATTGGCTGAATTGGTAGTTGCCCTCAGTAAGTAACCAAAAGAATCCCCAATAAAATATTGGGGATTTTTACTTTTAGGGGTTTACTTCCTCTAAAGAATGTCCTATTATTCAATAACTGGCTAACGTGGGGTTGGCTAGAAAAAGGAGATACAAAATGAAACTACCAGGTCACATTGAAGTTTATATGCGGTTATACAAAGAAGGTAACGCCGCTGCTAAAGAACTACACGAACTGATTTTGTCATACGGCGTTAAGTCCGTTACAGGAGTAAAGAACAAAAAAAAATAGACGGCGAATATGTGTCAATCAATGGGCGTGGTCTGAAAACCAACCCAACATATTTTGTGGGTGTCCATTTAGACACAGGGAAAGAAGTCGTGGAGATCGTGGCATAATGTCTAATAAGAAAGTTGAAACGACGGTAGAAATTGATCGTAATTGGGGATTACTCCGCGCTAAAGGTTTTCGTCGCGTTTATATGACCAAGGAAGTTTATGTTCAGCGTCGTGACGTTATTATCAGCAAGAAAGGTAAAGACTGGGTTGCCGAAGAAGTCGATGTTGAGACTGGCGTCGTCGGCAAGGTGAAGGCCAAGGCCGCGATCCTCTTCGCTCTTCTGAAGCATATCAATTAATTCTATAATTTACGGCGGGGTATGATTACCCCGCCTATTTGAAATTGCAGGAACTATATCATGACCGACCAACAAATTCAAAATTTATTTTATCTTGTCCATGATAAGTCCCACGTCATGCGTCCTGGCACCGTTTCCCCCACTATCCGTGATCTGGTAAAAGATTTACGTGTACCCCAGACCACCTCACTTTATCGAGGGTTGCCCAGGGAGGACGTTGCGCGCTTGGAATCTATGCTCGAGCGGGGTGATATGTTTCAAACATGGGATTCATGCCTGAGTTTCAGTGAGTTCAAACATGTCGCGAAAAAATTTGCTAGAGCGTATGGGACAAACGCTGTTCTCCGCGTTTGTTTCAATCACAGGAAGCAACTTCCGGAGGGGCTTAATGTCTTTGGTTCTTTAGATAAATTCGTAAATAAACAAGACGAATCAGAAATGGATATGTTGGTCTTAGCATCTATAGAAAAAGAATGGATATTTTGCCAACCTCGTGTAATGCCTGTTTCAAGAAAAATCCAGGTAGACGGGACAACCGTTTTTACTGTGTCGCTCGTTACTCTATAACCACAGGTGAGGTAATCATACCCCGCCTATTTGAAATTGCAGGAACTATATCATGACAGATCAAAGAAGTATTGCTCGTTCGGAAATCAAAGATATTATACAGAGCAAGACCAACGAAACTCATGCTCAATCCAGAATGCTATCTCGATTTGTTGAAATTAAGTTCGACATTGAAGAGAATAACAATCGGAGAGCGCTGGAGGGGATGTTGGCGATTATCTTGCGCCACGTCACCGATTCAACATATGATATGGATGATTTAACTCGTTTGTTGAACGCCCAGAATATCGTTGGGACTTCTGTTCGTGAATTGCTGTTTAAGTCTGAATGAACTAACTAAGGGATAACCCTATATCCCGAGGTGTATCATGTTTCTTACATCCTTTATTGACTGGATGAATATCATAAATGGCCTGAGGATTCCTGTTGGGAATCTCGGGCTTTCGCGTTCTTCTATGCCACAAATCGATGCCGATAAACAAGAAGATTTTCACAAATATCTTGAAGATAATGGCGTGTCCATAGATGCCGCACAAGTGCCCATCAAAATGCTTCGTCTTACCCAGAATGAAATCAATAAAATGAAGGTCTGGAAGATCATGAAGCAAATCAGAAATAAGAAACCCATGGGTCGAGTTTGGGTGTCTTCTGACAATTACGTTGTTGACGGTTCTCACCGATTTGTCGCTGCGTTGAACATGGATGGTAAACAGCGAATGAAGGTCTACAAAGTTGATTTACCCGCGATGGAATTCGTAAAACTCGCCAAACAATTTCAGGGTGTGCGGTACAGAACGGTCTCAGATTCGAGATACTAAGTTTCTGAATACGATAGTTTATTGAAACCCTTTACTCAACATGGTGAGCCGACTATCATTTTATCCAATGAAATAAGGAGAATCACCATGAAACGTTTAATCCTCGGGGTTGTGCTGGCAGGTCTGGCATTACCCGCCGCCGCCAAGCTGAACTCCACAGGTGAGAAACTGTGGTCTGATCTTTCCTACTGTGCTGGGTTCTCCCAGGCGGTCGCTATCGACAAGTCCGGTTCCATAGAGAACTTTGCTGAACTTTGGAACACGGGAAACGTCTCCACTGCCGTTGTTAATGCTGGGATTGAGTTCAACCGTTACAAACAGGGAGCCTACAACTTGAAAGGCTACCTGAATGACGATGAATTTAACCGAGGAGGCATGGAGGCTGGCGATCTCATCATGACTGGCCGTATGGGCACACAAGGCCGTATGACTGTAAGGCAATGCCGTTCTCTCCCTTCTCCAGCATTACAGAAGGGTGTGCAAATCGGGCGTCGGCATCTGGATTTGATTAATGATGGCAACCAATGCATCAAGGTATTTGAATATAGTGCGGACCAAGAATCGGATCGACGTTTGAAAAAGGAATGGCGGACTCGTGCCCTTGGATTGAGATCATGGCTCGTAGAAAACGATTATTACTACGAGGATCGTGTTCAGAACGGATTGAAAGATCTTTCCACTAATTTGTCTGTCAATCTCGACGATCCAAGGCTTTCTCTTGAACTTAAACAAACAAGGATTGACTGCGATAATATGATGAAGGAGAATGAAAAATGAGAAACGTGTTGTTCTTGTTATTCTTTTCTGTTCTGGTATCATTCCAAGTTATGGCAACTCCGGCTAGCAAATTGAATATTTGCGCGGCCTGGTTGTCCACTTATCAACAATTTCACCCTGACGATAAGGATACATCTATCCTTTTATCGGATTATGAAGGCGAGTTGAAACGCCTTGATCTCTACAGCGTGGATCAAATAGAGAATGCTTTAGATTTGCCAATGATGGAGTCCGCTGCCGATAATAGCAAACAGACGATCAAAGATCTGACTATGTGTCGGGAAATAGCGACTAATTTCGTTGGAAATCAAAGATAATTTTCAGGTTAAAATTTAACTTCCATTGAACTGAAAGGAAATACTTCGTGATGATTATTACTAAAAAGATCGCCGAATCGATCGTTGAAAAGAATAAGATGTTCGCACCCAACAAAGCAAAGGTCATTCTGATTCACGAAGACGGGCGCGTCATCTTCGCTGAAAAGTTCGAGCAGGGTTGTGCTTTCTGGTTCGCAGATACTATGCGCGAAAGCAAGCTGCAGGGCATCATCTATAAATTAACCCTGGTTGCCAAGCGCAATGATCAGGGTGATTGGGTCACAGTTTGCGATTTCAGCTCTAAGGTTGAAACTAAACCCAAAACTCGCCAAGAAAGGATTTTAGAGGCTCAGGAAAAACTTCGGGTCGCCCGCACATCATCCACAGAGAAGCCCGAAATCAAACCAGCCGTTATGCCTGCCACCAATAATCCGCTCCCACCTGTGGGTCAAAAGGCTTTCGAACAATACGTCGAAAAGCGAAAAGAAGAATCTATGAAGACTCCAGTAGAAAATAATGATGAGTCTGAATTCATTTCAATACGACAGTTGTGCCCGCAAGAACAACGTTATTCTTCTCCAAATGATTTATTTGTGTCATTCAGATGCAACGGGAAGATCATCCTGTGTAAAACTCTGCGTGAACAACTACCATGGCCGAACATCAATATGATGGTGAGTCGCAATTTTAAACGATTTGCTATTAGTGAAGGGAACGATTATCCCGTAAACAAGAGCGGAACGTATGCCAACAAACATATGTGCGGTAAATTGTCTTTCCCTAACGATTCCGGAACCATCCGTGTTCGTTTAGAATGGGATGAAACCCTGAACATGTATGTTGGTGATATAAAATAATTCAATAACATTAAGGCGGTTATTATTAAACCGCCTTTTATTTGAGAGACCTATATCATGGACAAATCTTATCCTATCATCCTTGGTGCAGACCAAGGGAACCTGCGATTCTCTGAACCTTCCTATATTGCTTACGCCCGTGTTGGAGGGGCCAAATACGTGTATTGCCAACATGACCATGGGCGTGGTACAGGCATTCTTCATTATACGGTGAATGACACGATGATGGTCTCTCTGAAGCCAGAAGACGTTGTGTTGGCGAGGCGGGTTTACATCGACTTTAACGCGATGCACAATAATGAAATTGACGCGCGTTATCATGCCATGAAAGGTATGGAAGGTCATGGGATTATCTATCGCGTTGATCACTTCGATGATTTCACTCAATCGATCGATTGGTTCGTTTCTGACAAAGTGATGGGCGAGCGGATCGTCACGACTCCTTGGGCACATGCAGAACAACTCAGGGTTTCCACTGTTGCTTATGGAGAAGTAGACGCGTTGTGTCATAAATTCCGCATTTCGGTGTCTTGTAATGAAGACCTTGGTGAAGAGATCCAATGGACCGCTGAATCACCACATTTTCGCGGACTTGAGATGCGTTCCGAAAGTCGTTCCCGTGCCGTAGTTCAATTGGTCCTGTGGGCGTTCTACCAGCGAACCCCGTTCTCTTACATGGGACAGAAAGGAATTGATGAACTACTTAAATCCCACTCAGTGGAGGTGTGATATGTCCGGCGTATGGTGTGATGTATTATTAGTGAGATTTTCAAACGGGATGGATAATCAGATTATTTCATTCTTTTATCCTGTTCCCTTTTCTTCTATGGGTCTGACTGTCAAGCGCGTTCTTGACATAGAAGAAAAACTCAACGCCATGCCGTATATGGCGCGACCACACGTGCTGGGTTGTGAATTGTTAAACGAAATGATGATCGACGAGGATCTTGTTGAAACAGTCATCACACGTGATCAGATGAAAACCATACTTGCTCAGGAAGAACCTCATGTCGAATAAACCGTTTGAACTTAAATTTCGCGTTTGGCATATTCCCCAGGTTCCTGGGGTCGCTTTTCATGTTGGGGTTCCAACATTTGAAGAAGCACAGCGCCTGAAGAATGCTCTGGCTGATTATGATTTGTTCCAGTTCAACAACAATATCAAGCCGGATTATTGTAACGCTTCGGGCATTCAGATTTATCAACATGATCTGACTGATGATGATCTTAATGACATGGGTCTAGATGATCGTTGGGTTGATATGGAAGATGTTGACGAACTCGAAGATTATTTCGAGCATCTGCGCAGTACAGGGTGGGAAATATGATTTCAAAATATATTGTAAAGCCTGGGGATACCCTGTCCAGCATCGCTCTAAAATTATATGGTGATGCCCAACAGTATATCAAATTATCCAGATTCAACAATATCCAAAACCCAGACCATATCACGGTTGGTCAGGTTATTTGTTTACCCACACCTGTTGAAGACAAAGAACACATTATGATTCCGGTTCAACCGACTCAGAAGTGTTTGGATGCGATAGCTGGTTTATTTCGACCAGGTTTTTGTGACGGAACCATTGAACGTCACATTTATCAAGCGATTGTGGAAAACGCAGGTGTAAAATGATCGGATTAATTCGTTACCTGTTCATATTCGTAATTTCAACATTCATTTTATTTTTCTTTTTCAAATACTTGAAAGAGACTAAAATCTACCGAAGTAAACGTTGGCGCAAACGGGTGAGAGTAACTTTCCTGCTGCTGATTTCTTCGGTTACAATAACCGCACTCACATTGGGTGCATATATCTACATTTTTGAAGGGGTACATTGATGTTCAAGAAATTGGTGTTCGGTGCAATTATGGTTCTGGCTGCAAGTCTACTTTCTGGTTGTGGTGGCGTTATCGATGAAGGTAACGTCGGCGTTCGTACCCAATGGGGTGAAGTAGACATGAACCCTGTAACGGCGGCGTGGATGTTTACACGACCAAAGAAGCCGTTGTGAGTCTGACTAAAATGACTCCAAAGGCGAAAGACAACCTGACTCTGGAAGACTTGGATGTAGATGTTTATTATACACCCAACGTCGCAAAGGTTCCGTGGTTCCATACCAAATTTGCTGGCCAGAGCGCCGAACTCGATGATGGCACGATAGCGGTGGGTTTCAATCTAGTTAAAACTGCTGCAGCATCTTCTTCGATGGACGCCGTTTCTTCTCTTGATTCTATGACAATTCACACCCAACGGGCTGAGTTAGAAAAGATGATTAAAGATCGCACTCAGCAACAATTAGAAACTGCTGCGCCTGGCATGTTCACAATTACACGCGTGTTAGTGAAAAAGGCGCTGACAGATCCTTCTATCGAGCAGTCTATCCGTGATAATGTTATGGCGGACAAACGATTGGATACGGCGAGAAAGAACGTTGAAATTCGCGAGCAAGAAGCCCAAGCGAACCAAAAACTGACCACCTCACTGACGCCTGAATATCTACAACATGAATATAACATGGTGTTACAATCATGCGCCAACAGTGGAAAATGTACTCTGATCGTTGACGGTTCCGGCTCAGGTAAAATGCTGAACGTCGGCAAATAAACGCTTTATTCAATAATATTTGTTAGGTAAGCTGTAGTCCTCTTGTAGTGAAACATTGTAAACAACTAACTGGAGTAATCCGAATGAACCGTACTGATTTTATCGCTCACATCGCCCAAACTCAGGGTGTGACCAAAGGCGAAGCAGAGAAGATCGTAGCATCCTTTATCAACGGCGTAAAAACTGCAGTCGCAGCTGGTCAATCTATCCAATTCGTCGGCTTCGGCGCGTTTGAAGTTAAACACCAGGAAGCGCGCACTGGTCGCAACCCGCTGAATGGGCAAGCGATTCAGATCGAAGCGAAAAACGTTGTTAAATTTAAAGTCGGCGAAGGTCTGAAAGCTGCTGCCAACGGTCAGTAATCACGTCCAGCGCGGTGCGTCTATCACAGCGTGTTAGGCTAAAAGAGAAAGCCGAGGTATTAACCTCGGCTTTTTCGTTGCTGGAATTCGGGTAAACTATAACAGAACCCAAAGGAGGAACAACGTGACAGCATTTAATCAATACCGAAAGGCGATTGACGCCATAGGCCGTAAGGTTCCTATAGAAGAAATACAAAGCCTTGCCAAAAACGAATTTCCATATGACAAGGCGAACCCAGGTCAGATGGAATGTATCGTTGAAGCTGTTGATGCACTGGTCAACAAAAAGATCAAACATGTGATCATCGAAGCCCCAACTGGCGTGGGGAAATCTTTGATCGGCACAACGATTCATAAAGTTATTCGCCATTTGGTTTTACATGCCGATCCTTATGGGCAATTCCGCACGTCTATCAGTACGCCCACCAAAGGTCTACAAGACCAATATGCTGCTGAAAAGGCGGTGGCGATAGACATCCTGAAAGGCAAGAAGAACTATCGTTGCCACGTGCACCCAGATGTGTATTACAACGCTGTGCAATGCCGTATAGCATGCCGAGACGGGCATTGTAGTAAACGCCGTTGTCCATATGTACAAGCACGTAATTTGTGGACGGACATTTCGTCATTGCGTTGCACTAATGCAGCTATGATGATTGAAATGTGCACCACCATATGTATGAAGCCTGAAAACCGCTCCGACATGCTGATCTTAGACGAGTGCCATAAGATGCCCTCCACGCTCCTAGAGCACACGATAATGGAATACAATACAAAGGCTGTGGATGGGTTGCGAACTATCCCCGAAGGGAAGGAGATAGTCTCTATCATCGGCGATATTGTAGAACGAACTAAAGACTATGTCTTGGGCAAGTTGTATTCCTTGTCCGGTGAAATGCATTCAATGTTTGAAGACCTCCATCTTAAAGTGGAGTCTTTGTTGGAAGTTCTTGAAGAATTGGTTGAAGATGACCGCCTGAGTGAAAGCCAGGTGATGAAACTCGCCGACATTATAGATGTGCTACACAATCTGAGTGATTATTGTGGTATTATGTCTCAGACAAAGGCCAGCACCTTTATCGTACAGGAAAAGGGAGATGACTTTATCCGGTTCAAACCCGTCATGCCTTCTGATGTAAGTGAATTTGGTTTGTTCAGGAAAGCTGATTACCACGTTCATATGTCGGCAACAATCTGTGGGATCGATTCATATGCTCGTTCCTTGGGTATCCGTCAGGGGGATTATCATTCCATTCAGATCGGCAACCCTATCCCGATTGAAAACAGAAAAGTCAACTATATGCCCATCGTTAAGATGACCAACAACATGGGTGATTATGAAATGAAAAGGCTGACGGAATACATTGATGAAATAATCGCATTCCATCCAGGGCAATCTGGCATCATACATACAGTGAGCTATGATCGCGCATTAGCAATACAAAAATTCAGCAAATACCAGAACTTTATCCATGTTCCGCGCACCCGAAAGGCGTTGATGGATATTATGGAAAATGCCTTCAGGACAAAAACACCTTGTGTTATTGCCAGTCCGGCCATGGAAGAAGGTTATGATTTCAAAGGGGATTACAGCCGATTCCAAATACTGATCAAAGTCCCTTATGATTATCTGGGCGATCCACTGATAGCACATATCAATTCAGTGGATCCGTCGGCATATTTCCGCAACGCAGTATTGCGCATTGTTCAGATGTGCGGACGTTCGGTCAGGGGTGTGGATGACTGGGCTGCAACATACATAATCGATTCTTCCTTTGAATCTCTTATGATGCGCAACCCAGAGTTCTTCCCAACCTGGTTCACCGATGCAGTATTTGAAGTTTAATAACCTGCAATAAACGATAAATGGCACTTGATATTTGGTTCAAGTGTCGTTATCGTGATGATCATATTATCCACATCTTGACTAAAAGATATATTTGCTATTGGTTTAGTCTGAACGTGGTTGTACAGGCTGTATATCAAATCTTCACCACGATAACCGATTTTGCCATCAGTGTCCTGCCAATGACCGAGGGTAGACTCTCGAGCGTGTACTCGGAATTCGACCATATGAAACAATGCTTTTGGGATGGTCTTCAGTATGCTGGTCCCAACAACCGGAATATCAATAGAAGAGTCGTTGGAGTTTCCTTCATAAACAGATTCCCAACCAAATATTGGATCACCTCCTGCCACAGGAGTTCTTTTCCAGTATTGGAATTCTGGGTTGCCCGAAGCGTTCTTTTGTAGGAGGATTACTTCACCGCCTTCAAAATTGGAAGTGTCTATATCGTCCCTTGCTAATAAATCTGCCGGAGAACCAATAAATTTCCAAGTTTCGCGATCTAAAATAGACTTATAATAATCGGTGAATACGTTGCTGTCGTTAGCTGCATTGATTGCGTCTTTAAGACCTTCACCTGTGACCATCTCATTAAGTTTTAGCCACATGTTTTTGACAGCTGACGCAGCTGCGACTTGACCTTCAGTCCCACCCGCCGTGTAGTCATAAATGATGTCCAGCTTTTGTATGGAATCATTTATAGACAAGAGCAAACGCTCAATTTCTGGGGCGGTCAGACTGAAACGATATGCGCGTTCTGACATGATTCGTTCCTCATCGATAAAACCAGTTTGGGATACTTATACATGATTGAAATATACACTGACGGGGCATCATCCCCTCAGAAGACACGAGCCGCTGGTTGGGCATTTGCCATCAGTCCAATCACTGGAGAGCAATGGAAAGTGTTTTATGGGTATTTACCCCCGCCGTCAACGAACAATATAGCTGAGTTACTCGGGGTTATAAACGCGATGAAGATCCTATGGAAATTCTCTAATTGCGGTGAACGCTGCATTCCCTCAGCCCGCATTATATCCGACAGCCAATATGTTATCAATAGCGTTTTGGAGTGGCGTCGTAAATGGGAATATGAAGGAATGCCGCCTAAGAACACAGAACTTCTGCTCGAGTTGTTCGATTATTATGACAAAGTTTGTTCAATTTGTGAACTTGAATTAAAATGGGTGAAAGGTCATGCAGGAACGATGGGCAACGAAATTGCGGATCAGTGGAGCGTTAGAGCCAAAGAAGATAGTTCAATGGTTCTTGAAAATAACCGTTTCTCGGTCAAGAAAGTCGTTGGTTCTTTCAATGAATTCATTGGTATTTGAGGATTATCACGATGGGTATGAATTTTGTAGACAGGGGTGATAACGTCACCAAATATTTCACAGACGAAGATAATGACCGTGTTGTTGGAATATTGAGAGATTGGATTCCGGCTCGCAAAAAGGCTTTGGCCGAAGGAACACCCCTACCAAGAATCCCCAATTATGTGGCCATGAATGTTCAGATGATTATTAAGAACATGAGTATGCGCTACAACTATCGTGATTATCCATACCGCGAAGACATGGTCAGTGAGGCCGTTGTTAACATCCTTCGTTACCTCCATACATTTGACGTCAGTCATATCGGCAAGAAAGGAAAAATCAATTTCTTCTCTTGGGTAACGATGTGCGCCGATCGTTCATTCGCCAAGAAACTCACCAGTGAAGAAGAACACAATTATATCAAGTTGCGTTCATTTGAAGAAGCAGGTGGTTTCGCTGCATTATCAGATGACCCAGACTTCCAGCAACAGACATTCGTAGACAGCACTGGTATAACAATGGACTTTCGTGAGCGTATCGGAAATTTTGAAACTAAGAAAGAAGCCCAGCGCGAAAAGGAACGCCAAAAGCAAATCGCCATCAAAGAAGAGGAAAAGAATAAGAAAATTCCTCGCGGTATACTTCAATGTCTCACAAAGAGTGAAAATACCATTACCGCCGACGCCGAAGATAATTCAGACTATGACTTCGGCTCTACTCAATTCAATCTGGAAGACGAAATATGTTCTATGGAACCAGATTGGGAAGAAGCAAAGAAACGAGCATTAGAACGGGAGCAACAAAATAATGGCGATTGCTAAAATTGGCGATTTACATATCGGGAGCCGTAATGGTTCCCGTTACGTTCGAGAATTCATAAAGAATTATCTCATCAATTATTTTATTCCAGAATTGGTTGACGCCGATATTAAAGAAGTGTGGCAATTTGGTGATACGTTTGATGTTCGCAAATTCATGTATGGGCGCGATAAAGATTGGTTGAAAGATGAATTGACGCCAGCGCTGCGCAAAGCAGGTATTAAATGGAATGGCATCGTCGGCAACCATGATATCACGTTAGAAGAGTCCAATCGCATTAACTGGCCTTCTTATCTTAATGAATTGGCACCAGATGTTTATCATTATTACAGCGAACCAACTGAAGTAATGATTGAAGGTGTCAAGACCCTCCTACTGCCGTGGATTAACAAAGAGAACTATGATGCGTCCATTAAAGCGATACAAGATACAGACGCCAAGTACTGTTTTGCGCATCTGGAGTTGGCAGGGTTCAAAATGTATCAGTCCTCTGTATGTGATAAAGGTCAGATCGACTTGGCGCTCCTTTCGAAATTCGAGCGCGTGGATACCGGACATTTCCATACCCGTTCGATGGAAGGTAACATTCAGTATATTGGGACTCCTTATCATCTTACCTGGGAAGACCACAAAGACGGGACGAACCGAGGATTCTATGTAGACGACATGAATGGCGGGGAATTGTTTATCCCCAACAACGAACAACAAACGTTGTTCCGGTTCGTGGAATACGACTACACACAAATGTCTTCTGATACTGAAGGAAACTGGATTGACCCAGATTGGCTAAACAATGGTTTGGGTATTGAAGGGCAAATCGTTAAGGTGATTGTACAGAACCGTGACAATGCCAAGCATTATGAAAAGTTCTGTGACGCATTGAAGCGCTGTAAATGCATCGATTACAACTTCATCGATCGGACGATTACTGTTGCTTCCGAGAAGGTAGAAGTCACTGAAGAGATGGTGGCGACTGATGCTGTGGAAGTCCTGAAGAAAGATATCCGCGCCGCCAATAATATCCAGCGCCCTGAAAATGTTTGCAAATTAGCAGAACAATTCTATAATGCTGCCCAACAACGCCTGAACACATTGGATGCATAATAATGAGCAATGTAGACCTATTATCAAAATTTGGTTCGCTGTTGAGAGAAGCGGACACTCCTGTTTCTGTTGAAGCACCATTTGAAATCCGTGGGGAAATTACCCACAAACTGACTTTCCATCGCGGTCGCGCTAAAAACTTCCGTTCCATCGGTAATGAATTCATGGAAATTGATTACCAACGCAACCCTGCAACCCTAGTCACATCTGATGACAATGGGGCGGGTAAATCTACAATGCTTGTTTGGCTGTTGTTCTTCGTTCTGTATAATGACACATATAGCAAGAAAGAAAAGAAAGCCGGATTAGTCAATTCCCAAAACAAAAAGGAATGCGTGGGTGAAGTTGAGTTCTCCACTCGAGGAAGTGAATGGAAAGTCCGTCGTGGTATCAAACCTGATTTCGTAGAAGTCTATCAGATGGTAGACGGTGAGTGGAAGCAGGTCGTGAATGATGCGGCCAAAGCCGACATGAACAAATATATTGTGAACCTGATTGGCGTAGACCAGAAGATGTTTGAGAACTCCCTGGTTCTAGGCAAAGAGAAGTTCATCCCATTCACGGAAATGTACACTGCCGACCGTCGCGCTATGGTAGAGACAATCTGGGATTTGGGGTTCTTCAGTCTGATGAATGAAGATGTAAAAGCATCTATCAAGACAGTAACAAATGAACTCACGACGGTCACCAATGATTACGCCTTTCATGATGTAAATTTAAAAGGCCAGCAAGCGCAGTTGGAACAGATCAATAATTCCAATGCGATGATCCAGCAACAATCTGCTGATATCCTTGTCCAAGAGAAGGAACGTCTGAATAGTTTGAATTCAGATATCGGCGCAGTGCAGGAACAACTGACAGAGTCCCGTGCTCAAAACTCTAAATTGGAATCAGAATTATCAGAAGTCCGTAATCGCCTGAATGCCGAAATGAAAGGGGATATCGATGCCATCAATGAAGAGTATGCGGCCAAAATCCAAGCAGTTCAGGATGAAGCCGATACCAAGGCTGAAGATTATGAACGCATAGAAGTATCCGACGGCGAAAGGTCGTTACAAGAAATCCGCGAAAGAATGGCGGTGGTCGCAGAACGCAAAAACGAACTAGTCGGTCAGAGGAATGCTAATCTCGACGAACTGAACAAAGCGTTGGCGCGGCGTCAACAGGGAGAGAACTTCCGTTTCAAATTCGTCACAGAAATGGAAGGCCATGAATCTGCCATCAAACGTTTTCACGAAATGGGGACTTGTCCGACTTGCACACAATTAGTGTCTGACGACACCAAGTCTCGTATTGAAAGTCAATATTATCCGCAAATCAGTGAATTGCAGGATAAGATTCTTCAAGTTGACACAGCCCTTGAAGAAGTGAACTCACTCATTGAAAATTACAATGTCAAAGATTCAGAATTATCTTCCCAAGTTTCTGTTGTTGACAAAGAATTGGAATCCATACGCAATGAAGCCCGTGAAGCAGAAACCGCCATCGCGGCATTAAAGCGCGATATCCAGGGGTTCTACGAAGTTGCGGCGGTTGAGAAAGCATCTTTACAGCGAGAACAACAATCTAAAGTTAATGATATCCTCAGAGCAGTAGATGTCCGTTATGAAGATATCACAACTTCTATTCGCCAAGCCCGTGAGCAGCTCTCTAAGAGCATCAATGACACTGCTGATAAACTCACGAGCATGAAATCGCGTCGTGCTCCTCTGGAGGCATCTATTGCCGATTTAGAGCGTAAATTGTCTATTAAGCCGACGCCTACCGATGCTCTCGAAGAAGAGATCACCCGCATCACGGAGTTAATGGATGGCTTGAACACAAGACGTGTCGAATTGGATGAAAAATTGCAAGATCTGAACCATCTGTTGTTCTTCTTGAAAGATGACCAGACCAAAGCGCGTATTATCAGTCTGTACTTGCCTTTCCTCAATAGTAAGATAAACGAGTATCTTGAAGCACTCAATATGTTCTTGGATATTGCGGTTGATGATACATTTGAAATCACTATGAGCGCTGCTGGTCGTAAAGGGCAAAGCATATTCTCCCTGTCTACAGGACAACGCAGCCGACTCAATCTGGCTGTGACATTAGCCCTACGGGACGTCGCTAACCTGAAGGCGTCTGTACAATGTAACCTCTTCGTGTTGGATGAGATACTCGAAAACATGAGTGAGCGAGGGGTTCAAGAATCCGTCGAGATGTTGAAACATAAATTTGGTGGGAACAATCTGTTTGTCATCAGTCAGCGTGAACAGGAGTTCCAAGAATATTTCCAACATAACATTCGTTATGGTCTGCGTAATGGCATGACCGAAGTGATTAAGAAGGATTGAACATGAACTGGGATCATCTGTGGTTGGCTATCAGTGTCTTTATGTTCTTTGATGCGTTGTTGGGAACGTACGAGATGAGTAGGGAGTCCAGAGTCGGGGTGATGGTTTGTTGTTCCCTTATCGGCGTGGTATCCCTTTATTTCGCGATTGGGTTTGCCGCAGAGATCTTCAAATGAAAGTCGTCCACTTCAAGAAGGAACCATACGATATCTACATTGGTCGTCCTGGCAAATGGGGGAACCCGTTCGAGGTTAAAGACCACGGGCGGGGAAACTGTATTGAGTTGTTTGAAGACGACTTGTATGTGCGCCTGATTGAAGGGGATATCACCGAAGATGAACTCCTTGAATTAGATGGAAAGACCTTGGGATGCTGGTGTAAGCCGCGCCCATGTCATGGAGATGTTTATGTCAAAGTGATCGGTCGTATTAAACTATTCCGCAAGTTGGGTAAATCTTTTACTGAATATTTGAGGCAAACATATGCGAAAAGTTCTTGTAAAACTTGATTGCCATCCATATTTCCCAGACATTTGGTTCACTAACAGTCGCATACTCTTTTTACAACAATTATCTAAAATAAGGGATGAAGGTATCATACATGATTTAGAAGATACTATCGGTATGGTTAGTTCCGATGAAAGTCGTGGAAAGATGGTGGTCGGAGTATTCATTTCAGATTCAGGTGTGTTGGTACATGAACTGAGCCATGCGGTAATAAACATATTTGAAGCCGTCAATATGGTAGCTAACACTCACACCACGGAAGCATTTGCCTACCTGTTAGAGAGTCTGTATAACCAATGTAATCACCATCTGAACTTATGGAGTTCTTTTGATGAGCCGAGATGAAATTCAGATTGCTTGTGATATCGCTGTCGAGTTATGGAATCAGCGAAACAAACATTATCAGGTGACGTTGACCCCAAAGCGTTATCTAGAGCAAGGTGGCTTAATAGTCGTTGATGCCGTGTTAGGTTTCAACAAATATACTGACATGCAAATCTTGGACGGGAATTTCACTATTGCTTCCAATACAGCTTGGGATGATCCTATGGAATTTGTCTACGGTTGGTTGGAATGCATCGAGGAATCATACCATCTGATCTACGAATAAGGTGAAGGGCACTAAATATCACGTGCCCTTTATCTTTTAACCCTGTCAGGAGGCTCCAGCGAGCTGCAAGTCGACAAACACATAAGGAACGCCATCATGACGATGACAACGTTGAAGGCCATGGCCTTGTCCGTGACCTTTACCATTGCCAGCGGGAGTGTGCACGCTTCCCAAAGTACCACCCAATGTGATTATGAGTTTTCTGATCAACAACTTTCAACCATGGCCACAGCCTATCACGTGGGCAAACAACAAGACCTTGGTTTCACCCTCGCAGCAATATCATGGAGGGAAAGCCGCGCCGGAGAAGATGTTGTATCCATGCGGAATAACCTCAAATCGGCTAATATGGGGGCATTTCAAAATCGCGTCCAAACCGTCGGGAAACGGGAGGGATGCAAAACACAGAAGTGTTACGCCAATGTCGCGATCAAATTACTGGTCAATCAAGAATATGCTGCCAATGCTGCCCTTGATGAAATGAATTTCTGGCTAGAATATCATAACCAAAACATCCGCAAATCCCTTTCCTCTTACAATGCTGGGTTCAATCGTAACCAGAAATCCAATTCTTATGCAGTCGACGTCGTGAAGAAGGCTAAATATCTTCAACGATGTGTGTCTTTCAAAGGCATGGCAATAAACCCAAAGGTCGACCCAGGAGTGATCGCCATGAATAAGCGCACGATTGAGAAACTCAAGAGGACCAGATAATGAATATCACTCCATCTCAGACCGGATATGAACACATAATGGTGTTTCTGGCTATTCAGGGCGCGAAGGAAGGGATCATTACTTCAGAATATTCCGGTACAATGCGCCTTGCGGATTATGTCGCGCCGGAAGCATTCATCAAGAAATGCATTGACGCTTGGTGCCTTTATGCACTCGGCACGTATCCATCCCCTCCTGCTGGTGAGTTATTGTTTACCATACCGACTCTGGCAACTGGTGACACAGACGCGATATTCGCCGATATGCTGGCAAAGGGTTATCTGACATATGACAGTGCTCACGGCGTGTATGATTTTTCTGCGCTGAATCGTATCTTCGGATTCACCATAACTTCTGAAGCCAATATTCCTGATTATGGAATACTAGCATGGGGCGTCGACGGTTTGGGGGCAACATATGCATCTTCGGATGTCGGTCCTGTGTTGATAGACCCAGGGGTGACAATGGAGCAATACATGTCACAATTCCCTCAACATAATGTAACCGGAAGCGACATCATTATTGTCTATCCTGGTTCTAATGCGCTACCCCGTTTGGTCACGGGTTGGCAGCCACAATTGAAGGACATTGTCTCTGGGATCAGGTTCCATATTCCCGTTGTCAATCCAACACCTTAAATTATTCAATAAAAGGGGCAAAAGCCCCTTTACTTCTTCAATAACCCACGTATAATTCTAAACATAAGCAGTACGACACCAACTTGAAACGAAGGAACTATATCATGAACGCGATCAAAACAGATTTCACCAAACCAGAAATGTCTATCCTTGAATCCCTTGGCTTCGGCGTTGTAACCCTCGAAGGTCAGATTGTTGACCGTGGTTTAGCAGACAACGTTGAAATGGGCATCACGACAAACGGCGATCGCGACGCTACGATGAAAGCAGTCCACGCAAAATTCTTGGCTGAAGGTTGGAATTTCAAGAATTCCCCTGTCAACGGCAAACCTGTCAACCACATGCACCACACAATCTTCCTGAAAGACGGATTCCAGATCGGTTTCTATTCCATGGACGCTATCGTCAAGTCCGGCAAAAATCTGGTCGAGTCCAAAAATCATTACCTGTCCGTAAGCAAATCCACATGGGCGTGACCCACCAGGGGGCTTCGGCTCCCTTTTGGTTTCGCTAATTAAGGGAAACCGCACCGATTTTATAATCAGGAGAATTATAATGGCCATCCCATCTTTCTTGAACTTTCTTGAAGAGTCTAAACAATTAGACGAAGCGTTTAACTCATCCCCGTATGAATTGACATTCGGCAAGAAGAACGCTGGCGACATTTTCTTCACATTTGTTGATGAAGACGAAAAAGAATTCCGTATTCAATTCTATACCCCACAAGGTCTAGGCAAGAATGTTCGCCAAGTCTTTATCGGTCAGAAGCGTGGTTCCACATATCCCGATGCCATCGGTCGTTTCAAGAATCCGATGCGCGTTATCGCATCCATGATTGAAGCAACAAAGCAATTCATGGCGACGCCTTTGGGGAAAACCATTGACGGCTTTGCAATTAACTTCTCCAAGAAAGCATTGGAACGTGGTGTTACCCTCCTGCCGAAGATTATCCGTCAGTCCGGCCTGAAGCAAAAGCTCAATGTCATGGACCTGACGTATACCCCTATCCCTGATCGTGCATTCGTATGGGTTGTGCGTAAAGGCAAGGATCCTGCTCAGGTATTCGATGGTCCGAAAATGAAAGGTGTCACATGGGATGATCCGGACAAAGTCGGTGACGTTCCTGACCAGGCTGCTCGTGACGCCGCACTACAAGGTGACATGGATGATTTGAGCCAAGCCATAAATGCCGATTCTCGCTGGATTCTGACCAAAGCTGATCATACTCAGCCTATGCTGGTCTGGTCTGGTAAAGAACGTGGGCGGACTATTACCGCCAATATCGCACCTCACGCGAATGAACCTGGTGTGTATGCTGGTAGTATCATGAACGAGAAACGGATCCGCGCTCAATCCCCAGACGCTATTGTACGCCAACTGGGATTACCGCAGATCCCTGTGAATATTCTGAATGATTTCACCAAGCAGTCGTCCATCTTCTGGAAAGAGATGACGGGAGATTCTGGAAAAATAGACATGCAGACTTTGCCAAAAACAGGATCTGTGGATGACTTACGAAATCAGGGTTATATTGCTCGCCTTCTGGGGATTGTAGACACATATGCTCCACAACAGGTCGGTATGTATGCAGGTGAGAAACTAACACGAATCGGCGCGGGCAAATATCGTACTTCGGGTGGTCTGGACATTCAGGTTTATTTCTGGGGAATTGTCAAAGGAAAACTTTCTGTAGAAGTGGTTTCTGATTTATCTGGCAATGAACAGCTGATGCTGGAAGGCGACGTGAAAAACGCTGCTTTTGAAATCGTCAGTGCGATATCCCGTGCTGCTGATTCTCAGTTCAACGGTGAAGTGGAATGTCGTGTTGTTCCGATCAACGGTGCCCCATACCCGATTCAAAAGGTTTCCCGTTCTCAGGGTTATTCTTATGTCGATTGTATTTCGTTTACTTTGAAGATCGCCGATGCATTGTTAAATCGATTTACTCTGGGTAAGGCAGTCAAACTCGATCTGATAAAAGAGTTCCCTCGAACGACGTTTATTGTTCGTTATGACTGGCGCAGCAAAGATACTCTGATGGTCCAGTCTTCTGATGGGAAGACTATCTTCGGCGAAATCAACACAAATTCCAGTGATAACGCTGTCATCACTGCGAACCTGAAAGCCCCAAGCAATGCGAAGATATTTGGTGAAACCGTTCATGGGTTCTCTGTGGCTTGGGACTTCCAGTTCCCTGCGGGTAGCCAGCTGCAAGCCGCACGGTTCGTTACGAACGTGACTTACGACTTCGATCGTAATAAGGCCAACATCACGACCATGCTGACAGAAAATGGCCGAAATGTAGTCAATAGCAGCGGATATGACATTCAGTTATCTGTCAAGTCTGTGCAAGATGCATTGAATGAGACTTCACAACGCCTGAAAGACGCTGCGGCTCAATTGAGCCATCTCAGTTCATCAAACTATAACCCGAACAAGCTGTTCCTGAATGATATCACCGTCAGTAAGTTTGGTGCAATTATGTTCCAAGACAAAGATCTGGCACAGTCCAAAAACCGCACGGCAGTCATTGATGCTTTGGCTCGGGCGAAAGATCAGGTCGCTGGTGGTAAGAATGCAGGCGATCTGGCCACCTATGCCGGATCCATTCGTGATAGCGCTCCTAATGGACGAGATCTGGATTGGCAGGTATACACAGCCAGTAATGGTACAGTTCTGAATGTTGCCTGGGATATCACTTTCCGTCGCAATACGACCGAAGGAGCATATCGTGAATTCAAGGATCAGATCAACCGTGCCAACCAATACCTGCAAACGGTATACAACGACGCGAAATCTAAAGGCTATAATCCTACCGAGCCAAATCTCATGACTCTTGAACGCGCTCGCCAATCCGACGAATGGGCTATGAGTAATGGTGATAGTGCATACAGTGAATATGAACAATCGCTGGGTGGTAATCTCCAGATCCGTCTGAAATAAACCATAGCCTCTTCGGGGGCTAAATACATCAAAATCCTTAGGAGATCCACGATGAAACCGTTTATCGAATATTTTAAAGAACAAGCTCAACAACCGCAAACTCATGGCGGCATACAAGGCAAAAGTGTAACCATCACCAAACAGGCCGACGGAACCCAATGGTGTACTGGTGCCACCGTGACCCAGATCACTCCAGATAATCAGGCCGACATCTATAATCTGGAATTGACTAATGGCAACACCATCAAAGTGAAGCTAACTCCAGACCAGACCCACGGCATTACCCAAGGCCAAGAAGTCGTTGCCGTCCATGATGGTTTTGAATTTTTCTTCGGCAAGTCATCTGACAAAGGTCAGGTTACTGAAGCGGAAGGCTGGCGTTTCGTCGGTGACCGTGGCGCTCATATTCTGATGTATGACGCAAAAGTTGGCGGTGCCTCCACTATCCTTCGCAGTCCAACAGATCGAACCAAATTTGTTGGTGGTCTCATCAACGGTAGAAAAATTTTGGGTAATTCCCCAGAAGAACTGGCGGCAAAATTAGGTCTTCCAAAAATTCCTGATAATTTATTAAAATCGTTTTTTGGTAAAAAGTGATTATAAAATACAATCCCCCTAAATACAGGGGGATTTTCTTTTTAGGGGTAAATATCATGGTCAATGCGAGTATATTCATCAACCGTGGACTGCTTGCTATAGCCCACTCTCATGCCCTCCACTTCGTTACAACGTCCTATGCCAAGCACAAGGCACTCGGGGAGTTCTACGGGGAACTGGAGGACTTGCTGGACACCTTTACGGAAGCGTATATTGGTGCGGGTGGTATATACATTCCAGGATTCGAAAACATCAAATTATACAATCCTGAACCGATATCGTATATCAACAGCGTGGTCATCGACGTTAATGGGATCTACAATCAGTGTGATAGCCATTTACAAAACACGCTTGACGAAATCAAGACTCTGTGCTATCAAACGATTTACAAACTGAAGCAATTGTCCTAACTCAATAGGATCATCGTCAGGTTATAATTTTGCCCATTCGTCATCAATAGGATACAGATAACATGGGCAAAATCTTTATACCTTCTCACTCAGAAGGTTGTCAAATCGCTGCAAAATTTCTACACAAACAAATGAATTGTGGTGCTGTGTTCGTAGAACCAAATTCATTCGATAATCGTGAATCCCCTGACGCCATCGGGTTCAGACCTGGGGGTTGTTCTATATTAATGGAAGTTAAAGTCTCCCGCGCCGACTTCCTGACAGACAAAAAGAAACCTCATCGCATGAATCCTTCCATAGGCATGGGAGCATATCGTTTCTATGTTTGCCCAGCAGATGTTATTAAAATTGAAGACCTCCCTCCCAAGTGGGGTTTGTTGTACTTCACCCCTAGAAAATCTTTGAAGCCCGTTCACGTTCCGAATATGCAATATTCCTCTTTGTCTTCACCGGAACATTATGCATCATATTTGTCTAAATCTTTGGGCAAAAGAAGACCTACAGATATCCCTCCTTATCTATTAGGGTACAAACAGATGCTGGAAGAATTCGCCCACTTTGAACGCAATCATGTTGCGGAACAAAATATTCTGTATGGGGCTTGGCGACAGCTTTGCATAGCTCAAAGTCGCGGGGTGGATTATAATGTGACAGAAGTGTTCCAGAGGCCAAATATCTAATGAAATTCTTGGACGAACAATACATCAATTTTCTCGCCCCCCGACTTGATAAATTCAGTTGGGAACGTGTTGGCGCTGTCGCCAAATTTCGTTGCCCATTATGTGGGGATTCTAAGAAGAGTGCCAACAAGCGTCGTGGTCACTTCTTTTATGATCGTGATGACGATGTGTTTCGTTTCAAGTGCCACAACTGTAATGAAATGAGCGGTTGGGCGTTTGAATTCTGGTTGAAGAAGTTTGACGAGCGTCTGTATAATGAATACAACCTTGAAAAATTCAGGATCATGGGGGATACCAGTTCCCGCCCGTTACAAAAACTCAAACCACTACAGCGCCTGACCCAGACAGCGCGTATCGGTTCTCAGGTCGCCAAACGGGATGAAGAGCACCTTGGGAATATGATACGCCTTGATCTTCTTGACCGTGATCATATCGCCCGTCGTTACGTTGAAGGCAGGGGAATGCCGGAGAGCACGTTATCTTTGTTATATTACAGCAGAAATTTTCGTCAAGATCTTCTGAGTTTCGAAACGGATGTTGAGAAGCAGAAGAAGATACCCGAAGATGAGCGGCTGGTAATCCCATTCTGGACCCAAGACGGGCGCATGAAGATAGTTCAGGGGCGCGCATTCGGCGATAACCTTCCTGATGGGGTATTACGGTATGCCACTGTCAAGCCTAAGAACGAAGACACTAAAATCTACGGGGAAGAGCGCATCATTTGGAACAAAACAAAGTTGGTAGTAGAAGGTCCAATTGATAGCTTGTTTCTACCTAATTGTCTTGCGACTGCCGATGCCGACTTATTAAGTGCTAAGGGAGACATCTATATCCCCGATAACCAATACAGGAACAAACAAGTTTGTGACGGTATACAGAAGATGATAGACAGCGGAGTCAAAGTCGTTCTGTTTCCACCGGAAATACCGTGGAAGGATATCAATGATATGGTTCGCCCCGACAAGGGAAATATCCCGATACGTGATCTGCTTCAGATCATAGCCAAGAACGTATATCAGGGACTGTCGGCGTCCTTACGATTTTCTGACTTGAGGAAGATATGATGGATTTGAAAGAACTGAATAGTATGGACGATGAAGAGATTCTTCGCGGGTATATGCAAGCCCGTGAAGGATATGTCCTATCTGGTTTAGAATCTAAGAGTTTCATCCATGGTTGGAGGAACGGAATGGTGGACTTCGGCGGTTGTCCTATCACTGAAGAACAAATGAATTTGGCTCGCCAGTATTTGAAAAAGAAGCCGACCTAAAACTTTTTAACTCAAAAACCTTCTCTCTAGGCCTCATTCTACGAGGCCTTTTAAAATACTTCAAAAATAATTTAAAAATTTATTGAAAAAGACTTTACTCTTCAATAATCATGCACTATTATAGTTCACATAGGGCGGTACACAACACCCCGCCGAATGAAAAGTGAAACGACCCAACTACATTATGAGGAATTACATCATGGCTACTACCAAAACTCTGATCACCAACGGCACCATCTCTTTTGAGCTGAACACCGAAGTTGCAAAAGTTGAGATGTTCCGCATCGCTCAGGCAGCTGGCTTCACTGGTGGCAAAACTTCCTTCATGAATCTGCTGAACGGCAAAGTGAAAGCGACCAACGGCTTCACCCTGGTAGAGCAGGTTGTCGTAGACAAAGCCGTGGTTGCCAAAACTGCTGACAAGGTTGGCATGCTGAAAGACCTGGGCCATGACATCCACGTTGTCGAAGCGAATACCGAAACTTACGGCACCATCGTAGTCGGTAAAGGTCGCATTCAGCTGAACCCGCTGAACAACGGAACCTTCTCCGTGATGGTATTCCCGAAAAAGGGTTATGACAACAGTGATATCGTGAAAGCCGCTGGCGGTGAAGCGAAATCCCAGTATGTCAAAATGGGTAAACTGAGCGCCGACGCAGTAGAAACTCTGGTGAACAAACTGGCTTAACCGCAAGGGGGAAACCTCCCCCTTTCAAAGTTTTGGTAGGAGAATGAGACATGAGTAGAGCAATTATCCAAGCCTCTCCTGGCGCTCTATGGGTTGCCGACCGAATTCCCAACGCGCACTTTCCTCAGTTCCAAGAGGAACTGGAACAAGCGATGTTGAAAATATTTGAAAAATATGGGTATGATTCCGAAGTTAGGACTTCCTTCAAAGAAATCATGCCTGTCGTCGTAGTCAGATAATCGACACTAAATCCTCAAGTTCGACTTTCACTTTAAATACCTTCGCATACATTGCGGAGGTATTTTCTTATGGCCATTCTAAAACTTGGCAACCGAGGTTCTGAAGTCAAAGCACTTCAACAAAGCCTCAACAAAATCGGTTTCTCTCTTACAGCCGATGGCATATTTGGTAAGGCAACAGAGAATGCTGTCAAATCCGTTCAGGCAGGTGCTGGATTGGTTATTGATGGTATTGCTGGGCCAAAGACCTTCTATGCTATCCGCAACGCTGGAGACGCTCATCAGGAACATCTGACCGAAGCGGACTTGGTTGACGCAGCACGTGAACTTGGTGTTGAGCTGGCCAGTATGAAAGCTGTGAATCAGGTAGAATCCCGTGGCACGGGTTTTACCAAAACTGGCAAGATCAAAACTCTGTTTGAGCGCCACATCATGTACAAAAAGGTGACGGCCAAATTCGGGCAAGCAAGAGCCAATGCTCTGTACCAACTCTATCCAACATTGGTTAACCCCAATTCTGGCGGGTATATCGGCGGAGACGCGGAGTTGGAACGCCTTCAGGGTGCAATCGCCCTTGACGAGGACTGCGCTTACGAGAGTGCTTCCTACGGCCTATTCCAGATCATGGGGTTCAACTGCCAAATCTGTGGATATCCAAATGCCAAAGAGATGTTCACTGATTTCCTGACTGGTGAACGCGCTCATCTTCTGGCATTTGTCAAGTTCATCAAGGCTGATGCCAATATGTGGAAAGCCCTGAAGGACAAGAATTGGGCCGAGTTTGCTCGTCGGTACAATGGTCCGGCATATGCGAAAAACCAGTATGATACTAAACTGGCGGCAGCATACAAGAGTTTCTGCTAATTCTCAAGGCCGGAAACGGCCTTTTTCTTTATCTGACATACAGGTATGCTGGGCGTGTCGCTTAATTAAAGGTGTCGACAACCCCTGTAGATATAGGAAGGTTCAACATGCAATCTGCGTCTAAAGTTGTATCCATGAAGCCAGCGAAGACAAAATCTGCTCGTAAGAAAGACACCATCCAGAAGGAAGAAGACTGGATGAAGTTTTCCAAAGGCGATTTCAAAATTGCTCCGTTCAATGGCCTCTCAGAAAATCAGAACCTCGCATATCAATCCGCACTCAATGAACATCTCACTATCGCTATCGGTCCGGCAGGTACAGGCAAATCCTATTGTGGTGCATCTGCTGCAGCAAAACATCTGATTGACAAAACCATCAACAAGATTATCATCACGCGTTCTCCCCTTCCAACTGGCACCACAGCAGGGTTCCGGCCTGGTGACACATATGAAAAGCTGATGCCTTATTTGATGCCGCTCATACAGACATTCAAAAAGGTTCTCAAAACAGATACGGGTTCCGACGGTTTCTTCAACTATCTGTGGGAGAAACGCATCATAGAAATTCAAGACCTTGAAACTGTAAAAGGGATGACTTTCGATGATTGTTTCCTGATTATCGAAGAGGCGCAGGAATGCGATATGGAGCAGCTGAAGAACTTACTGACCCGTGCTTCAGATTCTTCGTACATCTTCGTGAATGGAGATATCAAACAGTCTAACAAGCGACTGCGTGATAGTGCGTTACAGACGTATGTGGATTCCTTTAAAGACTTCAACAACAAGCTGGAAACAGGTTCCTTGCAAATTGACGGCGTAGAAATCGGAGATGAATATCCAGAGTGGGTTCAACCATTCAGCATCATCGAATTCGATAAGTCTGATCGTAATGGTCGCGGCAACTTCACCCGCCTGATGTTAGAAATTAACGACCTGTACAACATTTAAATACCACACGAACTTCCCCGTCGCCTTCAATCCATGGAGGCGACGTATAATAACAGCCTGCATTAACACAAACCGAGGATCGCTATGATTAACATCATAAAGCGGGACGGATCTTCTGTCCCCTTTGACATTGAAAAACTCCACACTGTTCTTGAACGTGCATGTGAAGGTTTAGAAGGAGTTTCAGTGTCTGAGGTAGAAGCAGCATCGAAGATTCAGTTCACAGACAATATGAAAACCGAACGCATTCAGGATATTATCATCCAAGCGGCGGCTACATTGATTTCCGTAGAAAAACCCAACTACCAATATGTTGCTGCCCGCCTGAAGTCGTATGACCTGCGCAAGGTTGTCTATGGGCGGTACAAACCACCTCATTTGCTTGATATCTTCGCTAAAAACATCAAGCAGGGAGTTTATGATCGTGAATTCCTCGAACTTTACTCTAAACAAGAATTCGAAGAACTTAACACAGTCATCAACCACAAACGCGACAAGAATTTCACTTGGGCAGCAATGGGCCAGCTGACTCAAAAATATCTTTTGCGTGATCGTTCTTCTGACAGCAAAGTGTATTATGAAACCCCTCAAGTCATGTACATGGCAATCGCTATGGCATTATTCTCAGCGTGGGATAAAGAAAGCAGACTGACAATGGTGAAGAAGTTCTATGAATACGCCAGTACAGGCAAATTCAGTCTTCCAACACCTATTATGTCCGGCGTCCGCACCCCGACCCGACAGTTCAGCTCTTGTGTATTGATCAAAACTGGTGATACATTGGACTCAATTAATGCCACTGCGAAAAGCATCGTGGATTATGTTTCCAAACGTGCTGGCATCGGATTCGATGTTGGGGCAATTCGTGGCATCGGTAGCCCTATCCGTAAAGGGGAAATGGTCCATACAGGTCTGGTTCCATTCATCAAGTATTTGACTGGTGCCCTGAAGTCTTGCTCTCAAGGCGGTATCCGTGGTGGATCGGCAACATGCTATGTTCCCATCTGGCATTATCAATTTGATGATGTCGTTGTTCTCAAAAACAACCGTGGATTGGAAGAGAACCGTGAACGCCGTATCGACTATGGGATTCAGATTAACCGCGTCATGTTCGAGCGCCTGGTGAACAAACAGCCTCTATACCTGTTTGATCCAAAAGACAACCGCGAAATGTATGAAGCATTTTTCTCAGACGTCAATAAATTCCGCGAAATGTACGACAATATGATCAAGGCTGCCGACGCCGGATTATGTCGTTCCAAAAAGCTGCAAGCTGAAGAAGTGTTCCAAATGCTACTAGACCAGCGTTCTGACACTGGCCGGATCTACATCGCATTCGTTGATCACATGAACGAGTATAGTCCGTTCAATTTGGACACGATTTATAGCTCTAATCTATGTTTAGAAATCGCGCTCCCGACTCGTGAGTTCCAACAGTATGATGATGAAGATGGTCGCATTGCCCTGTGTACACTCGCATCATTTAACCTGACGGCATTTGAAGATCCAACAGAAATGGAAGATGTTGCTTTCGTTCTGGTTTCAGCTTTGGATATGTTGTTGGAATATCAGGACTACCCAGCTCGCCAAGCCCGTTTGGCCGTAGAAGAATATCGTCCTCTGGGTATCGGTATCGTCAACGTCGCACATTTCCTGGCCAAGAATTTCACGGGTTATGGATCGCCTATCGGATTAGAACTTCTAGACAAGTGGATGGCGCATCTTCATTTCTACTTGGTCAAAGCGTCCAACCGTCTGGCCATGCGTTTCGGATCTTGTAAGAAGTCAACTATCCATGATTCCGGATTTGTGACAGCCGACCTTCAGCCTCTCCCGCTGGACATCCTACCCAATGGCAAAAAGCCTGTTGGGCAAGCCTATGGTCTTGACTGGGAAGGTCTTAAGCAGAACCTATCCGAGTATGGGATCCGTAACGCCACGTTGTTAGCCGTAGCACCAACTGAAAGCTCCTCTCAGGTGCTGAACGCAACGAACGGTATAGAGCCACCAAAAGGTCTCATCAGTATCAAAGGCAGCAAGGATGGCGTCTACAAGCAGATCGTTCCGGACGTTGAAACCCTTGGTCCTCTATATGACCTGAAATGGAATCTGGATTGTATTGAATACCTGAAGACGGCTGCGGTCATACAACGTTGGGTAGATCAATCTATCAGTACCAACACATGGTATGACCCAGAGAAATATCCAGAAGGCAAGATCCCGCGCTCTCTTATGATGCAGGATATTCTGTCTTTCTACATGTGGGGTGGTAAAACTCTGTATTACAACACCAACAAAGACTCCAAGGAAGATGAAGAGTTGAAACAAGTTGAAGAAATTTGTGATACCTGTGTTGTTTGATTAGGTCTATACAACACAAACGTTTAATATCAGGGGTGATTCGTCACCCCTTATTCATCAGGAAAGAAACATGAACGAACAAAAGCAATTTTCAGTATTTGACCCATCTTCAGATAATACAGGACTGCCGTTCTTTGGCGACCCTGTGAGCATTCAGCGCTATGACATCGTGGCATGGCCTTTTGTACAGAAGTGGTATGAGAAAGGTCTCAGCCAGTTCTGGCGTCCGGAAGAAGTGGATGTCACCAAAGACAAAGCAGACTTTGCCACTCTATCCGCTGCGGAACAACACATCTACTTCAGCAACCTGAAACGCCAAACCATGCTGGACTCTATTCAGGGCGCTGCTCCGTTCGAAGCGTTTGGCCCATGGGCATCAACTCCGGAAATCCAATTTGCTATTCTGGAGTGGACGCGCCAAGAAGCCATCCACTCACTATCTTACACGCATATCCTTCGTAACACAGTGAATGATCCTGGTATCGTTTTTGACCATGTTCTGGACGTTCAGGAGATCGTCGATTGCGCCGGACAGATCAGCGTGTACTACGACGACATGGTGCGTTACAGCGGGATGCGTATGGCTGGACGCGCGTTCACCCGTGAAGACATCATGAACGCCAAGCGTGCATTCTGGCGTGCTCTGTTTGCTGCTAACTCCCTCGAAGGCGTTCGTTTCTATGTTTCATTTGCGTGTTCTTGGGCATTCATGCAATTCCTCAACAAAATGGAAGGCAACGCTAAAATCATCCGTCAGATTGCTCGTGATGAGCAAGATCACCTCATCCTGACCCAGACTTTCCTGAACCGTCTGCCGCTGTTGGACCCTGATTTTGCCATTATTAGAGAAGAACTGCGCGGCGAAATGACCCAGATGTATGTCGACGTTGTCAACCAAGAAAAAGAATGGGCGAATTATCTGTTCAAAGACGGCTCAATGCTGGGACTGAATGCCAATATCCTTCATCAAATGGTGGACTGGTTGGCAACACATCGTATGGGGGCTATTGGCCACCCATACCCAGGACAAGCCCGTAAAGACAATCCGGTGCCATGGATAAATGAGTGGCTAGATAATAAAACAATGCAATATGCATTACAGGAAGCGGAAGCTCCTGATTATCTGACTGGTGTCCTTACTGGATCAGTCTCCGACGGTCTGAAATTTGCCTAAAGGTGAGAAATGATTACGATTTATTCCAAACAAGGTTGTGCGCAATGTTTACAAGCTGAAAACATCTGTCGCATTCGCGGTATTGAACACCAAATTCTGAAGCTAGACAAAGACTACAAGCTGGAAGAATTACAGAAAATCACTGGTAAGCAACGCATGTCTATGCCCGTGATTGTTCTGGCTGACCAAACCGTGACCGACGTTACTGGACTCGCCGCAAGTTTGAAACGCTGATCTTTCAAAGCCCCTCATTGAGGGGCTTTACTTTTGAAACCTTTCCGCCTATACTTCCCAGTAATTCATTGGCAAACGCCACAAATTGAATAGCAGGAACTATATCATGACCAACTCTGAAATATATCATGCTTCTATGCATTATCACGACCTACGCGCCCGTCCAGGACACGCCAAACAAAAAGCATTCTGGGTGGCAGAACTCAGATTACGCCGTGCTGTCGTTAACCACCAAATAATCATGAATCGGAAAAACGACAAATCACCGTTGTTGGCAGATTCTTATCTTGAACTCCGCACAGCCTATGAACAAGCCAAACAGCACGTAATAGGAGCATAATATGTCCAACAAATTACTCACCAACCCCCGCCACAACTTTGGTTATATCCAATTACCAGAAGTGATAGACACGTTGTTTGCTGAAGACAAGGAAGAAGTTTGTTGGGCACCAGCGACCCTTATTGAACGCGAAATTTTCAAATCTGAAGTAGACGTGATGTTCCGCATCGGTTCATCCGGAGACCTCCATTATTTGGGGAAAGTGACCGAGTTAAAGACCTGCCATGCTCAAAGATTTTTGCGCATTGACACCACTCAATGTGAAGACTTTTCATTCATCATTCTGCGTGAATATGTTCAGGTCAACCGTCCTGTGTATCAACACCGTCCTTATTTGACGTCGATGCATATAGACAATTATATTTCTGACATTCATTTACGTGCATCAACTATCCATGAAGAAGATTCTGGTGTCGCGGTTGATACGGTACTCAACATGATTGTGATTACGTTGGTGCCATGATATGTATAAATTCCCGATATTAGAGACGGTGTATTCCGTCAATAACAAAGAAGAACCTTTATTTGAAAATTTAGATACCCTGTTAAAGGAAAGCGCACATGTTCCTCTTGTCCTCAAAGGGAAAGAAATAGGGTACAGCCATGACTGTCAAATAATGCGTTCTGAAGGCAGTGATATCCTTCGCATTCGTTTAACATTTGTGTTGACGGGGAGACTAGATGGTATGGTGGTTAACCTAAAGCCAACCACCATAGTCCATAGAATAGGTGGGAAATTACTGTACCGTTTACTGACGCATTTTGAAATAATTACCAACCGCTCCAATACCAACGCACCTTAATCAGTTTGTGCGTTTTAACCATATGGTGTCTGTTATCGGCTCTGGGTTGTTGACCACATAGAACGTGATGGTTACGCCCAGAGAATGATAATCGTCCGACAATGATACATCAACAGATTGCAATTCAGCTCTTGGCTCAAAAAGAGCAATGGCATCTTCAACTTTGTTCTTCACGTCGACCTGTATCGTGGGATTTGTGTTTTCCCCCAACATGGTATACAACCCTGCCCCAATACTCGGATACGTCGGCCAATCACCTACCGTCGACATCACTATATTACGCACAGATTGTAGTACAGCATAAATGCCTGTTTTCTTAGTGACATCTTTGGTGACCGGATGCATGCCAAACTTCAGGTCAATGTCCTTGTACTCTTTCATGTTAAACCCCTTTGGATATTGCCTCTCCAGCACGAGAGGGCATTATCTGCCCTCACCAGTGTAATCATGCGCCTTTACCACCAAAATTGCCACCGTTATCCTCTAACTCCGGTTTTATATCAATTGGACCTGGGCCTGTAGTTGTTACAGGAGTTGCCCCCGCACGTGAGGCGGCGCGACCAGCGCCTTCAGCATATTTGATGTTGCCTTCAATAGTCTGCGCCACCGACAACTTATCACAAACTATTTCACTAGCCAGTATTTTAGGCACTTTCAAAGTATTGGAAACTTCCAACATTTCACAGATGAGACGCAACACGTTCTGTGCCTGTATCTCTGCCAATTGGGAAAATTTCATCAACGCCGTGCCAGCGACCACATTGGAGTAGTTAGAAGAGTGCAAGTGGTAAACTTCTCCTGTCTTACGCTGTACTTCAGTCCCGCCGATAGTCAGGTTATGATCGCGCCCCACATAATAACGTTTGTCAAACATCGTCAGATCATAATGATCTTTGACTGATTTATTGACCACGTCCCCGTCAGGAAGCATCTGCTTATAAGACCCCGAGGAGTGCATCCAATGGAGACGTTCCCCGCCTGGAGTGTCATCAACCTCCATAATATGCCCCGACCGAGATGCCATGACATTGTTGTAAGGATAACGAGACCCGCCAGCAGAAGGAACCGACACCTCTCCTGTGTTATCAATATCTTGAACACGCCCAGAAGGAGGCGGAGTTTCCTGAACTTTTGGTGTACGATCAGGGATTGGCTCAGACCATTTACCATTTTGTTGCGCAGGAGCCGCCGATGCTGTCGTAGCAGGACCAGGCCAACGATAACCCAACACAGATGAGCGGCTGAAGCGACTCACCTTCACAGAATCGGATTGGTTTCCCCCGATACACCAAACGTAGTTGGCGTCAAATTTCTGAACGAATGCAACGTGACCGAATGTCGGGTTGTTCCCGCGCCGGAACACTACAACAGCGCCGTAACGTGGTTCTGACAGAGGAGATCCCCATTGTAGATATGAACGAGCCAAAGCAGAACGCGTTGATGTATATCCGGCCTGTATCAGAACCCATCCGACAAACGACGCACACCAACTAACTTCATCTTCTGAAGCCCCCAGGGAAGTTGTCTTATGATATTCCAATATCCTTGGGTTGTTATTGAATTTGCCAGAATATTCTTTGACACCTAATTCACCACGAGCCACTGTCATCCATTTCTCAGGATCATAACCGTCCACAGGCGGTTGAGGTTCTGGTTGTGGGTCGTCTTCAATCTTAACAGGAACATTCTCGACGGCATTATACTTCTGCCTTTCTATAGATTGAACGACCTGACCCAGCGCCAATGGGTTTGTATCTGACCCATCTGTTGGTGTTGCTGCTGGCCATACCCATGCAATACGGATGTTCTGATATGCTTCATCCAAAGCAAACCCCATAACGTCAGAGCCGACAGTGATACCCGTCGGAGACCAGCCTAAACCTGCCGAGGAGGCGTTAGATGCTGGCATAAGCATTTTACCCCAAGGCAATAATTCTGTAGGCAGGAGAGTGGTATCCTCCGTGTGTACCCCATAGATGCGTACTGCGACGCGCCCGTTTTGATCGGGATCATTCACGTCTTCAACGCGCCCGTAAAACCAACGCAAGTTGTCTAACATATTGAAACCCATTAGTCAATTAGAATCATGTGATATTTATGGCGGGGATTTGAAATCTGTCGAATAATATATTATAGGAAGCTCTGCTTCCGTTCAACCTTTATTCTTTTCGTTCCTACTCGCTGAAGCTCGTAACACCGCCTTGACAGGCAGTCCCATTCCAATGCCATGGAGGCATAAAGGCGAGGAAAATACTGTACACCTCAGAACATGCGTAGAAAAGCATTATTTTTGTTTCAAAACAAATTCAAAACAGATTTACACAACATTCACATCAGGAACAATTGTGTTATAGCAATTTCGGGTTAAACAATCCTTTCTTAAACGGTAATACAGGTAAGCAAAGAAAACCCCACATTACGTGGGGTTGGAAGATTTCTTAGACAATCTAATTTTCAGTGTCTCGGTAAGCAAATCAAGATGCCACGGCATCGATTCACTGATTTCAAATATGCTATAGCCGTGTGCCTTTAATTCGTCACACATCACAAAATAGGAGAGTAAATCAATTTCAAAAATTAAATGAAAATCTCGGTGACACTGTTAAATTTGACTTCGTGTTCTTTCCCACACGAAGGGCATTTAATTTTTGTCGCGTAACGAATACGCGGAATCTTTTTAAAGAAATCATTCGAAATGTCCTGAACAATCTCAGATTCAATATTGTCCCCGACCCATTTGACAAATTCATCCTTAATGCGTTGGCGTTCTTTAGCAACTTCTGGATCGATACCAGGTTCAGCCGGATTTTCCACCTTCCAAACCTGACCATCGTCGTCATACAAACAATCGATAAAGGTGGCAATCATTTGTTCAACAGAGGATGCTTCATTAAGCACTGAGGCATCCGAGAAGGACGGCTGGCGCATCTTTATATGATAACCACCTGGTAGATCAAACGTCTCCCTGAAGCCTTCTGGGGACACGCATTTTACCTGATTGAGCGGGATCGGTAACACAAGCTCTTGACCACAATCTTTAAGGCCAGAAACTGGTTCTTCACCACCTTCATTGGTTTCGGCTTGAACTTTGTTATTACATTTGTAACGTATCTTCATGACCTCGCCGATAGATATACAGCGCATCTTTAAAAATACTTCTTCAGTAACACCGATTGGCAGTTTACTAAAGGGAACGCCAGCATCAACACAACTGTCAAATAGTTGCTCCAATGTTGCCACGCGCTCACTCATAGGAGTGTTCGGATCAGCAACCTGAAGTAACATGGTCTGTTGCCCTGCTGTAAAGGCGCGGTATTTGATCACAGTCGGCCAGAAATCACTTTTATGTGTTCTCTCAGTTTTGGGCAATGATGGTAAATTCATAATGTATCTCCACGGTATATTGTAATTGTATTTATAACGAGGACTGAAAATGCACGCGTTCTGTTTCAGTAAAGTGGGGGAGCAACTCGCAATTAATTATCCGGATGCAAACACGGACTTTTTTGTATTACTCACAGATTTTGCAAATAAATTGGGGATAAAGAATGTCGCCATGACCGTGTCCGATATGAAATTCGGGTGGCTGGGAGTTAAAGATTTATTGAATTATGGATTCAATGTGATTATCGTTGATCCAACGTACAGCCCAATTGAAGAGGATGATGTTATTCCGGTTTGGGTGCAACGAGACATAAACACTCTGGATAAGCATTATCCCGATTGTGTCATCATTGGCGAATTAATACCATATTTTCATAAACGTCGTCGCCTTGAAACAATTAAAAGTTATTTTCAAGATAATGATTGTGGATATAAAATGGATGTCCTTACGAGCGGTTGGGTTGTGAAGAATACCACAGGCAATGCCGACCGAATTACTTCTCGTCTTTATGAATATGTTAAAGAACGGGATTATGAACTGGAGAACAATAATGCCAAACGTAGAACGCGCTGATATTCAGCAGGTACAAGACGTCATCCTTCAACGCCTTCGCGCTGTGATCACAAATGAAAAGGGAGAAATTGCGCCAGGGTTTGAAGGCGCATTCGACGGTTTCGTTGCTGATGATCAGGGGAACCCCGTTGTACAAACGATCGCTGGCATGATTATGCTGAATAGCGAATTTATGGCTGATGGTAAAATCCATTATTCGCCCAATCTCAGTGTTGACGGAGAATCTTTGGCTTCCGAAGTGGTTGATTTAACGGTTGCCGTTGGTGAGTTGGGTTATGTTTTGATGGTTTGCACCGCGCATTATGTGGACGCCAACGGCCATGTGTCATATGGTGATGAAGCGCGGGGGATCAAACGTCATGTGGACACTTCTGCATTACTGCAACAGATACGTCAGATGCAAGAAGAAATGGACTCCAAACCTCGCCTGATTTTACCGGAAAGCAAAATCGTCACCAGATAATCCGGTCTAAATACCCATAACACGATGAAACTTCGTTATGGGTATTTTTATGAAATTTTGCGGAATCGACTATTCTTACGGCTGTCCAGCCATGTGCTTCTGGGACGACAAAGATCCTCTGGATTTTGATCATCTTCATTTCTATGCACATCATACCGTTGAGAAGCACTGTCGTCAAGTGCGACACAATATTCTTATTTTACGTCAACCCAAATATGAATCCCCCGAAGAACGGTTTTATAACATTTCCAAATGGGCTGAAGCCGTACTTCTTACAGAGAAGCCGGATTTCATCACCCTAGAAGGCTATGCTATGGGGAATTCAAAAAACTCCAACAACATATGCCAAACCGCCGAGAACACATCTCTATTGAAACAAGCGATGCGCCGTAACAATATGGAATTTCAGATTGTTACCCCGTCTTTTGTTAAGAAACATTTTTGTGGTAAAGGAAATGCCGACAAATTGGTCATGATAGATCACTTTGAGAAGCTGTTCAACGTTAAGATGCGCGGTATAATGGACATGTTGGATGTGAAGGATCCAAAGCCAATCGATGACCTCGTGGATTCGTTTGCAAATATGGTTTCTGGTCCTTACTTCATAGAAAATTATCCTGATTTCAATAGAGGTGTAAGAAATGATTAACTACTGGCTGCTGGCAGATATACTGCTTTTCGCCTTGCTGTTGATGACGGCGTTTGTTTGGATTAAGGGATTCTTGACATTCCTTCATTCATTAAGTGCCATGGTATCTTTCTATGCGGTTTCACCACATAGTGACGTCAATGTAAGAGCTGCAAATCAATCTGATATGTTGGCCGAATATGTTTTGCTGCGTGATAAAGCAAGCAGGATTGTCCTGTTTTCTACGCTGGTGGGAGCAGTTATTATATTTCTACGACACGTATTGGAGGCGATTCATGCCGTTTTATGATTATGCCTGTACAGGTTGTGGAAATTCGTTTAGTGCTCGAAAATCTTGTGCTGAACGTCACACGCCTGAATTAGAGCCATGTTCTGAATGTGGCGGCGAAATAAAAATGATTATCGGAGCACCAAAGATCGTATCTGGTGTTCGTGGTCCTCAGTCCGCGCCTGATGGCTTCAAAGACGTTTTGCGTCATATTAAGAAGCAATCAGGGAAGGGGAATACAATCGATGTCTGATCAACAAATAGCACAAGTGCTCACACCAGATTCTTTTTCTGAATTGGTGTTGATGAGAGCAAGCCAACGCAAGGAATCAATCCTTGAAACGATGGCCAGTGTTTGTGAAGAGTATGACATCGAAGAAGCAAAGGTCAAAAAATTGATCACGCCTCCTCTTCTGTCAAGGCTAACAGCTGAATGTTCTGATGCTCGGTTGTTGAAGGGTGAATTGAAATCTAAAAAACTCATTTAAGGTTGTAACATGAGCAAAGAGCAAATCTATAAAATGTTGAAGGCGCAAGAGTATCTGCCAGGTTCTATCCGCTGGCGTCACGGTAGCCTCAATGAACATGCTGATGATATGGATCGTGTACGTTACACGACGCCGGAAGGTAAATCCTATGTCATCGAATACCATACATTCTTGGAAGGACACAAAACCTTCTCAGATGTGTACGACATTATTGAAATAGACCCAGCAAAACAAATGATTGCAGGTTAACTCAATAGCAAACGCAGTATAATTACACCGTCGGAATAATTGACAAATACATTTACAGAATAGCCCGAAGGGGCGGATTATAGAGGAATATTAAAATGGGTAATTTATTTGATCGTCTTAAACAATCTCGTGGCCAACAAGCCGAAGCTATGCAACAGCGACTCGCTCAGCAAGGCCAGCGTGTTGGTGGCGGTCGTGACCCACGCATCTGGAAGTGGACCTGGAATGATAAGGGTACTTCTGAAAACATCATTCGTTTCCTGCCGATCCCTTTGGTGGACATGAAGGCTCAAGAAGAAGGCACCATCCCTGAAGATGCTGTGTTAACTCCGTGTGCCATGATCATGAAACACGCATTCCAGGGCGCTGGCGGCTGGTATATCGAAAACTCTCCGCAGACTTTCGGTAACGATGATCCTGTTCGTGACCATGACCGTCCTCTGTGGGCACAACAGAAAGAAACGAATGATGAAAAGCTGAAAACAGTTCTCAAAAAACGTCTGCCGGACACCAAATACTACGCCAACATCCTGGTGATCAAAGATGGCAACAATCCGGAAAACAACGGCAAGGTCTTCTTGCTTGAGTTCGGTAATGCCGTCAAGAAAATCCTGGATTCGGCTCAGAATCCTAAGTTCTCAACTGACCCTAAATTCGACCCGTTCGATATGTGGGAAGGCGCGAACCTGATTCTGAACCTCTTTGGCGAAGAGAAAGAGTTCGGCAACTGGAAAGGTCTGGTGGCCAACTTCACCAATGTGAAGTGGGATACTCCGGCACCTTTGGGGACAGACGAATACATTGAAGAGATCTGGGAAAAAGAACACAGTCTGTTTGAGTTCTTTAATCCGGCCAACTTCAAATCGTACGAAGATCTGGAAAAACGTTTGCGCAAAGTTCTGGCCATCCCTGATAATCAGCCTCTGGTTGAAGGTGGTGCTTCTACTATGGCACATGCGCCTACCCAGTCTCAGGAACCCCAGCGCCCAACAGCGCAGGAAAGTCTGAACCAACAACAATCTCAGCCTTCTAATGCACAGCAATCTGTTCCAGCCAATAATGGTGGTGCCGATGCGAAACAGACGGCTTCCATTGATGAGTTCGAGCAGTTCCTGAAGCAAGACTAATTTCGCTAAAGCCCCTTCGGGGGCTTTTTAGTTTTTAACGACGTCCTGCAACAATCCGAGTAAACTACTCTTCTCAGACGCCGTCAGGTTATCATTGCCTAATATATCCCTCTGGATGCCGATAGAGATCCTTTCGAAATCAGCCAAGCTGATACCAGCCAGATTGTTTACAAGCTGATCGAGTTGCTTATAAGCCAGCAGGGCTTCACCTGTGAAGTTTCCTTCTTTGATCTTTTTATACAGCTGTCCGGCTTTTGACGCAGCGGTTTCCCAGTCTCCGGAAGCAAGAGCATCAGTAATACCCAAAGGAAGAAAATCGCTGGCGAGGCTGCGCGTTTCATATTCAGTCTCCGATAATACTTTGTTATAAGAAAAGGAAATGTTGTACTGATTAAATTGATCGGCGGCGCTTTTATCCAGATCTATAGAACTGAAGTTGATGGGGTGAGCCTCAGTCACATAAACGCGATGAACAACCTGATCTTCTGTATCCATTTGCTCTATACAAATATCGGTCACGAAATCTTCATAATAACCCATCTTGGTTGTGTATGGGTCGAATATCAGATTCTTCCATTTGTCCATGACCGACTTTTCATAATAATCGTTGGCGAGGAGGAACGACAACTCCAGATCAATGTTCGTCTTGTTGTTCGGCATTTTAATGTGGTTGCCGTTGTTGGTCATGGGAGTAGTGTCAATCCCTGTACCAGGTAAAGATGCGACCATACACATCATTTGCAGGGAACGAGATGTTTGGTTTGTCCCTCCAAAGAATGCGTTTACAATACGGGCGCTTTGTTTGAATAAATCGCCGAATGAAGATGAAGGATATGCGTTCCCATCATTTGCTAGTGTCGCATTGGAATCAAATATTCCAGGCGGCAACGGAATTGTAACACGAAATCTGTTCTTGCGGGAAATACCCCGTTGAAGCAGTTGCGTTAGAAAATTGCGATAGTCTTCCACGATGAGGACTCCATTTAAATAATATATCTGTTGATATTTATAAGGAGTTGACAAATGGCTAAGAACGCTATGGGTGAAGAAGACCCGTTGTTGCTTCCCGCCGAGATGGACGCCCCAGAACTGGTCAAGCGTTACATCCGCAAATATCGTCAACATTTTGGGCCGGAAGCGAAACGTAATATCCGTCGTTCTCATGTGTGGTTTATGGAGCGCGTATCGAAAGATGCTAACTTATCTCCGAATCACATGATGAAAGCATTCGCTGAAAATAAACGTCCTGTTCAGGGTGTGCGTTATATTGTTGGCCGCATGTATTATTTCAAATATGATGCGCTGACTAAAGATGAACTCCCGTATTGGGATATGTATCCTCTGGTGTTCTTCTTCAATTTTGTGAAGGGGGATGGGGTGAAATTCGGTGAACGTGGTGTAACCTATCTTTATGGCCTAAACCTCCATTATTTACCGCCTAAACTCAGATTGTTGGTATTTGAAGATCTCATTAAATTGAGAAATGAACGGGCATATCGTTCTAAAACACGTTTGAGACTTACCTGGGATGCGCTAAAGCGGTTTGCGAATCACCCTTTGTACAATCATTGTGTCAAATTATACCGCGCAGATCAATTTCGTTCACAACTTTATGAAATTGAACCGCAATATTGGGAGGTCGTTTTGTTTATGCGTACTGCTCGATTCCAGAAACAGAGTCAGATGTCTGTTTGGAAAGACGCTCGTCGTAAACACAAAAATGGTTAGTTCTAAAAGCCGTTCTATGGGATAATTCGCGAACGGCTTTCTATAAAAATGAGGTTATGATATGTCACAGCTACACCGTATTTTTGGTATTGAATTCAGTTCTAATTGCGTTCGTTATGATCGCACTCATAAAGATTCGGGTGGTAAAACCGGATATGAACTCGGTAGCCAGTTGGGATATTCCAGAGAACAATTGTTCAATCAACACAGGCTGAATGAAACGGATCTTCTTAGGGTTATGGGCATTGAACTTGATTCCGAAGCCAGCTTGGATCTGGGCGACGAAATTCGTTTTGGCAAACCAGAAGCATTGGAATTCATTGAAGATTTCGTTTCTGGTTATACCCAAGCCGCTACGAACCGCCGCGCTGCTAATGATGCAGTGGGTAAATTCTACTTTGCGGCGAAATATCTTGCCGACAAACGTATACAGATGGAAGCCGAATTCAGTAAAGAAAATCTGAAAGCAGTTTTCGGCGAAGAAGGCGATTTCCGTTTAATGCCAGAATCTGGCACTGAATCAGCTCGTGATTTCTTTGAAAACCCATTTGTGGTCAAAGGCTGTAAAATTCTTACCGACGAAGACCACGCTTTCGCAATCCATACTGAAGTCGTTTACAATGAAGAGAATTGCCTTGTTATTTCCAGATTGTTCAACAGTCTGTCATACACAGCGTATTCTTTGATTGAACGTTGTATGGAAGAAGAGCATCGTCAGGTAGTGGTGAATAAAATTCGCTTACACGTTGAGCAGAATTTTAACGGGTTTGGTTGTGAATCCGGCGAAATCCCTAATTTCTATCTGTAGCACAAGCAGGGGGCTGTATGAAGAAATATGTTCGCCTGAACACAGTACTGGAATCTGTAATCGAATATTTCATAATGCAGCACCTGAGAGCAGAAAATGATAATGTGAGCGATGCTTTGACTTATGACCACCGGATAGTGGTTCATTCCGTCGAAATAGTGGACGACGAATTGTTGATTGCCAACATAGAACATGCTCTCTGGGACGAAGTTTTGGACCAGTATGTTCAACCCAAATTCACCCAAATCGAGTTGTCTGCCATGTGGCCACCTGAAACAGTTTTCAATATTGATATACAAAGTTAATATTCACTCCAGTCCGCGCTGATACAGCGTTCCGTTGTCTAACACAGAAGTGTTAACCAACTTTTCAATAAAAAGTGGTTTACATCTTCTAAAAAGGCAGTATATTAATGTTCCAGACGCACAGTTGAACATTAGACTGCCAAAGAAGGTTACTACACAAAAGGGTTTTTATTATGTCCTATATTCTTCATATCGAGTCCGGCCTGAAATTTGAAATTGATGGTAAAACCGCTGCTGATCTTCAAGCAGAAATCAAAGGTGCAGACCTTATCATCGGCAACGTCACATTACGCCGTATGATGGAAGGCGTCCTCCAGTCAGCCAACGGCTTTGAACTCATTGAAGGTCTGAGCCAGGAAGAGAAAGAAGAAACTCTCGAAGCTCTTGACCGCGCTGAAGCCGAAAAAGTTAAACCGACCGAAGATGTGGGGGTTAAACAGGGCGACGGTGAATCAAATCCGGTGATTGACGCCGAAGAAACGGTTGGGCAACCTGTCGGTGATCAAAATTCCCAGACCGTCGAAGACGGTTCTCTTGAAGTCAACAAAGACGGTTCCATTTCCCTGGTAGTTGAAGGCGAAGAAGTTCTTGACGAAGAAGCGCAAGCCCGTGCTGAAGAAGTTCGCCGTCGTATGCTGGGCACAACCGTTGCTGAAGCAATCGCCGACGTTGAAAATCCGAAGGATGATCAGGCTTTAGCGAACGCGAAGGCGGTTCTGGCCAAGAAATCTTCTGAAATGCGTCCTGCGTCTTCTACTGAAGAACGCAAGCGTCGTCATAACAAACGTGAAGAAATGGTTGAAGCGGCTCGCGCATCCAATTATGGTCCTATCCTGGCTGCGGTTGAATCAGGGATTGTGCCTGGGGTTTATTTGAGCTATGTGAATCCGGATATGCGCTGGTTCCAGTTCCCTGTTACCGAACTGGCAGATGAAGCCAATCCACACGCCCGCACCAATACTTATGTTGATCTGGCGCCAATCGTTTCCGGCGGCTGGGGGTTCAGTCTGTATGTGAATGGTAAGTCATTCACCAAGCGTCAGAAAATCAAAGAAACTGACGCTGAATCTCTGGTAAAGGCTATCAACGAATGGCTACCTCAGGCGTTGGCCGAAGCGAAAGCTGCTGCGTAATTTAACTCAGAAGCGTTCAATAGATAAAGGGGCTGCTATAATAGCAGCTCCTTTTGTTTATTGGAGCATGTCATGTCTTATTCGCTCAAAGGGCTGTTGAAGCGCCCTGTGCATTTGTTTGTCAAACCACCTGCTGTAGAAGGGGAATATTCGGCACGAGGAGAGTTGTATTACATTAAAGGCTCCAATGGTAGTGGTAAGTCTACTGTGCCTTCTTATTTGGCGGAGAATGATCCTCAGGCGTATGTCGTAACCCATAACAGTAAGATCATGCTCACGGTTTGTCCATCTTACAATATTGTCTGTGTCGGTAAATATGACAAGTCTAAGTCCAAAGGGGTTGATTCTCTGAAGGATACTGAGCAGATGTTGTTCGCGTTGTCTATTGCTGACCAACCAGAATACCTGAAATATGATGTGATTTTCGAAGGCATCATTCCGTCTACATTATTGAGTTCTTGGATTCCCCGCCTGACACGCCCACCACGTGAATTGGTCGTCCTCTTTATGGATACCCCTCTTGAAACCTGTATTGCCCGTGTTAAATCGCGTAACGGTGGCGCAGACTTCAATGAAAGTCTGGTGGTCGAGAAGTGGGAGAGAGTTCATGATCACCGTCAACGGCATAAAGGCTTGTTCCCTACCGTTCCCGCAGGTATGATGAAGTCCGATGGCCTGACTGTAGAGCAGGCTGTTTTTGCGTTTCTCAATCGTGATTTTGGGAGTATTGATTGATGGAAATTTTTGCTCTAAATAATAATGACATGCTCAAGAAAGCTGTGTTGGCTATCCGTGAACACGGGATTGAGTCAGATCCTGGTAACGCAGAGATTAACACTGACGGCACTCGTTTTATTGATGGCGTGACGATTACGGTGGCTGACCCTCGAGATCGTTGGTTATCTGTTGAAGGTCGTAATTCATCTGCGCTTGCTGCGATTGGTGAAACATTCTGGGTTCTGTCAAGCCGCAATGACATCCGTTTCCTTTCCCGAGTCCTCCCTCGTGCGGTCAACTTCTCGGATGATGGCGTAACGTGGCGTGGTGCTTACGGACCACGTCTGTACAACTATGGCCAGCTGGATAGTGTTATCAACCGTTTGCGCAATAACCCCAACACCCGTCAGGCGTATCTCACCATCTATGATCCAGCTCTGGACTCAGATGAAAGTTTGGCCGCGCATAGTGAAACAGGAGAAGCCAAGACTAAAGACATGATCTGTAATCTGGCTTTATTGTTCAGTATAACAGAAGGGCGGTTGAACATCACGGTCATCAATCGAAGTCAGGATGTCCTCTGGGGTATGAGTTCAATCAACTTCATTGAATTCTCCATTTTGCAGGAAGTATTGGCGAAGGTGCTGAACGTGGAAGTCGGGAATTATAAACTGTTCTCGAATAACCTTCACTATTACAACAATGAAGTCAGTCGGAAGCAACTCGGGGACATAACCAACAAGACCCGAACTTCTACTGGTATGTACAATTCTTTGTTGGAATTCTCTTCGGAAAAGGTGAAATGTCAAGAAAACATCCAAAATCTGTTCCTCGGTGTACTTCATCACTGTGACATTGGCAGTGAATTTGGTAAAATCAGAGAGCATTTGAAGGAATATAACGCAGATACAGGTTTGATGATGGATATGTCATATTGTCTGTGGTGTCGCCTTAATGATACTAAAATTGATAAACGTCGGATTGCTGATGATGGTCTTCGTAATGCGTTGTTACAATCACCCGTTGACCGTAAACACATGTGGGGGTATGGGGAATGAAATACCCTAATCTGGAATTCTTTACGGGGCGCAAGCGCTCCGGCAAGGACTTCTGTTTGGAGTCCCTCATCAGCTTTCACCATTTACAGGGTGATATGGACATCCAGCGCTTATCTTTCTCGGACGAGTTGCGTCGGGTGGCTCATTACATCTATCCTTGGTTGCCAGAGGAAGTAGAGGACGATATCAAGGACTTGCCATATGTTCACCCAGATAACCCCAAGGGATTAACCCCAAGGCAGATCTGGCTTCATCTCGGCAGCGATACGGGGCTTCGTTATGTCCAACCGGATCTGTTTTTGTCTTTCTTTAAGCGTTACCAACTCCCATTAGTTGAACAGAATCCGAACATTCATTATATTGTGAGTGATCTACGGACGCCTCAAGAATATGAATGGGCGCTGAGCACTAAATGTCCCATCACCCGCATTTCAAAGGTAAATCGCGGCGGTATCATAGAGGACGACATAGAGGCTTTCATTGATGAGATGAAAGTTGATTATGAATTTGTTAACCCATTTGAAGGTTGGCAACCATTCGTCAAATTTTATAGGGATCGGAAATGATCACAGCAGAGCATATCAAAAGTCTGCTCGAACTTCAAAAGGCCACCAACGTGGCCTATTTTGGGGAAGAGTGGCGTAAACATTGGACTCATGTGGCGGTGGTGAACTCCATCTATCGTGAGTGGGCAGAGTTTCTTGACGAAACAACCCAGGACTGGAAAATCTATGGCGGTGGGATACAATATGACCGAGAAGCAGCTGTCTACGAATTGGTGGACGTGGTACATTTTATGTTGTCTTCCATTTTATCTGGATTTGGTTCTGCTTTCCCAGTTGAAATGCAGATTGACCTTTTCTTCAAGGACGGACGAGTGATAGACAAATCGGCCAATCTGGAATCGGTCACAGAATGTTTTACGTCATTTATGGTTCAACCAGATGTTATCCGTTTTGTGCGGTTTTTATCAAAGGCTTGTGGTTATTTGGATCTGGACACCGAAACCTATATGCTGGCCCACAAGCGCAAGAACGATCGCAATCGTCTGCGTGCTGCTGGCGGCGCGGATTACGATAAGTCTGCCGAAACCCCTCTGACTCTGGAGTTCTAATGTTTACAGTCGTCGTATCATATTATGCGGAACATGCCCCGCACATGGCAGAGAACTTCGCTGAGTTTATTAAACCAGGCGGTCATGTCGTTATTGCGACCAATTTCAAGAAAGAGCCAGATGGTGCGGCTACTGTAACACAACATATTACAACCAAAGAGCCGGAAACACTTTTTAAACGCATTGAAGATTTTGCTTTTGGCGGGGAAGAAATTCCAGAGTCATTACAGCATATCTATTTTGAAGATGCGATATATTATGTTCATGCTATTCCAAAGGATGTTACAACTGAACAAATGATGTATATCCTGAATATCGCATTGAATGTTTCTTGTGTCAACAGGGCACAGCACAATCGTCTGCGTAATATGTATTTAACAGAACGCGGGGGTTCCGAAATTAACGATGAAAAACTCCCGTCAATAATGGCGATTCACGAAGCAATCAATATATTGTCCAAGAAAGTCTTGGGCACCGATTTATTAATTACGATCAACAAGCAAGAGGAAACGAAATGGCCGATTCATTGATGGCTCGCATGCTCAAGACTGCAAAGAAACATTCCCCTGAAGCGGAAGTTCTGAGCAAGACAACGCTGCTGGATAAACAGGTGATTGCATCCACGGGTATCCCTCTGCTAAACATTGCTTGGACAGGCCGCCCTGATGGTGGCATTCACTCGGGTTCTAAGCAGCTGGTTGGGGATTCTCGTACATTTAAGACCATGTTCGGTCTGGTGGACGTGAAGGCATACCTGGACAAATTCCCTGACGCAATTTGCGTGTTTGGTGATTCTGAGTTCGGCGCCAACCAGAAATACTGGGATGCCATGGGCATTGATATGAGCCGTGTTGTTCACGTGCCGATTGTGTCAGTGGAGAACATGCAGATCGTATTCATGCAGATGCTGAATGACACCCAGCGCGGCGAACACATCATCTTCTTCATCGACTCCATCAGCCAGTTGCCTTCAACCAAAGAAGTCAACGACGCCATCAAAGGTGAAGACAAGCAGGATATGACTCGTGCCCGTGCTCTCAACAGCTTCTGGCGCACCGTGACTATCCAGCTGAACATGAAGAATCTGTTGATGGTGTGGATCAACTCCTATTATGATGAGATCGGCAACGAATACGCCGAGCCTAATCTGAAGGGCGGCAAACAGGGCTTCCTGTCTTGTGATCTGATATGGTTCATTACTCGTTCCCAGGTCAAACACGACGCGACCAAAGAACTGCTGGGATGGAACTTCAACATTGGTATCATGAAAGGCCGTTTCGTGAAAGAAAAGGCGAAGCTCCCTGTAACGGTGCTGTATGAAGGTGGTATTGATCCTTGGTCAGGGCTGCTTGAGATTGCTCGTGCCCTGGGCTATGTCGATATGCCTTCTTCCGGCTGGTATGTGCGCACAGCCAAGGGTGGTTTCGACCCTGAGAAGGAAAAGAAATATCAGAAGCGTCAGATGAATGGTGATTTCTGGTATCCTCTGTTGGAGAACCCTAAGTTCTGCGACGATATTCATGATATGTACGGCGTTTCTACTGGCGCTGTGATGCCTGCCAACATGCTGGACAAATTCGACGATGTTATCGAATCAACCAAATAACGGTGGCGGGGGAGGTAACTCCCCCGTTAATTACAAAATCATCGACCCTGGTTCTGATCAGTTAGCAATAATCGAAATAACGGAAGGCAAATTCCGTGGCGTTCAATTTCGTATAGGGAAAGTGGGTGTCCATTTAGATAATGGAGAGCCTCGGTTATCCTTTACAACAGATATATTGAAGAAACCATGGCGTTTGTTATTTGTTAATTTGAAAGAAAATGACTTGTTCACTGTGGTGTCTGGGGATATCTTAGTTGATCTGATACAGCAAAATGCTCAGGATTACAACAAAATTTTGGTGGGGTAGTTGCCAATGTTACTCGAATCTGTCGTGCTTTCCCAATTAATCTATAACGAAGAATATCAAAGAAAGATCCAGCCGTATTTGAAAGCCGATTATTTCGATAACGAAGGCGAGAAAATTATATTCGGTCTCATTGACCATTACACTTGCGAATATAATGCTCGTCCTTCGGTTGAAGCGTTGTCTATTATGCTGGAAAAGACTTCGCTCAACGAACACGTATTTGAACAAGCTATTTCTGCTCTTGAGAATATCAATGACAACACATTCCATCAGGAATGGCTTGTAAAAGAAACAGAAAGTTGGGCGCGGCAGAAAGCTGTTCATAATGCGATCAAACACGCCGTCAACATCTATGGTGATGAGAAACGTAAAGATGAGATGAACACGATTCCAACTCTCCTACAAGAGGCGTTGGCGATAAGTTTTGATTCTTATCTTGGCCATATCTATTGGGAAATGGCTGAACAACAATACGACCACATGAACTCTAATGAAGCGAAGATTCCTTTCGCTGTAGAGATATTCAACAAAGCGACTCGTGGTGGTGTTGGTAAGAAAACGCTGAACATCGTGACGGGTGCAATTAATGCGGGTAAGACAACAACTCTGATTGATTTGGCTGCTGGTTACTCCGAGCAAGGGTTGAACGTATTCGTATTCACCCTAGAAGTGGCTGAGAACGTCTGGCGTCACCGCCTTGATGCCCGTATGATGCGCAGGGACTTCGAGTCCTTAGAGAAGCTCTCACGACATGAATATGTCGCTACGATACAAAAGTTGCGAACTCGTCAAGACGGTTCCATGAAGGGTGATATTGTTATCAAGGAATATCCTTCAGGCGCTGGGCATACAGGACTGTATCGCCGCGATATTCTTGATTACGCGACATCCACGGGAATTACGCCGGACGTCATTATTATAGACTACTTGGGTGAATCAGCGTCTTCTCGTCTTCCTGCTCATTTAATGCAGAACACCAACGTGTATTATACTTCGGTGGCGCGTGAATTCCGTGCGCTTGGATTTGAATTTGATTGCCCTGTATGGACGGGTATGCAATTTAACCGTGAAAAACAATCGGCGACTGATGGTGATATTAGCGACCTGGCAGATGCTATCGGTATTCCGAAGGTTGCAGACTTCATCATGGCGTTCTATGCTCCTGATGAACTGGCGGCTGTTAAGAAAGCCAGAGCATCAATCTTGAAAAATCGTTATGCCAACAAGCAGAAACTCAAATCATTCTTGTTTGGTATGGACCAAGATAAACAGATCTTGTTCGACTTGGACTGGAATGAAGTCAAACGAGACCTGACTGATGAAGAAGCCCGTTATGTTGAGAATGTTCATATCAAACATGACTTAAACAAAACAGGCGACTCGAATGATGTCAAGAAAGCCGAGACCGTGAATAATTGGAATTTCGGTTAACTTCAATAATGGTGGTCATAGGGTATAATCTCTTTGATCTGAATATTAACCCAGGAGCACATCATGTCGGATGTTGCATTTATAGCTGACCTGATTCGGGCGGCACAACAGGTGTGCCAGTCTGGAGAAACCAGTCTCAAACTCACTACAGAGCAGACTCTAGAATTTTATAAGAATCGTCGGCATTGGGGTAAGAATGTCAAGATACATTGCGAACCAGGTGAATTGGTTCAGCTTGATCTTCCGTCTTTTCCATTGCCAGTACAGACCAACACTCAGGAATATTACAATGTTGAAGGCGTTGATATTATTCCTAAGTTTGGTTTTCACAGTATCGTTTATTTCTTCCTGCGCCGTTTGGGAACTAGTATCGGTCCACTCGGTTCTCGTCATTAATGAGGATATATTATGTCAGTTGAACAAATTGGTTTTTATCAACTCCCTTCTGATCCAAAACTGCGTCAAAAGATGATGCAGACTTTAGAAAATTGTCGCGCTGCCCAGATCCGTATCAAGTCTGAACAGACCTTTGTTACCGAAGCCCTGGCTGAATTGGCAAAAGAAACAGGCATCAAAGCCGTTGATCTGCGCAAAGTCGTTACCGATCGCGCTGGTGGAACTTATACCAAGACCATCGAGACCAGCGCCAAATACCAAGATCTTTATGAGTCGCTGTATCCTAACGCCGCGCCTGATCGCACGGATGAATAATATCGGTTAAAGCCCAACAAATGTTGGGCTTTATTTCAATAAAACTTTACTTCAATAAAACTTGCGGCTATCATTTAACCTACATTGAAAAGTTTCACTACATCATGAGAGGCAAAAATGAAAGCCAAGACCTTCAGCATCCCAATTGATAACATTGGTCGTGTCAAGGAACGTCTGGCCAAACTTGAAAGAACGGCCAAGCGCCTGAATCTCGAGTTCCCTCTTGTCGAATACAGCGAACCATACAAAACCCAGCATCGCGATTCTATCACTGGTGAAAAATTCTATCGGTGGTGGCAGGATTGTACACTCACTGGTGAAGGCATCGACCGCCCCGTTTCCTACGGCGGGTGGAGCATTATTGGACAATTCAATCACCAATATCCAAAAGTCATCTTGAATAAATTAGCAGATGACATCCACCCTAATTTCATTCAAAGATTCGAAGCCGAAAACGTGTCTTGGTGCGAGCATTGTAATAAATCTGTGCGTCGTCATAACACATATGTTGTTCGTAACGAACAATCTGGCGCACAGATGCTCGTGGGTAGCAGCTGCATGCATCATTATGTTCCGCATCAGAAATCGCTTGATGCCGTGATGTCTTATTATATGTCGATACATGAAATGTTCTCACCTGATGAAGATGACCCTGAAGGCATCTATCGAGTGAACGAACCTGATTACGTTGACACTGAAGGTTATTTGCGGAATTGCTTTCAGGTTCTGCTGTCTGGTATGAGTATGAAGAGCGATGATTTTGGTCGAGTTCTTGGTCATATTTCTAGCGGGACTCGTCCAGAGAAAGGTTCTGACATTGAGATATTCTATAACAAGGCTGTTAAAGCCCGTGAAGATGCTCAATCAGAAATGTACCATATGATGCTTTTCATCGCCGCGTTGTCTGAGAACAATGATTTCAACGTTCGTCTGAAACGTATGTGTGAACCTGGATATCACCTCGTTAAGGACTCCACGACAGTTCGTTGGGGAGCAGCAAAGTATTATGATTATATCCACACCCCCCGCCAAACGCGCATTGTATCAAATTGGGTTGGGGAAGTCGGTGAAATGTTAGAAGTGCAAGTCAAATTCGAAGCAAGAATTTTCCTGTATTCATCTGATTATGGTGACACGTATCTGTATACTTTCAAAACCAAAGAAGGCAATACCATTACATGGAAGACTTCTTATATGGAAACCGAATTCCTGGAAGGTGATATGATCATTCGTGGCCGCGTCAAAGAATTGACCGAATTCAAAGATGTTAAACAAACTCAGGTAACAAGGGCAAAACTGAGGAAATTATGATTCTTTTACAATTTGTTTTGAAAGCATTTGCATTCGGTCTTATCGCATGCGGAGTGATCACAGCTATGCTGTTAATCATAGCCCTGATCATCCCCTTTAAGAGGAAACGCTGATGGAATGTTCATGCGGGGGGCAAGGCACAAGTGCATACTTGCCATTTAACACCGTCAAGGAAGCCGAAGACGCTGGATATGCCGTGGACAAGGCTCCCTGTGTAATTGCCACCAAGGATTGTCCGTGCTGTAAGAGGCACTCTCAGAACGTTTGGTATGCCCCAGAAGCAAAGGGCAAAATTAATTTATTGAATATGATGAGGAAGTAATATGACCACACTCGTAGAAACATTATTCCCAGGATGCACCCTTGGGCGCGGCGGTAGCGAAGCCAACGGGCTGGCAATTGACGCCGAACCCCAGAACTGCGTTGTTATCGACAAATTCCATGACAATCATTATGCTCTGAATGATCGTCGCGATCATTATTTGGTTTCTGTGGGAGAATCTTTGGTTCACCTTCGAATCTGTTCTGCTTTACCAGGATATGGGTATGACGCATTTGCTTATATCCATGATGTTTCCAACGGCGAGATGGGGAAAGAATCCCTGATTGAAAAATTCAAGAGTTGGAAGGAGTCCTTCACCTCTGTCAAGGAAAGGAGTTAGAATAATTCTATTGAAGTCTCTGGGGTTATAATAACAAGACGAATAACCCTGGAGACACATGATGCTTCCTCTTTTAGAAATAATTCAAAATCTTCGCGATACCAAAGGCACCAACGCCAAGAAAGCTGTGCTGACCGAGGCGTTCAGAAACAACCCAGAATTGGTTGATTTCCTTCAATACGTCTACGATCCAATGCGTTCTTATTATCGCACCCAATTCAATCTGAATGCATTCCCTCGTATGCTTTCGCGCGGCGTTGTCGGTAGCTGGGATCAGGTTTATGACGTTCTCGATATGATGTCAGAACGTCGTATTGGCGGGATGAAGGCCGACCAAGAACTTGCGAAGGCCGCAACCAACATACATCCAGATTACCATACCCTGATACAAATTATACTCGACAGAGACATCAAAGCGGGAATTGCCGAGAAAGGTATAAACGCAGCATTCAATGCGGTAGGTGGTACAGGGCGTCTGATTAATATCCTTCCATATCACCGTTATGATAACATGACGATTGACTTGCTGAAGAAGATGGACTTCAAGCGCGGCGTCTTCAGCCAGTTGAAATCAGATGGTATGTTCGCCAACATCATCTGTCGTTATGGAAGAGACTCAGAGATTCGTTCTCGTTCCGGTTCTCTTATTGCGGGTGGTTCCGTTGATAACCTGTCATTGGTTTTCAAAGACCTGATCTATGATGCGGGGATTGGTGAAAGCGTCTTCCATGGTGAACTGCTCGTCATTGATCTGAAAACGAATACAGTGTTGCCTCGGGCTATCGGCAATGGTAAGCTCAACAGTGTCATCCAAACGGGTGAACCCCTGGAAGATCGTTACAAGGTGATCTATCGGGTATGGGACGTTGTGCCGTATGACAAGTGGTTCGCTGCCGAGCGCGTGGACACGCCTTACGAGCAGCGCTTCGATATCATACAGCAACTGTTTGATGAAGGCGATGGTCTGGTTCAGGTTCAGGAGACCCGTGTCGTTCATTCGTTTGAAGAGGCGGTTGATCATTTCAAGGACGCACTGGCCCGTGGTGAAGAAGGAACGATCTGCAAAGCGGCTGATATGCCATGGGAAGACGGCACGTCCTCTGAAGGTCTGAAGTTGAAGATGGAAGTGGAATGTGACCTTGAAATCGTTGGCTTCAATGAGGCCGATAAGAAAGGGAAGCACGCCAAGACATTTGGATCTCTCCTCTGCAAGACCTCTGATGGCCTCTTAGTTGTTGGCGTATCGGGGATCTCAGATGAGTTGAGACTACGAATGTGGGAAAACCAAGAGGACTTCATTGGTAAGATTGCCGCCGTGCTCTCTAATGGCGTACAGGATAAAACCGATGACGCCATGAAGTCTCTATTCCTTCCACGTCTCGTTGAAGTACGCACAGACAAGAAAGTCGCTAATACACTGGCTGAAGTCTATGCTATCCAGAAAGCATATATCGAAAATATTTTGGTGTTGTTGGAAGCAGCATGAAAATCGGGGTTCTTCGGAACCCCATTCAATAAAGACAGTAGCAGTATAATTCCAAGAAATCATTACCAGGTGTTATTATGAAACTTATTGATAAGAAACCAAGGAAAGACAATGATTCTCTTCACCTCATAAACATTATGAGGGAATTGGGAGTTTCTGAATTACAGATGATGAAGATGATGAATTGTTCTGACGTTGTCTATAATTGGACAAACGGTTATCGTCTTATCCCAAAATCATTCCGTCGTTTTATTTTGGCGTTGGTGTTTATTCATCGCCAAGGAAAAACAGAAGAGTTTCAACGTTTCGTTAAATCAGAGGATAGATCGCGTGGTTGGTAAAAATCCGCCGTCATATGCCAAAATCGGGATCGCTTTCCGGAACTCCATGCTTTTCATTAAAGAGAAAGGCTTGGTGACGGAGTTCAATCAGTTCTGTTCTGAACGCCGCAGATTACAGAAACAGAAAAGCAGGGAGAAACGCCATGATAACTGAGTGGGAGAAAATGCAATACGAACGTGCATTTAACGTTTATTGCATATATATGGCGATCAAATTGCATTTCACCACAAAAGACTTTGATTATGGCCTGTATGGGCCGATGAACAATTACAAGTTTGAAACATTCTATTCTAAACAGGGTGTGGCCAAACAATTTGCCAAACTTGCTCGTCGGTTTGAATCTTCCCAGGGTGAAGTGGTGGAAAATTATATTATTGCCAACTTTGTTAAATCACCAAAGACGTGGGTGACAACATTACTCACCCGTCAGGCTCAAGAAAATTATAATGAATATCGCCGCCTGTATGACAACTTCTCATATAATTTTCTTGAACATTTTGAGAGATATATGATCCCTGAGATAAAAGAAAGAGGCGTGAATTTTATCCAATATATCAAAGGAAATGGTAATGGGCATCCACCTTTACTGACAGATATTATTGTTAAACGCTATCCAATTTGGTTTCTCGTTGGATTGAATAAAGTAGTGGGGTTCATCCATTTATATGATACAATACTCAAGGATGACATCTATTGGAACTCTGAGTCTTTTTTATTAAAGAAAACCAATTCAGTTGTTCCTGATGAAAACACAGAATACACAAAAGGAAAACTCCGTGAGCTAATCCTTGCCCACGGAATTTGATTACCAATCCCAGAGAATGCGCCCTGTATCAGTACGGTTGGACGGCTCCAACTGTGAACTATTGAAGTTGTTCGTCGTACTGACTTTCTTCGAGTTGTCCACATTTTGTTGTACTGGAACCACAACACTGGCTGGCGGGTTAGCATAGGCGGATTTAACTTCTTCGATGTTATTGGCTGCTCTTCCTTGAACCGGATAAGCCCCGCCCAGAGTACCTCCCCCAATCCCTGCGTATGCGTCTTTCAATTGAGAAGTGCGATCTGTTACGTTCACAGCATCCGAAGAAACCCCAGAAGGCATTGGAGTCAGCGTGCTGATATCTGCATTAGGTTGTGCTGGTGATTGGCTGTTCGGTGGTACAGAGGCATTCTCAGGAGCCTTATCGTCTTGGCTTATCAGCATAGACTGTCTTGCTTCCGCCATCTTATTCCTGGCTGCTTCACCACCCAACGCATCGGGGATAATGCTGACAAACTTATCCACGATATCAAACATCGCATTGGTGATAGCATTCAACATGTTGAAGAAAGGTTTCTTCACATTTTCAGCAAATCCTTTCTTCATGTCTTCAACGACTTTGTTTGCAGCCGCCATGCCGTCATCTATCAGGCCAGTTATTCCACCCGTTACCCAATCAACCAATTTTATCAATTGGCCTTGCAAGTTATCTGCAAGTTTACCAGGCATTTCGGTCAGTGATGTACTCTTCCCGATACCCGCAAACAAATCGTTGGTGACCCAATCAACAATCGAGTTCAACCAACGCACGGGCGCTTCGGTCATTTTCAGCACTTGTTCACGGAACGCCTTTCCAAACCCAGCATTGTTCCATCCGAATATTTCAGCAACCCAATCGGCGAGATCCCCGAAACTACCGACCAGCTCTGTTATCCCTGCCTGAACCCGATCAACGATCGATACTTGCGCTTTACCAAGGATTTCTTTAGCATTAAAGAACCCTTTACCGAATTCAAATACAGATGTTATTAACGCCAGAGGTCCAACTCGAAGCATCTTGGTTGCTGCTTTCAGAGGCGCAAGCAACCCGCCGATCCCAGCACCAAACCCCATGAATAATTTAATGAAGCCACCAACAAGTTTTAATGGGGACATCAGGAGTTTTAACGCGCCCAGTCCAAGGAGTGCCCCCAGCGCCGCGCCTAACCCAGAAGATTGACCATCTTGTTTAGGCTCAGACGGAGGGATAGAACCAGCCTCTGGGTTGTTCTTGTTTTCCTTACCTTCTTCGCCACGACGGAATTTCTCTTCTTCTCTATATTTTTGATCACTTTCATAGATACGTGTCAGAGTATCATTAAGATCTTCGTTCATGTATCCCAATTTGTCATCAATGCTGTCGAGGCGGGTAACAGTTTCGTTACTGGCATCTTTATTGAAATCCAGCGTGTCCTTATGTGTTTGAAGCATTATGTCAGTCAGGTTTACGATCTCCCCTCCGACCAACGCCAGCTTATCCTTTAATCCATCAAGGCGTTCAAGACTATCTTCGTTGGCCGCGCCCAATTGATCTGATATCATGTCAAGATATTCAACTGACATGTCGTCAACCGGACCATTCGCCGCTTCGCCAAATTTTTCTATTTTGGTTGCGATTCGCATCAGTTCTTCATTTCCGTCCTTGGAAAGACTGACGGTGTCTTTCATCCAAGTGCTGTAATCCCTTGTGAAAATAGGACTGACGCGGACAAACCCACCAACAATATCATTCACCGATGGGAATTTAATTGGCGGTACTTTCTGCTCCTGATTAGACGCCTGTCGTGTCTTCAGAGATTGCAGTTGTTTGTTGACATCGGCGAGCTGTTTATTCGTCTCGGATTGGGCGCGCAATTGCTTGCGCTCCATCATTTCTTTTTTGATTTTATCCAAAACCTTGACGATGTCTTGCTGCCCTGGTGTCGGTTGATTGTTATCTGCCATTTGTCACCTCTCAGACCTTCTGGGCTTGTCCTTTCTCTATTGGCGTCGGAGTTGGTGTAGAAGCCACAGTTTGACCAGTCTGAGGCGGTAAGACCTTCTGGATCATACTATCTTTGGCAATCTCAGCGACGCATTGATAATCATTTGTCAGGCGTGAAATCTTGTGGCGTATCTTTGTGACGATATAATGGCCTGTTGATAACTTACTTAACTCGGCAATGTTTTCATTAGATTTCGGGCGGTTCGACAAATCTTCAATATAATAAACCTGCCCAACATTCAGACGGTTATCCCCCACGACCAGCAAACGCATAACCGTTGACGCGAGGCTGAATTCTATAACGCGTCGTGCGTAATCTATTTGTTCGGCACCATCCGGTTGCGCTTCAATGTACCTAACGTTCTCGCGGTCGAATTGATCAGAGAACAAAGGGAACGGATCAAGGTGAGCAGTGCTGTCAAACCATTCTGAATAAATGCGTTGGGTCGCTGTCGTGGATTTTGTACTAAAGTCATACACGCGCTCGTTCACTGCCAAGATATCCCGATAATTCGCCATGTACTGATCACGCGCCAGTTTCTTTTCAGCCTTGATGATCGTCCGCATAAAACGTTCGGAGTTGAAGTTGTTGTCTTGCATCAACGGGGCATCTTGAGGATCACGGAAGAATTTCTTTTCCGCGCTTGCCTCTTGTTTCTCTTCAGCAGTCATGGACTGATTGCCCTGGTTGAACAATGTCGTCATGCTCTTGAAGTGATAGCCTGTGAAGTCTTCATAGAAAACAAATGGCATAAACAATTCGTCGTATGCGCGGCTGGCCATATAATCGATGGAACGAAGTACAGGCCAAAGGGGAGTTGCGAATCGTTCTTGCACACCATACGACGGATCTATGTCTTCAAATTTGGTTCGAGAATTTAACTGCTCAAAAATCTTGGCCGCCATTTCTGAATAAGAACCGCTCAGACCGATAGACTTACGCAGCATGCTGTCACGGTACGCATCTGTTGTCACCAAGTGCAGCCAAAATGCTTTTTTAGATGATGAATTGGATTCATCCGCAACTCGACCTACCCGACTCACGCGCAATGAGAGAGTAGTATAATCAGAAGCCGCTGGGGATTTAAACGACACCACCACTTCTTCCCCGCCGAGTATCGGCATAGTATCCAATATATCCCAACCTTCTTTGATCAAGATATTGGCGGTCAGTGAAGGAGAAGCATCACCTTCCAAACCAAGATCTTGGTAGACGTTGAATTCTTGAAATAAAGAAGACAGGTCATATGGTTTTGGCGTACCACCTTCTGGAGTATGTGGTAGGATCGCCATATACTTCAAATCAAATGTAGTGGACGGTGTTAAAATGCCGTCTTGGGATTCTTTATTTTCGATCATTTGGTCAGCTCCTGTTCCAGCTGATTAACAAAGGAAGAAACATAATCTGGATCAAGCACTTGGATATTACGTTTGGCTTCGTTTTTGTTTATTGCATCATCGTGATATGTAATGCCAGTCAGCCCGTAATTCGCAATGATTGTCGCATCGTCCATAGCACCAAGGCCATATGCCAAACGAATAGCGCGAGGATCGGTTTCATTCCCGAACTGGTCAACGTAGTATTTCACGTCCCACATCCCGTCAAGTCCATAGCGAGCAGTTAGCTCTTCAATGATTCTGCGTTCCGGTTTCGGCCAGTCTTCTGTGATATCCATGATACCATTGATAAGACATGGTATCCAGAACAACTCGAAGGAACCGTAGACGCGTTCTGCAAAAGACCTTGGGGTTTCCCCATCAAAAACAGTATAAGGCAGGAGAAGCCCTTCTATGTCCCGAATTTTCTTAACGACCATAACCCGTCGTGTCAAGTTTTGCAACAGGACTTGGTCATTTTCTTTGACACCAATTAGTTGATGCCATACGAGTGGAAATTTCTCAAAATATTTCATGGCATCTTCCCCTTAGAAGCTGTCGCCTTCGGTATCAAAGCGGCCTTTGTGCAACGGTTCCAGTTCGATAAATGTCATATCAATCTGGGTTGACACGATGCTGTCATCTTTGTGGACAGCATATGAAGAATCCGGCGTCTCGTTGACAAACATGTTTGACAAAACACAAGTCGATATTCGATGTAACCATTTATTGCGTTCCCCCTGCACCATGAACGTGATGTCAAATGTGGAAGGGTGTAGATAGAATGCACTGGAATTCTTGTTGTATTTGTATTCGGGGTACATATGCATCTTGAACAGACGAATGATTTCCCTCACCATTTTCGCCTCTTTTTGCGATCTTGGAGTGAATTTGAATGTGAACGGGATTTCTCGGTTGCGCACCCCTTGGAAAATCATTTCCACATACGGGTTGGTCATCGTACCTGTAAACAATTCTAATGTATCATGAGCATTAATTGTCGGCAAGAAAGGAATTGCTTCCGAAGCAGATTGGATGGCCTTTGTCGCCGCAAATCTCCCCATTTCTTTCCCAACATTCAAAGCATCCCCAAGTTTGAATTGACTCATATCTTGGGCGGCGCGAGATAAGAATTGGGCACCCATACCAGCTAATCCTAGCTCAGAGCCGTTCCAACCAACGCCATAGTTGGTTGTAATAGATTCAGGCATGCATAACACTATGGACTCGTTAGAGCGGACATGACGCGCCCAAGCATATTTGCTGATAGAACCTGATTTAGAACCATAAACCACAGGAGTCTTACCCAATGGATTTTGTATCGGATTTTCGACGGTTTGGGTTGTGGTGTCCCCATATGAAGAACCAGATATTCGGTTGATGTTGAATAGAACATAATGACCGAGGGTTTTACCCCCTGTTATGTCCAATGGATAGACCAATTGCTTCTGAGACTTGGCCAAGCCTTTTGTGTTCAGAACTTTGATCTTATCGATGGTCGACTTGAAATTCGCCATGGTCTGAAGCCCTTTAATTAGAATAGAGTGATGACACTATTTAGGACTAGAATATGGCTATGTATTTGCAGGGGAAGTATGTTCCCGTAAATCCCAAGAAATATAAAGGCGACGTGAACAAAATAGTATTCCGTTCTTCTTTAGAACTGGTCGCCTTTAAATTTTGTGATATGAATCCCGCCATCATTTTTTGGGAAAACGAAGAAACTGTAATCCCTTACATATCTCCGGTTGATGGTCGCGCCCATCGTTATTTCATGGATTTGAAGGTTTGGACTCGTCGACAGGATTCCGATGAATTACAAATTACTCTTATTGAAATAAAACCTAAAGACCAGATTAAAGAACCTCGCAAAACTAAAACGATGAAGGAATCAACATTCAATAATTCGATGCGTACATGGCTGGTGAACCAAGCGAAGTGGACCGCCACCAAAGAGCATTGTGCTAAAGTTGGTTGGAAATTCATTATTTGGACGGAAGAGCATTTGGTACCAGGAGAAGATCCTGAAGTTAAAAAACAGTTTGCACTACGTTCTAAGAAAAAGCGCGAGGTCGAAATGGAAGATCGACGCCGCGCTCAAAGAATTAATGCGTTGAAAGAGCAGATGAAAAAGGAAACTTCGAACAAACAAACGACAAAACCTGAAGATGACGGTTTGTTGTTACCCTGATTTCCTTGGATGTCCAGGGGCAAAACAAGTTTGTTTGTCCCTGCATATCACCCATCCTTCCGAACGGGCTTGTCTAGCACAATCAGCCCAAGTTTCACCAGCATAAGTTTTCATCCCGCATCTGGGGTGGTGCTCTTGCCATGCCCAATCACAAGATTTGCATTCCACGCATTCACAATACAAATCTAACGTGTATCCTGCGGTAATCATTTAATCTGCCAGGCGTTCGTAAATTTTTTGACGGAACTCATTCCCTTTTGCACAACCTGTTGCCAGCAAACGAGTACCGCCTGTCCCGATAACGCTGATCGTTGAAAATCTGAAAATACGACCTGTGATGGACTGATCCACTTTGATGGTCTCAACTTTGCCCAGGCGAAGTTCATCAGCATCACGACGGATAAATCCTCGTTTTACGATAACCCGTTTGTTGGTGACTGCGAATTCCGTGGTCATCACATTCAAGATAGTTGGGATCAGGAATAACAAACTGAAACCAAATGTTGGAATAATTGTTAAAGCGACGAGAACATAAATCCAGAAGCCGCTCCACCAAGTAGGACGGGTAAAGGCAACCACATGTTCATTTTCGCCCAGCATACGATCGACGTAACGCATTTTAATTCCTTACTTTGTCAGGGTTAGATAAGATTTGTTCGTATCCGACTTCTCCTTGATAGTCGAAAACGTGCTGGAGAATCGCCATATCGTCCACCATCCGATAAACTTCAATTCCAGCGTTCATCAATTTTTTGATTCCATCCATAATACGATATGGCTCACGATAATATACTTTATCGATTTTACCGCTATCTATTATCTTTTGAGTGCAATTAGGGCAAGGACTATGTGTCACAAACATAACCAACCCTGTGAAATCATCTGCATTTTCGGGGATACGCATTAGAGCATTTTCCTCCGCATGAACGACACACGGGTTTGTAACAATTTGCCCGTGTTGTTCCATCTCACAAACATTCGGCATGCCAGGAGGCGTTCCGTTCCACCCGATAGCCACAGGCTGATCAGTTTCAGGGTTTACGATAACACAACCGACTTGCAGACGCCGAGCATAACTGGTTACACCATATGCCGCAGCTGATCGCATATGAGCAAACATCATACGTGGTTTGATAGCCATTATTTTATCAGAGCCTTTTCAAGTAAAAAGATCATGTCATCCTGGTCGGCGCGGCCAAAGATCTGACCGAGGGACACCATGGAATGAACCTCTTTGACAATCAGGTCTTTGCCTGTTACACCGCTGTTGTCCAATTCGAGAATTGTAGACATGCGCTCAACCATATGAGGTGGATGATTGATATAACGTTGAAGATACTTTTCACGCAACGCAATTTTTTCGATAAGATCTGACATTTCTGCATTCTCTTCTGAATACAGACGTTCTTTAGATTTCAGTTCTTCGAGGCGTTCGTACATTTCTTTTAATGAAATCATGTTTATCTCTCCCAATAAATTAAGGGGAAGTATACCTTCCCCTTTCTTCAATAACCTAAAATATTATTCAGTGCACGCTTTACCGAGGTCTGTAAGTCTATAGAATGTTACTTCAGACTTCGGCCAATGTTTATATTCTTCAGAGTTGTCATGAACCATTGTAAACGCAGGTTCGATCAGACCTTTAGATAATAATGATTGCCCTGAACGTGTATCCCACGGATCACCTTTTACAGAACGAAACCCACCAGCAATCGGAGGGGTATGGAATGTCCATACTGTCTTGCCCTTTTCATTCGTCCAAGACTTCGGATTGAAATACCAATGACAAAGGCGTCTGGCTTCACCCTTTTCAAAATTTAACATTCCTAAAAGGACGCAGAGTTGATGTCCTGTGATTCTTGGCTTTTTCATAAGATCCCCAAGTTAGTAAGGTAACGATAAAACAAGATTATAGACAGAAATCCAATTAACGCCCAAGACGACAGGATAGGCTTGCAATTTAGCGTAGTCTTTCCATTGGGTATGTTGGGACTTCCGGTAATAACGACGGAGTCTGTTTTGGCTCTCAGCGTCATGACAGAACCCATGAGGATGATTGGGCGCACATAATGCCCTTCATGATTGCGCTTCACGATACATGGTGAAGAAAATCGCAGGAACGGATCACCGCTTTTATAACCAAATAACTCGACCTTTTCAATTTCTTCGGGTACTTTCTGACCAGGAAAGAATATTTTCATAATACAATTCCTAAATTTGTGTATAACAACTCAGCCAGGGTTACAGGACGCTTGAATTGTTCCCAACTGCAGTTCAGGTATTCGCGCTCTTCGCGAATATTTTCGTGAAGATGACCATGGATATTATACGCCCAACGGTCTAATTGATAAGGAACATGTGTTGTCAACACACGGCCAACAGGCGTGTCACGTTCATACATAGCGCCGAAGGAGCTAATCCAGCCGTCCAGATACAGAGACAACAACATCTTAAAGCTGTCATGGTTGCCTTGTACCACCCTGATGATAAAGTTCGGACGCCAGTCATCGGGAACGGGGCGTCGCTTAAACTCATCAAGGTTTCGCTTGGCACCCTCCCGCATCAGGCGAATGAACCCTTCAGCCCCGATGAAGCAGATGTCGCCTGCAAGTTCCAACACATCCCGAGACTTCAGCCCCTGGAAGATCGTGTCGATAACCGCAGCGTCATGCGCTTCCTGTGTATCAAATCCACGCGGTTTAAAGACCTTCTTATGCCCAAGGTGAGTGTCACCAAGGTACTTTACGATTCCCGCCATTATGGTTTCCTCAGCCATTCTAAAATTGGTACGTTCACAAACCCTTTGTGCCAGCGGTGAGGTTTATGGCCTCTGTTGTGATCCAGTAAGCACGTATCAGGAGGAACACTGAAGTGAATGCCTTCAATGTCATAATAATTCCCATCAATCAGGGTGTATACATGACCTTCAATATGGCTGTAATGGATCTCTGCTTGGGGATACACATGCTTCAGAACCAGAGCAACCTGATAGCACTTTCCGTTCTTCCCGATATACTCGACATCGACCTGTTGTGGGAACACGTCTTTGATAAGATTTATCAATCTCGTGATATCATTTACAACAACCGAACGTTTCATCTCTATGATAACTCATGGCGGTGTCGAACACACGCAGGGCAATTACAATTCTTTTTCAAAATTGGCATTTCACACCATGTCATTAAGTCATGTATTGGGGACATGTGATGATAGAACCAAGATTTCTTGAGACTAATCAATGGATATAAAATTTCAATAGGTCTTTCCCCGTCTCTGGTCATCATGTTGTACCCTTCAATGACTTTATTAAAGGCGGGTATCCAGTGTATTGCGTCATCGCCGTTAACATATGCCAATATATACGTGGACGGCAAGCCCCTGCCTTTAAATTGCGTGTTTAATAACCATATCGGGGCTTGTGCTAAACAAGCGCGAAAACCACCGTCAGGGACGTTGATGCTACTGATAGGTTCTTGATGATGTGTCCAACGATACATAAGAAGTGGGGCATTTTTATTAATCCAGTTGTGTATTTTATTCCTCGCCCAATTTTCGCGTTTAGATTTGCATTTATTATTTTCGAGGTGGCAATACACAGTATGGACTGAATATCCTTTCGATAACAACCAAACCAACATGTATGTGCTATCCACCCCACCAGACCAGAACAACGTCACTTCTTGATTATTCTCCGGCAATGGAGCATCCCCTTGAAGAACACGGTATACAAAATCACAATCAGATATTGAGACAACAATTTCCATTAAAATATTCCTCTTAAAGAATCATTTGTTGTGCGCCATAAAGATATGATGGTGCAATGATAATACATTATACAAATAGAAAGCCCCTTTCGGGGCTTATTTGTCTTCAGATTCATACAAACGCCAATTGCCGATGCTAAACCATTCCCCTACATTATTTGAATATCTGGTTGTTCGGACTCCTCCGACTTCATACGCCCATTTGAAGAATTTCCATTTGGACGATAAAGAAGGACATTCGCTTCCGGATTTCAGAGAACACGCTGTGAGCCAACGCGTAATACTGAGAGCCTGAAAAATCGGATGGATAAATGAAGAATACAATATCCAAAGCGTTATGACAACAAAAATAATGGTCGTGATCACCCCGACAATTTGAAAGAACATTTAAGAACCTCCAAAATATTGAACACTGACTATGAAGAAAACCATGATTGTAAACAACCATGAAAACAAGGAAAGATTCATCCTTCCACCTTCAGTCCCATCAGGTCTTCCATGGTTTTCTGAATGCGTAGCCAATCAAGCGCCGCATCATAACGAGGATCATGATAGACCATACCTTCCAGTTCCCACGCCTTGATACCAGCATATCGATCCTGCTGCCCAACACCCTTCAGCCAGCTTACGATGTCAAATGTGTGGTGATAGTCCCAAGGTTCGTTGGAATCTTGCTTACACGTCACCTCAATGATATGCTGAGCCTTGCGTAGGTCAAACAGATTCCTATCACACCAGTCAACCGAGCGCGGGTCGATCCCAAGGCGATGGCATCCCTTGCGAATTTCATCGGCCAATTCGAAAATAGAAATATCCTTGTCGGTCGGATATAGACTGATAGCTCGGGCGGCGTCGCACGGGTTGCGTTTACCTGTACCCAGCCACCATTCCACAGTACCCTGGTCTTTCACACGGCCAAGTTCAATCTGTTCTTTGACATTCAGTTTGATAAATGTCGTGCGTTCTTCAACAAGCTGCTGAAGAGTATAACGCTTTGTCAGGTCGGCGATAGTCTGTGCCCAAGACAACATGACAGCATCATCCCAACGACCGAGAGTTTCGCTATCAGCGACGGCCAAGAAATTAGATTTATACATCAGTTTCCCCTGCTTTCTCTAAAAGGAGTTTCAAAGGATATGTCCCACAAGCGGTGGCATACTCGACTTTGAAATATGAATTATCGTTCATGGCGAAATTTCGATGTGGGAAATATTCCCCGTCATCCAACCCGCCTAATCCCCCGCCGACGCGATATTGTTTCAACTCAACTTCGCCGCCATAACGGAGTTGGGCATATAGGCCGATAGGAGCGCGAACGTAATGCTCCAGCCATACCCAATTTCCGTCGTGTAAACGTGTAGGGATAAATGCAAAACGCACCTTGGGATGAAGAACGGCTTTGGCGAGCATCTCTTCTGTTATTTCACGCTTCATCCAATACCTTCCTCTTCGATGATATCTTCTTCACTAGAGACGACAGAGATTCCGTAGTCTACCATCTGGGAAAGTTCTTGTAAATCTTGTTCAAACCCGTCACCCTGTCGGATATAAAAGACGGGTACGACACGACGCCTGGTATCTTCGAAGATAGTCTCCGCGATTTTATTAATCTGGCTCACTACATGAAACAGTTTCAATCCACCGATGCCACAGCCGATGGCGGGTAAACCGACATAGACTGTTTCGTCGGTTTTTGCCTCAATGATATCGTGAACTTGTTCAAACATAATCTGAACTGATAATGGAAGGCATGCGTGCGTTAGGACCAGGGTAGAACTGAGTATACAAATTGAATCCCCAGACACCCGTGTCATGATCAAACGCATAGGACATGTTCCCCAAACGTTGTTCCGGACTACGTTCATCTAATTGGTCGGCTCGGTAAATTTCTGGGAAATCCAATCGAACATGGTTGGCGATACCTGCGCTCATCACAGACCAACAATTTGCGCCGTGAGCAAAGGCATTGATGAGATTGAAACTCGTAGCGGCTTTCAGTAAATCGCCGTTTGTGATAACATATGTGGTCATGCGTAACGTCTCCATTGTATAATTTCGTTGTTGACACAGCTAACCTGGATGATACACATATTCTGGCGATGGTCAGTGAGTGTCATAATAAAACTGTCTGGTTGTGACATGACACGATTAACAGATATCCCGCGCGACATCAAACGAACACAGATTTCTTGATACAAACGTTGCATGTATCCTGAAACAGAAGCCGATTCATATGCGCGTTCAAATTCGTATAATTCGTTCATTTATTCAGACCATTAATAGCATTTTCAGAGATGTATTCGACGAATTGATTGTCAGCCGCCATTTTTAAAAGTTCAAACAATTCAGTTCCAACTGTACTCCCGAACATTCCTTCTAATACGCCTTGGACATCTTCATCTATTTCTTCGATGTTGAGTCCATAAGATTTCAGGCGTCGCGAAATAGCACGGAACTGGGCAATATCACCAATTTCATTTGCCATGTTATTTGTCTCATTATGGGGTTAGGCGGCAATTATACCGCCAATTTATTCAATAGAGGTCTTCGGAAAAGAGTTCTTTGAAAGGAGTGTTCTTCAAACGGACCTGATTAGTTTGTCCGGCTTCACGGGCGACCACAGCGGCCTCTTCACGGGACATCCATTGCCCATAGTTATCAATAAACCCTTGTTCACGAGTGTGGGTGGTTTCGATAATACCTGCTTCTTTCAATCGTTTGAGTTGCGCGTTCATCAATTTGTCGTGATGTCGAGCGCTTACAACGATCACATCACCATATTTGTTGGCAGCAGCCACAACACGCCGATCAAACTTGGTTGGGTCAGGTATATCACGAGCATACAAGGCGATGTGAGTGTCGTCCACGTCCCCTTTCACTTCAGAGTATAACTGGCACCCATTAGGAGATCCAGTAGGTAAAGAACGAAAATATCCAAGTAATTTCATAATCTAATCTATCCATATTTCAGGTTCAGGAATATCGACCATCTCCACGGTTTGATTCTTTAATTCGTGGAAACAATCTCCGAGGAATTGTAATTTACCATCTGTCAAAAATAAATGGCAACGGTTATTTGGATCAGAATGATTCACCAACAGACTAGGAGTGAAAGTCGGTGATTCGAGATCGTGATTCCATTGCCATATTGGGCCAGGCATTTGCCCTGAAATGCGATAAGGATGAAGCATATTACATCCAGGACAATGAAAATATATGGAACCACCCATTGATAATAATTTTGGAGTCAATAATTTTGACATATCACGCCTCCACTTCTTCATCAGGATTGTATGGGTGTAATTCTCCAATTAACTTAGGGAATAATGCGAATCCAAATAAATTAAATGAACGCATGGTGCCAACCATACCCACTTCATCCGATTCGGTTACATCAGAAAGAGCGCAAAGAGGTATCCATAAATCTTGCTGACCTTCATGATTGACAAAAGCAACTTCCTCTTTAATAAAACGAGGGCATAAGATATCGAACAACCAATAGAAGAAAGCCAGCAATGAGAGACTGCGGAAATATACAAACATGGTGAACCCCCCGCTTGTTTGGAGGGAATTTCACCCTCCGGATTTATAGGCCCAATGCCTTTTCAAGATCATCTAAATCTTCAGTATAAAGATCGATGTCTTGCTTATTATTTAATTCTTCTCGTTGAACTTCTAAATTCTTTATCTGGTTCAACAAACGTTCACGGGCATCTAGTGTAATTGATGATAAAGACATCTTGAATAAATCATCGAGATCGCCATCAAAATCAGGATAGTCTGTCTGGAATAACGCTTTCAGTTCCGTGAGGCTCCGGCGCATATCTGTAACGACAGCCCACCCAATGAATATGGCACGATTGTTCAAACGGTGTATTTTGTCGGTCAATTCCTTGATAAGATACTGACGTCTATCTTCATAGCGACTCAGGCGATAATTGAAAAATGGAAGCAACATATCTTTCCAACCATCGTAACGGTGAATAACACCATCTTCATCCCAAGCTGTCCACACGGGCTTATTAGCTGAATAGAGACGGAACATCTGTTCAACCTGTTCGTCATTCAACTTAGACAATTCACCCCGCTTGAATACAACAGTGATATCCCAACCATCTTCGGTCGTATCGTTAGCATATTCAGTGAGTATGCCAGATTTGTACAACGGCAACAACACTTTGGTCTCATAGGTTTTAGAGAACCAGCCGATAGGGACTTCTGTGATGTTCAGAGTGGTTGCATTGACTCGGGTGAACAAACCACGACTGTATGCTCTTCCTTCCTCAGTATAGCCTGTCTCTCCTTTGAAACCATTCCAGTACGGTTTTAAGTCTTTCGGGTCTTCGCCACGGAGAAGTGCTCTCAGGGCACTGAGCACGGACTTAACGCAGTGACATGGGGTGTCGGTGGCATAACCCGAGCCGATACCATTGATACCATTCACGAGAAACATGGGCAGGATGGGTAAAAAGAATTTCGGCTCCAGTTTCTCTTCCCCAAGATAATTGTATTCCAATATCCCATCGTCCTCCTTTCGGAAGATCTTACGGATAACTTCAGACACTGCCACTGAAATATAACGAGCGGAAGACGCTTCGCGCCCCATGATTGAACCAAACTGTCCGTCGCGGTCAAAGTATGGGATGTTATTCGTGCCTGGGAACCCCTGAGCCATATTCACGATCGTACCGCTCATGTTCTCACCACCGGATTTGTAATTCGTACGAGCGGCGGCGAACATACCAAGGCGGTCTACAATCTCCTCCTTGTTGTACTCAAGAGCAGCGAAGAGGATCTTGCGCTGGCTGGGCTTGAGGCTGTCAATCAGCTGGGGAATTTGTCGGATGCTATTGACCACAGAGAACTCCTTGTGGTCACCATTTATGAAATCCGTCACGGTAATAGTCGTCATTTATCGTATCCCCCTAAATTAAATACGTCCACTTGGTAATCGACCAACCAAGATACCAGTTTAATCGCTTGTTCCGATTCATCTGATTCATCAAGAGTGTAATATGGTTTACCCGTCCCTTTAAGCGGGTCATACACCACCAATTTACCATCTCGAGTGTCCAACAATATCTGATGTAATATGCCAGGGGAAGTCAGGGAAGGGGCGACCAGGACATAAACATAATCGTGATAAATCGTTATATTTTGATTAGCCCCACGCCCAGCTATAAATGGCACACCATTGAGATGCAGTGCGTCACCAATAGTCATCTCAAATGATTCGAATGAATCATGGAATTCGTCAATAACATTCTGTACAGGGCGGTCGAGAATCATGGCCAAACACGCAGACATACAAGTGTTGCCTGTCGGTTGTTTTTGGTGTACTAATGGATTCAAAACCATCTTATTCCCCTTCCGTTTCAAACAGGCAAACGTCGCTAAACCAGGTTTTGCGGTAGTCGGCGGACTCGTCACCAAAGCCATTCTTCAGTGACTGTTGGTAGCCGTCGTCCAGCGTGACTGTCGTAGTATACGCATCCAGGTTGTTTAGAATACGCTTGAAGTCTTCAGTGCTGTTACCGCCCAGGCCTTTCAGATATTTCTTCTTCGTGATCTTCTTGGCGTCAGGTGTCTTCAGGAACTCCTCATACTCGGCGTTGTTCATGAACTCATGCATCACCTCACCACACCAAACGCGCATGTAAGGGGTGCGCAGGAGTTTCAGCCTACCCTGACGAACGTATTCAGGCCAGAACGTACAATACAGAGTTATTAACAACCCACGGATGTGAATGCCGTCGTCATCCGCGTCTGTTGCCACGACGGTCTGTGGATAGCGACTGATATCAAGCGGCTGGCCTGGCACAGCACCGCCGTGAATGGTGCATAAATTCTTGAATTCTTCGTTCGCCATCACCTTTGAGCGCGGGGCGTTCAGGCAGTTGATGAACTTACCACGAAGCGGGAACAAACCAATTTTCTTGGTATCACGAGCGTTCAGGATAGGGTTGGATGCGCTATCACCTTCTGTCAGTAGCAGCGAACACCCACTGCGATCGCCTCTGGCGGTCGCCGGATAATACTTCTCAATCTCACGATAATCCCGTTTGCTGATATCCTTCTTCGCCTTTTCAAATTCGGCATCTTCTTGTTCATTGCGTAATGAAGCCAGTTCTTTACTCAGCCCTGCTGTCACGAACTCAAGCGCCTTGCGAATCAGTTTATCGCTGGGCTTGTAGGACGTACCAAACTGGCTCACAGGAGTCGTCATGCGCTCCTTGGTCTGGCTGTCAAAGCGAGGGTTGTTGATGTCGGCGGCGATGAACAATGACATGTGGTTCTTGATCATCGCTGGCTTCAGTTCGGTCTTGAACTTCTTAACCAGCTGAGGGCGTATCGCCGCCACGATCTGGTCAGCAACATAATCAACGTGAGGTCCACCGATGTGCGTGGCGATTGAGTTCACGTATGATGCATGCATGAACGCACCAGATGAGGGAGTGATAGCAACAGACCAATCATCCGTTTCATCAACAGCCGAGCCAGCGTAGAAGTAATCAACGAAATGACCAAATCGATCAATGCGGATTTGCTTGCCGTTGAGAACAACCTTCAGGCGCGGGTTGCATGCCGCCACTTCGAATGCACGACGGTAAATCATGAGCAGGTTGTTCTGGTCAAGCCCCTTAACACCCAGGCGCGCATAATCAGGGATCCAGGCAATAGTGGTGCCGAACTCTTTTGGTGTATTGCCGATGACCGGATTGGACTTCTTGCTCATGTTGTCTTCAAACAGCTGAGTATAAGACTTCTTGCCGTCACTGGTAGCAACGCGGAACCACTTTGAGAACACGTTGACGAGCGAAGCCCCTTCACCGTTCTGGCCGCCGGACTTCTGGTTGTTGTACTCCTCGTCCTCATCGTTGAAGTTGCTGCCCGCATAGAGCGAGCCAAACAACATCTCAGGGAGCCACTCATTGGTGACGCCATGCTTGACCACAGGGATACCCCCGTTGTCAGAAACGATGATTTGACCGTTCATAGGGGAGACCGTGACGGTGATTTCCGTCAAGCCTTTACCCTCAGGGGTCTTGCTGTGGTCAACACAGTTGGTGATGATTTCATCGAACTGTTTAATCAGCGCAGGGGAGTACTCAAAGTTGTCACGGAAGATGACTTTTTCTTTGGTTGGGTCATATACCCACACCGTCCCCACAGACGAACGGATACTGCCCAGATGACGCTCTGGGCGAAGTAGGATATGCTCTATGTGAGTGAGCTTTTTGTATTTGCGTTCAATATCAATTTTGTTGGACATCGGCCTATCCCGTCAATGGTAAACACACAAGATTATGTATGGGGTTGGCTTATAGACCAAATTTAGTGCGCCACTTTTCAACTTTGTGTTCTATGGCATGTTCTACTTTAACGATCGTGTTGATATGGTTTTGATTATATCCACACGCCAATTTGGCAGTATTGCGTATCAGATTTGAAACCAGGTCCACCATATTATCTTCTGAACGTTGAGGTTGGTTCAGTAAACGAGTGATGCGGCCTTTGTAATGATTAACCATCGCAAGATATTTGTCTATAGTTTCAACACCACTGCAGAACCAATAATCCTCCAACGTATGTTGGCTGAGATCAGTTGTGTGATTGGCTGTAGCCAAAGCAAACAACATGGAGTCAAAGATTTCTTCTTTGGTCATAGACCCATGTTGTTGAACTTGTTGATAATCCACAACATATAATAGATCCAGAGCCGAGATGATAACGTCCGCCACTTCACCGTTCAGGGGTTCGGATGCAGCGATTCCATAAAGCACATCTGATAGTTCACAAGACTCTTCCACGAGTTTGCAATATACAAACACAGGAGAACGATTAGGATCGCGCTGGCTGAGTTCATATGATGTGTTGAAGATAGTTTTTAGAAAATTCATTTCAAATATCCTTCTAGACGGAAGCGGTTAATATGCTGTATGATAAAATCCATAGAGTTTTGAAAACTGTATTTCCCCTGATGTTCATAAGCGTGAATCAGGGGGAGACGGCTATGGGCCAATTGGAATCTCAACTTGGATGGCATTGTCAGCAATTTTTGACTCGTCGCTGCGATAATATCTCGTTTGAATTTGAGATCATCAGGGGACAATACAACGATGCGTGACTTGGCCAGGGTTTGTCCAAATTGCTTGGCGTCGTTCCCATAAAGACTACGCAAGTCGTCGTGGCGATATTTTAACCAATACCAGTAGCCTTCTATTGAGTTAAAATTACCATCAACAGTATCCATGGGATGGTACGCAAAATGAGACAGGAATCTGCCTAGCTCGGTGCGACTTCGACTGTATATGTTGTAATGTGTCTTGCCTTCACTATCCGGCGTCATACGTTCTTTTGGAACATTGAGTAATGGGAGCATGATATAGGGTCTCAAATCAAAATTGCTGTGTGTAATCAGGTCAAATCTTTTTATATGCTTTCAGGGTACAGATAATAGAGACGCCGCCAAACAGAACGAGCAATATGAATCGTTCCATCCTGAAATCAGGAAGGGAAAGCAGTCCCACAAGGCTGTCTAAAGCAATCATGAACGTTACTCCAGTCAGCATGCCCAACTTAAAGGAGTTGGAACCTCTCTTGCAACGTAACATAAATCACCTCCGATTCAAAATGGGGAGTTCTCTCCCCACACAGATATCTAGCCCAGAAACACTACTAAAGTCAAATTTGTGAGACTGGTCCGAGCATCCTGCAACATTTCACGGGCAGCGGCTAAACGTTTTACATCATGTAGAGTGTCAGAGAACACGATTATGTTAGCCTTATCGATCCTGGTCCCCATGAAATGGGTGATTGTCGTCGTGCTCTCTTTCTTGTCGACATCAGGGATAAGTAATTCTTCGCCCGTCTGAGGGTTGCGGGAAGGATAGAAGAATGCATCACGTTCACGAGAAGTATGGAAGACGCCAAACACATATGCGTCGTTTTCGACCTGAAACTTTTTAGAAAGTAGTTTCTTCAGAGCGGCTGTATGTCCGGTCTGGCGGAGCATTCTGTAGTAGAGCATGTTGCCGGAGCAAATAGGGTCTATCACTCCCCTAATCTGACGTTCCTTTTGTATCTCATACGCATCTGCCACAAGCTGCTGGATCATATCGACATGGGCATTCATGGAGATTTCTATTTTACGTTTGATCATAGATTGCATTTGGTATATCCTCAGTTAGGTTCCGCTCATGGGGAACGGGTCCATTATACACCCAATGCTGGAAATGAAAAAGAGGCCGAAGCCTCTTTAATCGTCGTATTGGCCTGTCCTGAAATTCCATTTTCGTGCCTTGGATAAATCCAAATCTTTGAAAATGTTGCCAAAGATCTTTTTAAAATCAGACTCTTCTTCAAGATCTTTTGGTTTTTTGACAGGCTCCTTGACCATACCGCCTTCGGGTTTCCCCACATCGGCGGTCGTGGTTGCCGGAGCAGAAGAGTCTTCAAGGAAATCCTGGAAGCTCTTCATAAATTACACCACAGCCATTTCACAACGAGTAGACGTGACAGAATGGCCATCTGCATCAGAAACAACACACCAATATTCGCCTTCATTTGCGGCTTCAACTGCTGTGATAACCAGGTTAGCAGTGGCGGCGGTGGCATTAGTGCCAGCATCGATAACTGACCCCGCACCCCCAGGAGTATCAGAGAAATGCCACACATAAGTGTATGGAGTTGTACCACCCGCAGCAACAACACTAAAGGTTCCGTCTTGTCCAGAAGTTACGTCTTTGGTGGCAGGTAAATCAGTCGACAGCGACAGAGCGCCTGCAACTGTAATAACCGTAGAATCTGTGTGATTCCCTTCAACCGTGACACCATAAACCGTTACAGTTCCTGAATCCAGCAATTTGAATTTACCACCACCGACATGTACAGCTTTCGTAATATCACCAGAATACCAATTAACGCCTTGATATGTGGCATTGGCAGGGGATACCGTCGCTAGCAATTCAACAAATTGTCCGATCTCTCCGCTGGCTGTAGCTGGAGTAATCACAAGTCCGGTGGTTAAAATGGCATTCGGATCGTGGATTTCATAAGATACTTGAAAGCCGATAGGCTTGGTGGGATCCACTTTGGTGACACCGTCCGCTTGTAAATTGCTCTTGGTGAGCAGAGCGTCAAGACCTTTACATTCGGTCAGGATCTCATCAGGATCTTGGTTGAGGCTGGTCTTTTGCCAACCCTTTGCAACACCCGTCACGACATGATTGCGTTCGGTTTCCGGTTTGTTGCGGACAACTTCCGGCGCGACTAATACTGTGATTGTTGGCATGGTTTCCTCCACTCATCCAAATCGTTGTTCAGAGCCATCATCAGCTCGTTATCTGGTTCGTATGAACCGGAACATAAATCATCTCGCCAAACACCTAACGTCAACAGCGCTGCTTTAAGACGAGGATGTTGGTTCTTATCCGTTTTCAACACCAACATTCGACACACGGCTTCGGTTTCAAAGGTATTGAAAAGGATAATCAATTGATTGATAAGTACGCGAGGACTTTTCCCTGGCACAAATCTTTTCAATGATTGATTAATTAGCGAAATTCGCTGAATGTCTACCATCAAATCATCCCGTGAGACACCCGCAGTGATATAGTGTCTCAGGGCATATTCCATCAAATTGCTTTCGTCAACGATAGCCATATTGAATTATAATCAGCAGTTATACACTGAGATTATTTAATCTGCAGTTTTTCAGTCAATTGCGAGATTATTTCATTACGGTCAGTCGCGTCGATACCCAGGGGTTCCGCAAGTGTCTTAAGATCATTGATATCAAGCAAAAGAAGAACTTCAACTGTAATATCGGTTGATACCACAGTACCTGGTTTCATCGGCTTACCGAATTTATCTAACCCGTAACGGCGCAAAGTTCCGGCAAGTCCGGTGAGTTCCTCTAGAAGCTCCTTAGAGCCGTCTTTATATTCACACACCCAACCGTAGTCACCAGCGTAGACAATACCGCCGTCGCCGCCCTGAGGCACGTTATCCACCACGCGTTGCAGATAACTGGGAAGTTTATTTTCTTCCTGTGCAGTGATTTCTTGAATGGTTTGGGTGTTTTCAATTTTCTTTTGTGTCTTCGCCATGATCAGTTCTCCTATAGACTGTAATATATTTACCACAACAATTGCAGCAATAAACATGCATGGAATATCCGTCGTCGTTAAAGTCACAGCCGCCACAACGACAAAATAATTTCACGAACTGGTCGCCTATGACTTCTCTCGGAGGAAAATTCCTGAACGAGTATTCCTTGAGTTCTCCATCAAATTGGAATGAATCAACAAGGAACTTTGTTTTTCGGCGCAGTGATCCAAATGCCTGTTGCTCATACACGAAGTAAACATCTCTGGTTTCCATATCGACCTCAAAGAAAAGGAGGCCGAAGCCCCCTCTTTTATGTCAGTTCGCGGTTACTTGTATAGACCTTCAACATCAATGGATTTATGTTGGCGGTTGTATTCCGTGGTGTAATCGTCTAATACCAGATATTCACAGCAGCGGATTTTACTGGAGCCATAATCATCAGTGATAGACACGATATCTTTCGGGTTCAGTTTGCAACGGACAACGCGTTGTCCCAGGCTACCAAAACATTGTTTCAGATAAGCCAGAGAACAAACGTGAAGACCGTAAGAGCACAGATCTTTGTTGTTATCGTTCACGAATGAGCGAGCCATCCGAACAATGGTGCCAGGAGCATTACTAACTTTTCCTGTGCGCTTGTCCATGTAGTTACCGCGAACGGATTTATACAGGATGATATCACCGTCTTCATGAATTTCGATATCCGAATATGCCATGAATTCATAGATTCGACCGGACTGAACCAGCGCAGCGCTCGGGTTTTGGAACATTTTGTCCAGGAAACGACCCAAGCGTTCCAAGTTCGGATAATCGCCTTTTAATGCCAAAGCCAAAATGCGTTTGGCAACGGAAGTTCCGGTGATATCATAGCCACCCCAGCGAACACGATTGTCTGAAAGGTCAACCATGCCTGTGGTGAATTGTTTGATGGCTTCACGCGGTTTCATCAGAGTGTACGCTGTTTTGACGTCACGATTTTTAATCGCTTCAACAATACGGTCATACGCCTGGTGGCTCGTTGTGATCGTTTCCGGTTTACCATCAACCACGATCACGATACTTTCCGGCAAAATCATGATCTGGTGTTCGTTCAGGAACACAGACAGATCTTTTTCATTAAATGAATTCTGAGTTTGCTTGTCGCCTGTTTCTCCAACAACTGCAACAGTCTTGACCACGAATAATACGGATGACAATGCCAGACGAAGTGTACGGCCTAAAATTACATCAAAGTAACCCACGCGCCGACGGGCATCAAGGGAACCGCGCATCGGGTATGTTTCGCCGTCATGTTGTACACTGATTACCACGCCATCATTGACTTTGGTAACGCCATCAACCAGTGCTGTCGCCAATTCGGCCAACGGCGAAATATTTTCTTCATTGAAGCGGCTTGACCCAGTTTCTAACGGTTTCAGTTCTTCGCTTCTGAAAAGTTTGGCCTGAATAGCAGCAGAGCTATCGTAACGCATACAGATAAACACTGTTTGGTTTTCCAGGAAACGGCCAACATACCATTCTTCGCCTTCAGAATCGACAGACACCGAACCTTCCAGAACTTCATAGGTGTCGGGGATTTTCCCTTCTTCAGTCAATTCTTTAATTGGCGAAATCACGACCACGTTATTAGATTCTTTGATGATACGAACCATCAGGGCGCGGGCAATTGTTTTGGCACTGACGCCATAAACTGATGCCAGAGAAGAATTGCTTTCACCTTTGCTGCTCTTGGTTTGTATTTCTTGAATCTGATCTGTGGTCAGGGATTTAATCGACGCCGGATCCACTCCCAGTTCTTTATCTGACACGCGTTGTATCATTGAGCGCGGTACGCCCAATTCACTGGCTATTGAACTTTGACTTCTGTTTTCGTTCAACAACTTGAGAATACGTTTTTCTATAGCATTCATCTTGTAGTTCTCACTGTGGGGTAATGGGGCTATTATGCCCCGAGAATACGTTTTGAAATAGCCTTCACAAACCTGGTGGCATCTTCAATCGCGTTGTGTGCCGAAGGCTGATATGTTGACATCATGAATTTCACCAAACGATGACATTCAACTCGGTATCGGTTTTTGGCCTTTTGCTTTTGAGATATAGTGCTGGTGACCTTTATCTCATCAAATCCTTCAGCAGTTAATTTTTCATTCAATAAATCAACAACTTGAGTTAACTGGTTACAGGCGCGGAAAAATCTCGTAGTTGAGAAAGGCATTTCTATATGATAATGTAATTCCTCAACAGCCTTGCGGAAATAACCGTACCCCGATCCATACGGATTTCGTTTGGCCAGCATACGAACAATCTTCCATTCTTCTTCAGTGATTTGTTGTTTCGCATAACTGATGATTGCTTTTGCCCTGTGTTGATGATGGGCATAGCCATCCGTAACTTTTCCATGGGAATCAATCAACAGCTTGGCACCATAATCAATTCGATGAGACATGATGTTTATGCCCTTGCGAAGTTTCAGGAGTTTCTTAGATTCAAGCGCCTGAAATTCATCTTTATAATGCTCAAGCAACATATCAAACACTGCGTCAATGGGGATGAATACTTCTGGGAATTTCTTCATCATCGGAACAGATTTACGACGCGCAAGAACGATTGTTGGATGCGCTCCCAGCAAATCAAACATGTTTTCGTTTCCATTCTCGCCGAACTTCGTTCTTTCCATCGCTTCACGCAAATGTCCAGCCGTGGATTGTCGTAAGGTATTACCATGAATTTTATGGATACCTTCTCGGCCAGATACTTCGATATATACGATCTTTTTGCCTGAATCAATAATATCTGAAACGGTTTTTCCATCCAATTCATAAACGCTGTCGAAGTTAAATGAATTGTAATGGAAACTAAACATCCCAGGATCTTTTTCAACGGTCGGGCGAACATATTCCATTTCATGCATGAAATAAACTTCATCCGGATTGAATAAATCGCCAAAAACCTCGATCAGTTTATCGGCAAAGACCAGGTAGTCCGGCGTTGTTTCTTGTACACCGATCCATGATTCAAAATAAGACTTCAATTCCTCATGGTTGGTGAATGATTCTTTATGTGCCGCCAGCTGATTCCGATTACTGAAATAATTTTCATTCGGTTTGACGACGATAACGACATTGAAGTTATTGCGTGCTGTTTGTATCTTCAGGTTTCGAGCACGATTCGAGTTATCAATAATAACAGCAATTTTTGAATTAGATTTCAACCAATTTCCGACAGAGTTCACATAAATGCTGTCGTGTACTACACCGTTGTCGTGTACTTCAATTTCGTAAGGACTACCAATAGACCGGAAAGGTGCATCCAAAGAGTAATCGCGCACGACGTCCGGCGCTCCGATATAACGGAACGTGCCTTTGTAGAAACGGTTATCTGCAGGAAATTCTCGCTCCACTAATTTACGGAAACCGCTACCGAACATATCGGTCAATTGAGCCTTCTTCATATAAAGCATAAGAGGACCCATAGATTCGGCCTGGCGAAGTTCATACATCTTCGCCTGCATAATATTGTCAGCCACATATTTGAACACTCGGTTCAGGCTTTCACGGGTGAACTCGTCATATGACAAGTCTTCACGTGATGGAGGAACATTCAATTCTCCAAGTTCGAAGAAGGTATAGGAACTCGGGAATTTCTCCAGCACCGAACGTATTTCAGAATCCAATTGCTCAAGATCTATCGGATAAGAAACCCCGCCCATGACAGCATAGTGGATGTTGTCGGAATCTGACTTCGGTTGGATATATGTGTTGCCTACACGGTTTTCGAAGTTGATGTTAGACCAACGGAAAGAATAACTGGCGTTTTCAACCTTCGGTCGCATTGAAGGTCGCATCACTCGACCCAAACGGACCAACTCTTGTTCAAAGGCGGTAAAACGCTGATTCTTTACAGGAACTTTAACAGTCAGGCCGTTGAACTCATCAGTGTCTTCCGGTTTAGGATCACGGGTATCTAAATCTTTGGTAATGAGATCTACAGTTGGGATTCTGTCCGCATTCAGATACATCAGGAAGCGATACAGTTTCCCTTCATAGCGACTTTCTACTGTAAATGAATCAGATACCGCAAATGGGGATTTAGAACCTAGCCCAAACGCCCCTATTTGCCCGTCGTCGTCCTCTTTTGTACTATGGAAGAGTGTTGTATACAAACCAGGACCACGAATGATCTCGCCATCCTCAGCGCGGAATACCAGTACCCCATTATAATAACCAGGTGTACCAATAACAGCAGTGCTATCAGGGATTTCGTCTTCCTTCACGACGATATTACCTTCAACCAGCACTTCATCTTCACGCGCTGTAATAGGCTCGCCGATGATCATTTCTAATGGAAGACCAACCCCATAATCTTTAATTTCCAGCCAGGGTTCCATAACATCCGGTAAATGTACAACAACAGGAGTTCCCTTGGGGGCAAGATGTTTGCTGTATCGTTGAGGCATAGGAGTGAGAGGAGCATAATGCGATGGCATCCAGCGTTGTTGGCGATCACGCATATCATGCGAGTCTATACCATTACACAACGTCTCACGTAAAGACGCCGCCTCTTTATATTTGTAGAGACTTGAGAATAATGTTTCAAATAATTTATCCGTCATCTTGACATTGAATGTCTGTCCGACGATGGTAGAAGAAGAGCGCACGAAATGCTCGGACTTGCGCATTTTCATAGTATAGAATTCCTGTTCAGATCAAAGAAGAACACATTATTGGGTAAGGTTATGATACTGGCGGGTGGTTCAATAGAAAAGCCTCCAATCGGAGGCTTTAATCAGGATTAACTTCCCTGAACGTTTACAACGGTGGCGTTGAAATTGAATATCGGGTGGGTGGCACCTGGCTCTAACGTCTCTTCCAGATAACCCACAATATTGCGTGTCACAGATTTCGGCTCTGCGCGGGAAGGCTTCGTTGCGCCGAGGTCAATAATGCTCGAAGTGACTTGTTCAAACTGGGTGTGACTGACAACAAAATGATAACGACTACCGAAGGCCGCAACTTCAACTTCTGTGATTTCTAAACCACTCAATTCAGAGCTGTTCAACTGCTTCACATTCAATTGAGAGCGGAGGTGCTCTACGATATTACTGTAAACATATTGTGGTGTGATCAGCTGTTCAATAGAACTCATGACATATCCTCATTTCTTTGGGGGGGTTATTGTTACTTAAACGGATCACCTCTGCTCGAAGGAAGAGGATTTCATCGGCCATCATTTTACCTTCTTGAAACATAACATGACATCGTGATGATCTGGGTTCACCTTCCGATAATGCGTGAAGGCGATATTCGGGGATGACGTCATTTACGGCGTTTCTTTTTGTTCTTTCCATGGGTCTTGGCCTTTTTAGGACGACTGACGGAAGGACGAGCATGCCCAGGTTCCCCAGGGGTACACCCCTGTGCATAACGATGATCATCCCAGAGACGACCATTATGCATCATATCTTCAGCCATGGCGGACAAAGCAAGGGTTGCTACAGTCGCAGCAGATAATGGTTTAGACATTTGTTTCACCTTTTGCTGCATACGACAGAGCTTTTACGATCATAACAGCCAAACCGATATTGTCGAATTCTTGTTCTACAATCTTACGTATTTCATCAGAAGATTGTACTTCGGAGCAGTTCTTGCTCTGTCTGCGTTGCTCTTGCTCGACTAGATCTTTGAACAGAAGGTCTTTGAAAGAATACTCATCGAAGTTTTCAAGATACTGTTGGATGCTTGGTTGTTTTACATCCATCGTTTGACGCAAATTGCTAATAGTTGAACTTGCCTGTTCGCGGTGTTTGTTCATAACAGCAAAGTTAACGGGCTTGCCCCAAGCATTCATCACTGGATTAGAGCATACTTGGCCAAAGAGATCTTGGAAGGCATCGTCCATGTGGATCAACGCAGTGGCCAATTCCTCATAAGTTGGTTTTTGAGTAGTCATTTTCGTTTACTCCGATTTTTATATTTCTTAGCCTGACGTTTATGTTGGGCGGCTCCATATAGGCGCGGCGGCTTTTGATAACGTTGTGACGCAATTATATCTCTGTCATCGGCTTCTGCTTCACAATACGAAATATCTGCCTTCCGTAACTGAGCCACCGCTTGAGATACCAATGTTTTGCGTTCACTTTCTACCAGATCATCACAAATTATCATGCGTTCACCTGGTTCACAACGACGTTTAGGAATATCGTCTACACTGATACATTCTACTTCAACGCCTTTCAACTTTTCTTGAAGGATAATGGCCATAGTACGAGCGCCCACCCCTCCTCCAATAATTGCAATCTTTCTTGGCTTGTCAGACATAATACATTCCATAAAAAAGAGGATAGAGCAATAATACCCTATCCCCCTTTATTGAAGAACGATTAGTCTTTGGATTCTACTTTATCACCGCGCAGATCCTGGACGGGTTTGCCATCCGGCGACATGATGTAGATGGTGTTAATTGTCTCAAACCAAGATAGTTCATCAACTCCTTCAGTGTATGGAGTTACCGGAACTGAAGTTTTGATATGATAACCATCGTTATTTGGGGTGCCATCAGACTTCAGCACTGGCTCCAGGAAGGCGAAACGACCATTTGGATAAATCACCCCGCCTTTAAACATCCGGATCTTCTTGCGAGGGTTGTTGGCCTCGCCAAGGCACACGACCAGATGATGGATCATCTCCGGACGGGTAAGCAACGTGTCGTCACGGATGATACCCTGTTTAATAGCGGAGATCACCACTTCGTCCAGCAGCAGGCGCTGTTGGTCCAGCGTCAGTGATTCAGTAAGTTTCAGAGCCATTATTCGTACCCCAAACATTTGTTTAAGAAAGTCAGGACATCATCCATGGTCTTGACCTCAATTTCAATGCCGAGTTGTTCCGCCAACTTGTTGGTGTTCTCGACGATCTCTTTGTCTCGCGCAGACATGATGTCAGCCTTTGAAGTTAATCGGAGTCTGGACACCGGAGTCAAATGCGGCCTGGGTACGGGTGTCACTCACCACCTGACATGTCTTGTCAAGATCGATACGCGGATATCCAAAGATTCCTGCTATCAGAGAACCAGGGAACTGACCAAGTTTAGTTTCATAGATCGCACATGCGTCCAATTTTTTAGTTTGGCTAATGCGGAATTCATCCCGACCTGAGCTGATAACAACCTGAATCTCTTTGTACAAAGATGAATCAAACTGAATATTCTGTTCCTGAATCCATTGCATTACTGCTTTGGAACCATCTGCGCCATAACGGCCTTGGAAAGTATCTTTGATCACTTCCTTCAAACCGTTTTTGTACATGTCAGGAATCTGTGCCGTCTCCTGAACTTTGAGCGTGTAGTTGCTCAGGTGGTTTTCAGAATCTTTGTTGAACTTTTTGACCTGTTGTTCAATGCGGTTGAAGTCATTGAAATAGCTAACCACACTACCAATCCCAATTACAGCAAATGCTAGAATTGCCAACCCAACGATCCAACCAATTGAAATACCTTTACGTTGTGACATCTTTACTTCCTCTTGTTAAAACAAACGTTTGTAAGTGCGACCATTGTACTGCATGCGGCCTAATATGAAAACTGCGGTAAAAGGGATACATCCAAACAGCACGACGATAATCACTTCCCAAGTTTTAAGATCTCGCCATTTCAGATATTCCATTTCCTTCATCTCAACTCGGTTGTATCCCTTACTGATATTGACCGCAACTTCTTGGAACACGGATATGCCCATTGGTTTCCCAGTCAATGAAAGTCCGTTACGAGAATGGAGTTCCATGTTGTTCATGCCGTCGGCAAATGACGTAGACTTACCCCAATTAATTTTCATATCCTTTGAAATATCGGTGACTACAATAACATCGTTCTTTTTACCGCCAGACCATGCATATAGAAGTCCCTGAAAATATTCAACAGGCTGGCCAGAAGTCACAACCCAAACGATATTAACCTGACGTGAAGCACCTAATGTTTTCAGAGTATTGTTCAGATAGTCATTCCAGTAATCAACAGGAATGTCCATCCCTGACATATTCAGAACACGAGTTACTCGGTAATAATCATACACCCTCGGATATGAAGGGATATGCTCTTTGAACTTCTCAGCGAATTGCTGGTCAGATTTAGAGAATAATGAATCTTTGTTGCCCAGCACATAATTCATATATGAATGTTCACGTGCCGCAGGTTCCCCGATTTTAACTTGTGCCCAACGCGGAGGCTCTGTAGTACCCTGACGATCAATACGGTCAATGCTCAGATCACCGACGGTTGTTAATACGTCCCAATCAACGTCATAAGAGTGCTCATAGCATGTGCTGCAATGACGCGTTTGTGTACAAGATCGGTTATTTCCTGAACCTGTACAAGATGTTGTGTAATAACACATACATTCATAAGAATGTTCACAACCCACCTTATTCCGTTGCTTATCAGTTACATATCCATTCAAAATTTCCACGTCCCCAGAACTACCAAGGGAGAAAGCAGCATATAATCCCGACTGAGTAAGGCAAGACAATACGATAACAATGGCCGTGGCGATCAAAGTCTCCTTTGGCTCATGAGTCTTGCGGTGATATATCACAAACAAGATGGCCAAAATTACAGGAACCACAAACAGAAGGTAAATCATAACACACCATCCACGAGTTGTGATTTAGTCATACCCAGAAGTTGATTTTTGTGAGAACTGTGCGCCCCGTTCAATTTGAGCAATTCCCAGCGTTCTTCATGATACTGTGGAGTCATTGCATCGTCAAAAGAAACATGGTGGCGATGCATAATTGTTGCAACGGTGTGAAGAACGATTGCTGTTGCTCTTTTTAAAGCACGTGTATCCGTGATGTGGTCTTCGTATTCGATTCCCATCAAATCGAGTTCTTTTCGGATATATGCTATAGACAAATCACCTTCAGAATGCAATTTAACAATAGTCGCTTTCTTAGAATGTAATGCGCCGTCTGTTTCTTTCATGAACAGATCGTACAAATATTGTTTGTATCCTGACTGCGTCATTTAGATTCTCCCATGACGATAACGGAAGCGCCATTACGGAAGCATCCATATTCGGGTGGAAGACCTTCGCGAACCTTCTGGGCGAACGCTTCAGAAACAACCAAACGACCAACCAGGGGTTCTTTTTGTTTTGGGGTGGATTCAAAGTAATCACCAAAAGTCGCTTCCATATCGAGCACAGACATGTCTTCAATTCGTTGCATTGCCATGATATAGGACCTCAGTATAATTTCGTATAAACTTGTTTAACGCCAATATCAGCAGGAGCTGTGCTCTGCTGCATATTATAGAATGCCAAATCTGCTTGTTCTTTGTTTTCAAAATCAACTACAACTGTGTGTACTGATATTGCTTCACCCTGTCCATAAGCATAACAACGGCTGGTGACCAATATTTTGTATTGAGGTGTCATAAATCAATCCTTGCAAAAAGAAAGGGGAACGGGCTAATAATAACCCATTCCCCTTTATTGAAGAACGCAATCGCAATCAGATTACTTTTTCTTCAGCTCTTCCAGCTTGGCTTCGATTTGTTCCAGGATGTCTTTACCCTTCTGAACAATCACTTCACCGTCTTGCGCGTGTTTACGGAAGACCAGAGCGCCAGCGATGAAGCCAACAACCACACCAGGAAGCACATAAACCAACAGATCTTGTAACATGATAATATCCTCACTTTATAGCGAGGATATTTATATCAGCGTTTCAAGAGTGTCATGAGGTTCACACTTTTAGAAGGATACACAGTACCATTTCGGCTCATGGTGTCCAATTTACCAACTGACAAACAAACCTCAGACGGTTCCCAACGTGTGCCCTGCTGTAAATGCCAGATATGTAGAGGAACACCCGTCTCAAAGAACACAGGCATCTTCCACTTCTGGACGCCTGGAACGTGCCCTGCAGGAGCCTTCTCACATAACAGGGTATCTGGTAGCCAGAGTGAACGGGCTTCCCAGAGAGGTGCACAGGAGTATTCAGGCCAAATACGTTCCATATAATCGATCTCGTCCCATGTACGCTCGGCGTCCCACCCGATGTAACGGGTATTCTTCAGTCGGAAGAATTTCTTCAGCCAACAAGCACCGGAGGTCTCAAAGTTCAGACGATTGATAAACGTGATGTGGCCAAACTCTTCAACGCATTCCTGAAACGCTTTCTCAAGGTCGGTTTCGAGTATATCACATTCTTCGTCTGTAATAGGACAACCGTTAATCTTTTTCTTCCCGTGCTTGGTCACCCAATCATCACGGTTGGATAAGAACGCCGCGCCGTTACGATTGGATTCGCTGCCATCACGGTCACGCAACATGAAACCAGGGACGTCTATATCCCATATGTTACCGAAGACCATGTTCAGGGCTTCCAGGAAGTTCCATGCGCTCAGGCGGCCGAAGTATTTCCAGGACATCGCCGTATTCCACAGTTCGGTGAACTGGTCTTCCTTGGTAGTGCATTCCAACATCCAACGAAAAGAATCCATTTGGGTTTTACCACCCAACCAATCGATATAGGACTGAACGCACGGAATCATCTTCGACTTACGATAACGACAATCTGTATCGAAGCGCATACGATCAAAGTTCAGGTTATACCAATCAGAAAATCGCTGAAACTCTTTCGGAGATTGTGGGGGTACAGGAAATTCACTGTAAATTGTCCATGGTCCAATCCCATTATAGCAACAACCCCACAAAAAGGCCATCCAAATCTTGCGCTCGATCTTCTCGAGCTGTGTGATGCCTTCTGTAACCTCTATGGCATAATCCATCAGACGGACTTGCTGGTTATGCTCTTCAGTGTAGGATAGCGCCTCCACCCATGCCTTGAGCAGGTACATGCGATTTTCTGGCTTACGATAATCTACTGCCAGATCAATCGGGTATTTCCATTTTTCAGGGGCTTTATACCCCTGCGGCATTTTAGAAATGTGTATCATCCGATTTTACTCCCGAGTTCAACACGGAACGCCAGATAGAAGAAAGTGGCGATCGATACTGGACAGATCACCAAGAATGGGCGCTGTTGCACCCCTTCTGTGACCATGACGCCGACCAGCGAAACCGTAAAGATAACGAACATCAGCATCATGAAGATAAAATCAACCTGCTTGATTTTCATCTTTCGCTTCCTCTACAGGAGAAACAACTTCAGGCTCAGCTTCGGGAGCCAGCTGAATTTCTTCGGGGCTTACTACGGGCTGTCCCAGAGACCAGATAGGCAGGAAACGACGATCATTCGTCACCAACCAAATTTGCTTGGCGGTTTTCGTCTTTTCGGAAATAAAATGCTGGGCATTGACTTGGGTACGAGCCAAACCCACCTGACGCCAAGAACCGAAATCCTTAGAAGAAGGATTGGTATTCAGTTGAAATTGTGGGACGATTTTATTCTGTTCCGGATAATAACGGACAGCGTTAATCATCTTCGCATCACCACGGTAATCAATAGCAACAGCGACAACGTTGCGTGGAATGAGGATTTTCATTTTAATTCCTTTTGAAACTCTGAATTATGTTATAGACGAAAGGCGTTAATAAGATAGCACCCCCCAAATAATATAACGCGTAAACGTTCAATATTTCGGTTGAATCCAACTCAACGATGCCCAAATATTTCATGACACCGACAAGCACAGCTGTGATACACATCACCAATCCGACGAACACAAAATATTTAGACATCTGTTTCATTTCTAACCCTTACTCAACAGGCCGAGAAGGGATACAGAGGACTTTGTTACCTCTCCCTTGGCGCTCGCCTTGGTTTTAGATTTGGTCGCCTTCTCAGGGACTCGATGCGCTAGAGGATCATCCCCACCGACTTCACGCGTCATTGGGTCAGTTTCACAGAATCCGTAGAAATCTTTGATGTCCAGACCCATGGCGTGAAACTCACCACGCATTTGATGATGAATAGCGTTGCCAATCACCCACAAAGGTGCATCAAACGGCATCATGGCTAATTCGCTATCATTTCCTGTTTTGAATTCTTGAGTGTTTGTAGACGATTGACGGTACAACACGTCTTGCCCGCTGTAGTCATTGACCACCACTTCCCAACCCAGCGCCAGCATTTCAGCTTTCGACTTCTCAAACTCCTTGGAGTAAGATTCGTTGCGTGACCAGCCGGAGTCCCCTGCTTCCTTACCAGAGCGACCACGGATGCGCGCATCATACTGATAGCGGTCTGGGTATGCAAAGTACAGCAGTGACAGTGATTCAATCGGATAGTTCTTGAACATCCATTCAGGACGCCATTTATCCGATAGCATGAGGGGTTCGCCCTCACACACCAGAGTGTAACCCTGAGCCAGCCAGCCTTTGACCAGATCACGGGCGATATCACCCGAGCCTGTGGCGGCGTGGATGGCGTCCATGGAAGTCCAGGAAGCCAGACCGGATTTGTTGGACACAGTATACTGGCCAACGAAGATTAACTTCAGCTCTTCGAACTTCAGGCCGAATGGGCGCGTCTTGTCACCAATGGTGTAGGTGAGTTCAGTAGGCTCCAGCTTAGTTCGGAGCCATTCGATGAACTGGACCACTCTCGTACCCTTGCCCACGCCACTTGTTCCCTTCACTACAATTATTTTAGCCATTATGCATCTTCCTCAATACGCCAGCTCACACCGCCCATCCATGGTGCCCAGAACACAGCAACCTGTGGGCGGCCATTCTCTTCAAACTTCACTTTATACTGGTCGTCGAAGTTATAGAAAATTTCATCGTCATCTGGTGCCATACCGTTTTCTATCAGAACACGCTTTAACTCCAGCGCCGCACCAACGGAAGTGGGTGTGGTTTGTTTACGAATGAAGTTGTTCACATGGATAATAACGCCATCCATATCGCTATCACCGGAACGCTTGTCTGGGGTTTCCCCAAACTTGGTTTGTTCTTGCACGATGTCCTCCTCAATGGACGTATTGATAATGGCCAATCAGGCGGTTCACCACTTCGACAATATTGCGGTTCAGGAAGTCGAAGTGGTTCTGGCCTTCTACTGGTTTAATATAAAGCATATCTTCCGAGTTCGAAAGATCCAGTTTTTCATAATTTCCCTGAGGAACAAAGATGACAAAAATATTGTTCATCGCACAGGGTTCAACGTATTTCGGGTTATCATCAATTAAAACATCACCTGCCAAAAGATGCTTTTCGTCGGTGCTGACAAACCCGTTGAAGATGCCAGGGAACTTGTCATAGACAAACTGGCGCTTGCTGCGCTCGTGTTCTGGCTCACACTTAGATACTGCGATCAATTCAACATTTTCAAAGTCTTCGAGTAGGATCTTCTTCAGATTCACCAGGAACTCGTAAGCGCCTGGAAGCGGGTTCATCTTGGCATACAGGTCCGGCATGCGCCACCAATCCATAGGATCACGTCCTGTAGGTGAATCCATCCACTGACCAGCAACGAATACACGGCGCGTTAACCAGGCCGGATGCGCGCGTTCACGCATGAGGATCGCCAGATCACCAGCGTGTGACATATAGCACTCTTTGGTGATTGGTTGAAATTCAGATGGGTAGTCGTGACATCCCATATTTTCCGCAGCGGCTTTAGAATTAGAGATATTGAACCATTCAACCCACGGCGAAAGGGAATCAACCAAAGTCAAGTCTACGTCTACCAGGATACGATACATTCCACCGATTTTAGAATTGGCATCATACAGACCAACATGATTATTCATCAGACTTCTCCACTTGATCATAACCAGTTGCGGTGCATTGCTCTTCTGTGCAATCTGCATACAGAACCACAGAAGATTCCTTCACGTAAGTGGTGCAGTGATAGGTTTCATCTTCCTGGATGGAATCATCATAATTGCAAACTGTTTGCAACGGACCAGGAGTGGTGTTGTCCAAAGCTGCATGTGCCTTGATGGTGTCTTCCATCTTATTCACCGCTTGCTGATTGGTGAACGTCGGCGCATCGAGGTCAACAGTAGACGCAACGTCCAGAAGGGTAGAGCATGCAGTGGTAGAGAAAGCCAGAGCACACACCAGAAGAATCTTATTGAGTTTCATAACAATACCTGTTGTCAAAGGGATAACAGGGGGAATTATATCCCCCTTTGGTTTATTGAATCAACCTTTCTTGCCCATCATGGACAACAGATTAACTCGACGTTTATGAGACCAACCAACCACATCCAAGATAGACTGAATTGGCTCTATAAAGGTCTTTTCAAACGTGGTGTGGTAATCCACCCATTTATCCAATCCCAATTCTGGAGGAAGGAAGTCAGGGAAGGCTATGCGATCATTCCCCACAGGATTGCCTGGTTTCAGGTTGATGATTTTAACCTTATCACCGGATTCGATAGGCGGAAGACCGAGATCTTCGTGCTTATCGATCAGCTTGTTGTACATAATACAAGCCTTGGCAGCAAAGTGCGTACCGCTGATGTAATTCCCGTTCGCGTCTAACCACTTCTCAATATCGCTCACACCAGATGCCTGAGCGATATCATCCACGGTGAGTTCCATATATTCCTTTTTGTATCCAGCGATTAATTCCTGAACCTCAGCCTCCGTCCCCAGCAGAACTTTCTCATAGCATTTAACCAGACGCTCACGACACCATTCCGGCGTTGTAGATTTACGCGCTTCCAGACCTTTGAATTTGATCTTTGGCTTCTCATACTTGATGCCTTCGCTATCGTATACGGCCATGCAATACATCTTCTTGGCTCGCCATACAGCAGACGATGCGATGACCTCACGTTCCCAGACCATGCGCTGCTCAAACCCGTTCATGGTATTACACAACAACTGCGCCCATTCACTGGTTTTTGGCTGGTAATTCTCTTTGATCCATTGGTCAATGTTATCAACGAGTTTGTGATGATCCTTTTCTTCAGGCCACAATTGCTTGACCAGGCGTTCGATGCAAATGTAGTTGGAGTCAGTATCACCCGCGATAACAAAATCCTGACCAGTAGTACCGCAAAGTTTGTTCAGATAATCATCAGTGTGGCGTTTGTTCCATTTGTTGATCAGCTGGCCGGAAGTGGTAATTGCTTCAGCGATGTTGATGTTGAAGTATTCTTTAAACCAGACGTTGGATATTGCGCCATAACCTGCGTTCATCAAGATCTTCAGACCTTGTTGTAACGTATCTTGGGCAACTCCCAAATCTTCCCACTTATGCATGACTTCAGTCAGGTGATCAAGGTCGATATGCTTGTGTTCTTCATACCATTCAGGATCGTAGAAACGAGACTTCATGGCGGATTCAAGATGGAAATCACCTTTAGACATTTCCTTACACCAACCAGCCCATTGCTCATACTTCAGGCCAGTTGCTTTCTCTCCTTTACGGTCAGCGTATATGCCTCGCATAATTTCGGAAAGGAAGGACATCTTCTCATTACTGAAGAACTGAACGTTCGGGGTAAATGAAACGTTATATCGGCGTAGTGTTTCAAAATGGAATTCGCCCAGCGCGACCAATTCATCAACAACTTGTATGCGTTCATCAATAGCACGCTGCAGCTTGTCGTGAAGATTTTTGAGATGACGGCGCTTGTTCATCGGCGTTGTCATATCATTCATCGCTTTGGTCAGTTCTTCACACATTGCCTCAATAATATCACGGCGCGTGTGCTTATCGGATATAATCGTCTCAGGACCAAGGTTGTATTGCTGTATGATGTGGGGATACAGGGAGTTTAAGTCCTCAGAGAAGACCCAGAAATATATCCCTGGCGCAACCTCCATGACATATGCGCCTTCAAAATCCGTTGGCCCATCATAGACGCGCTGTATTTTCGGGACAATCCCCTTCTCATAAAGACGATAGTAACACATCGCCAGCCACGGTGCCACAGTGCCAAGACCGTCTTCATAGTTGGATTTAGTGCGATAAGCCAATACAAACATCAGCTGTATCAAACGCAGTTTTTGTTCTAAACGCCATACCAGTTTGACGTCTTTGATACCGTATCGCGTATGCTTGCAATAATCATTGAAATAAAGGTCATACAGCGATTTGCTTTCACTATAATCCAACTTCTTCTCACCGAGTTCACAATAAGCGATCCAGTCCAGTGAGTATTTTTCGCGGGTGGTGTAAGTGTGCTTCTTGTACACTTGCATGTAGTCCATCATTGGACAACCCACAAACTGATAAGACGTGACGTCCCCTTTACGGTCTTTGATGAAACGTTTCTTCAGTTTACCCCAAGGGCTGAGACGTTCGGCTTGTGTTTCACCAAGAACCTGCGTAATTCGTTCAACCAAATAGGGGCTATCGAACGTTTCAATGTTCCACCCCGTCCAACCGTCAAATTGACGTTCCGACCAGTAATCCAAGAAGGCGCGAAGCAGATCTTGTTCCGTCGTATATTCTTTATATTCGACCTCAAGACCGCCGACTTCTTCATCATTGGGATCATATTTGAATTTATGGCGATCCTTGGAACACGGCATACCCCAGACATAGAATTTGTTGGTATTCATATCTTGGAGCTGAATCAGCGTAATAGGGAACGCTGCATTCATGTTCTGGGTGATCTTACCATTACTGTCGATGATTGGGAATTGATCAGTAACATTGTTGGAAATAAAGGAACCAGGGAAATGCTCCCGAACGAAGTCATGGTTGGCCAGGACTTGCTTATGGAAGCGGCGAACCCGCGCCTCGCTGCCTTTAAACGTGTGGGATTCAATGGTTGCGTGTGGGAATGGACCTTTAGTCATTTCTCCGTCACGCCAACCAGCCGAGAACACTTCGATATCCACGTTGGCGATGTGGATATTTGAATAATCAGGTGTGATCATCCCAGGAAAACTATGGGCGATGAATTGATATGCATAATCCGTTTGTCCATACACCGCAGCGCCTTCGACCTCCTTGTACTCCTCAAGATAGTTGTCAGCGTCGCGCATTGATGCAAACTTTTTAGACACCAACGGTTCGTTGAGGAGGCCAATCTTTTCAACTTTGGAATAATCAGCTGTGGGTAAATACAAGGTGGGTTCGAATTTCTTACGCAACATTCGGCGATTGCCGTTGTCGTCTGCGATACGAATCAGAAGGTCGTTACCCTGTCGGGCAACGTTCGTATAGAAAACAGTCATTGTTTGTCTCCGGTTAACCGTGCCGTCAGCACGTCCCCGTAATTTAACCGAGGAACGTTCAATGACCAAGGAGTTTAAAATGGCAATCCCCTTTGTGAGCATGATTCCAGGGGCGCTAAAGCAACTCTGGAATCTTGGGACTGATTTGGTGCAATATAAGCGGGAAATTGTTCAGGCTAAACACGATGTTAAACTGGAGGCAATAAAGTCTTCTTCAGAATGGGAACTTTCTAAGATTACCGAAGTCGGCGGTTCTTGGAAAGATGAATTCTGGACAATCGTTTTGGCTGTTCCCGCTATCCTTGTTATGATCGCTCCGGTTGTGGAACTTCTAATGTTCCCCACCGAGTATCATAAAGGGGATTTCATCAAAGCAGTAATTGATGGTATGCAAGCCCTTGAAACAGCACCTGATTGGTATACTGCTTCGCTATTGACAGCAATTAGTGCATCATTCGGTATCAAGGGGTACAACCATTACAAAAGCAATAGCCGGAAGGCGCAAGCTGTGGATGCTCTCAAACAGTTTGGGGTCAAAGTGGTTAACAAAGATCCCACTGTTGTTACTCAGTCGGGTTCTCCCGATCTTGAGTCTGCTCCCCCAGCTGGGTCTACTGCGACCTCTGGTGCGTGGCCTGATCTGAAGAAATAAGTTCAAGGGGAGGAAACTCCCCTTTCTTTTGGTGTTTAGGGAATGAAAGTGGTAAACAAGAGATTGCTCGTTACCCAAGGCGGGGCGACGATAGTACGCGGAAGGATATATGAACAAACACAGCTTGGTGATCATAAGACTCGTCTGACGGTTAAAGCACCCGACGGTGGTTGGCCAACAAAGGTGATTGTCCCAGACGGCCTCATAGAACGAGGGACGGCGACGTATAAAGGAGCAGAGTTCAAAATTTATTAAAATATTTATTGAATAAAGTTTACTTCTTCAATAACTGGCGTATACTTCTAATTGTAGTACGAACAAACAACAATCTGAAGAGAAGGAAATACATCATGGCAATCGAAATTATCGCTCAATCAAAATCAGGCAAAACAGTTCTGTTCGGAACCGAAGAAGGTCGTGCAATCACCACCCTGGGTACGGTTGACGGCAGCAATCCAGTAAAAGGCGGTCGCTTTCTGGTTGAATACGGTTCTCGTGTTGTAATGATAAGCAAAATCGATGGTCGTGAAATCACTGCTCCTCGCCAAGAGTTCTTTGATTCACGTTCCGCTGCCATGCAGTTCTTTTTCTTCCAGAAACGTCATGAACTGTTCGTTGAAGCGAAAGACGCAGGTCTGGACGACGCGACGGCTGAACTGATTGCCGAAGGTAAAATGACTCTTGAGGCTGCTCTCGGAGACATGGATTGCGAAGCCGAAGCACATTATATTGAATATTCCGCATATCAGAACGAATGTGAAGATGATCCGGAAGATGACGGCTTCGACCCTGACCTCCACGGCGGTGAAGACGATAACACCCCTTCCCTAGAAGTTCTGATGGCTGGCGGCCAGGCCGCTTGGGAATGGCAGAACGAGAAGAACGCCTGGCTGGATTCCCGTATCTAATTGATCGAAGCCCCTTCGGGGGCTTACTTTGAACTGAAGGACTATATCATGAGCAACCCAAAAACTCCTGTCCGTATTGCCGTCGAGCCTCTACTGGTTGATGCTGAGAATGCTGCTGAGCAGTACGCGAACAAAGTCATCAAGAACATAATGGACGATCTGGCATCCAACGGCTGGGACGTCGAGAAGTGTGCTCCGTGGCCATCTTCGGTTGGTGTCAAGTTTGGTGATCCAGATTACCAACGAATGAAATCTAAACACGCGCTCTACCGTTCTTTGACCCAGGCAGTGAATCCTTCTTACATACCTGGGAAGCCGGATATTGTCAAAGCTGATCTTGATCGCCATGCTCTGTTTGTCAAAGAAGCACGTCGAAACGCTGCGATGCAATATGAGTCTTTCATTTGTAAACTGGAAAACAAAATTGGTAGTCATAGTGCGGCTGTACTGAACGGTTCCCATGTATGGGGTTATTCAATCCTAACCGTGACCACACCAGAGGGGATTCAGCGCTGGAAGACTCAGACGATTATCAATATGTCCAAGTTGGGCAAACTCTTTAACCAATATCCAACCAGGAAGGTGAAGGAGTAAAATTAGAACAACAAAGGGGCATTAAGCCCCTTTGTTTATTTCCCATCCCAAAAGTCGTCTTCATCGTCTACTTCATCAAACGCAGAATCCAATTCTTCGTCAGAGTACTCTGGAAGGCGACCATTCTGTTTCAGATATTCAATCTCGTCATCTTCCAATTGAAGATCTGTTGCTATAAACAGCGCTCCAGTCTCTTCATCATGTTCAATGCTATAAGACGTATATTCAGAACCTTGAACTGTAATGATGATAGATGTCGGATCTTCTGGATCCACGTGGGCTTCAAACGGGATACCGTCAATCGGAGCGTCTTCTAAGAATGTTGCAAGGGCTACGGCAGCGCGGACAACATCCGTACCCTGTACCGATGCATAAATTTCTTCTGCGCCCGTTTCCCCGCGCTCAAAGAATTCAATCGTTGTCCCGTCTTGAACCCCAGTCCAGATAGGCATATCGGCTGGTGTATCAGCTTCAAATAATTTTGAAATTGGCATGTTCGTTTCCTCTATGGATAAACCTTATGGGATATTTAGGCTTCTCTGTTTGCCAGCCCTGGTTTGAATACCACCATTTCTTCTACGTTATTGGCGCTCATAGAGGCTATGGAATCGAATCCTTTATTGATAAGTTCCTTCACATTATCGTGAATCTTACCAGGTTCTATTCCCAACTCATGCATTTTGTTTTCCCAAACAGAAACGTTATTAGAATCTATTACCAGAGTCTTCTTGGCTTTAACACGAAATGCCATGACAACAGGTTCACCAGATTGGCGATAGCGAACGGCATTTTCCGCGTAGATCTGCGCTTTTTCTGGATCCCCTGTCAGGTAAAATCCAGCACCCATCGTACCAGAGTCAGTCTGGCCAAATTTTTCAAAATCAAAGACGTCGAATTCAACATTCGACCCATGATATAAAACAATATCCGTAAAATCGGGCAATGTTGATTCACGATAGAATTCTAGGAAGGTTTTCATAGATACCCCACACTTACTGTATGGGGTATTTAGGAGGGATCAATCAGGGGTAAACTCGTTCACAGGAACTTGTTCCGGCATAGACAATTCGGGGCATGCTGCCTTCATTGACTCAATATATGGCTTGCTACCCACAATCCAGAACAGAGTATTTTCGTTGAGCAGTTCTGGCTTATGCTGTTGGATCCAGGTCATGACCTTGCCTTCATAGCGTGGATGCAGCTCAATATCGCCCCACTGATAATCCATCAGGTCATTATAGCGAACCCAATTCGTTGTGTGTAAATCCCAATGGTGTACTGCAAAGCGTGGGAGCGTTATCTCCGGCTCTCCCTTCTCGCGGATACCCATCAGGAGGCCAGCCAGCGAAACGCTCTTAGAGGCATGCTGAAGATCCTTCTTGCCGTACACATAATCTGGGTTGTCGTGATAGCAACGAGTGAAATCCGTTATGTGTGGAAGATTAGCTTGTTTTCCAATAACACGCAAACGGCTTTCAATAAAGTCCAGACGGTTGGGACCAATCCCGATCAGATATACATTTTTCAGATTCGGTTTCGGGTGCATAGCCAGCCCTGTCAAAATGCTGGTACAAGAATTACATGAACCCGCAGGAATGATCAGATCTGTGATATGGTCCGGAATGTTAGCAACCTGCTCGCCGCCCAGCATATGGAATCCTGCAATTCGCTCCGGAGAATGCAACGTATGATCCAAAGTGATCCCATATTCTAGATAATATGCTTTTGGATTCTGCTGCTCAATCAATTTCTTGCAGCGCGGTTGGATAGTGCTGTTGTAACCCGAACCGACGAAGTTGAATTCGCTGCCGAACCATGCACTCATCTTAACCATATCGTGGTTCATACAGGTGGTTGGTTTGGTCGCGCCCAAGACTGTAGTTGTCTTGCCGCCAAAATGCCGAGAGACTGCCGTCGCCATAGGGGACTGCGGACTACCAACGACAGTACCATGGATAAGGTCTGGGGAGCCTCCGGCCTTTAAATGCTCAACCATCAGCCAGATAGCCTGACGGAGTTTGCTGCCATTGATACCCTGCTGGCCATTCGCATAGTCGGACAGCGGCGCAAAGTAATCTTCACGCTTGAACCAGACCTGCTGATTGGTTTCGGGATTGGCAACGAGTTCACACGGGGTGTGCTTGTACAGGTAGTCTTCCCAGTGAATGATATTTCTATCAAGTGAGAGAGCATTGAAGATTGTTTTACGCCCTGCCATAAGGGCGTCAGGGGTATATGGGGCAAAGATGATACCTTCTTTCGCCATCTCTTCTTTTAGAGTAGTGGCCAAGAGTTCTTCCACTTCTTCACCGTGTAAAATTTCTTGTTCGGATGTAGGCTTCATTCTATTTCTCCTGTAGACATTGGCTTATCATAGCGTATCTACAGGAGTATAGAAAAGGAGAATCTCGGGTTACTTGGTCAGAAAATCCATCAAGCGGCGGAAAAACGATTTGCGTGAGTCACACACCTTCGGAGGATACTGAAGGATGGGTGGAAGTTCAGGATCCACACCAACAGGCGCTCCTTGATTGTTCAGAACACCACTGGCTGGTGGAGTCGGCTTCAAAGATTTGATCGCCTGATTCAGATCGGAATTGTCCACAACAATTTCTTCACCCACAGAAACACACGGCTTGATTAAAACAGATTTCTTAGACTGCTCATACTGATGAGCGATATCTAGATATTTCTTGCGCTCTGCATAGAAATCGACGTTTTTAACTTTACGGCGGCGAGCAGTAGAACTCTCTTCACCATAGAAGTCATATCCATTTTTGAACATCCAATTCACAGCTTGCTCAAATGAATTGAATACCATATACAGGCCGCGCCGCCCATTGATCATATCATCTTCGCCGGAATAACCGATAAACACTGCTTGGCCTTTCTTGTTCAGATCAAATGGGGTGCAGACGCCCGTATCATCTAGGGATCGCGGCGCGAGATGCCCGTCTCTGTAAATGTAAGCCGGATACAAGAACTCATTCAGAGTGCGCTTGTTGCCTTTATATGTGTACAGACGAGCAAATGGAGGTAGATCACAAACAACATCATTGTAATCCCAAATTGTTACATTGCGCATGGTGTTTCCTCAAATCAATGAAGGGGTTTATAAACGGTTAAATTTTAAACCCCTTATTGTCATTGAACAAATCAAATACTGGTCATATAGAGTGGGACAACTTGCTCAGCAATGAAGATAGCTTCCGTAATGGTAAAATCATTTCCATAAGATCTGGCAATAATTTGACTACCGTTTGTTGCTAAATTACCGTCCTTGTCCACACTGAAGAATGTAGGAAATGACAAGATATCTTGACCCGTTAACGCAGCGTCTCGACTTTTCGTTAATTGGTTCCCCGCTGACCCAACAAAATTCAGTTCTAATGTTCGGTTATTAGTGGATCCTTGCCATGCGCCTATCAAATTTATTTTCAGCGTTACAGTTGAGTCATTATTAAAAACTTTGAATTTATTAGTTGCTAAATCAAAGAATGGCGTCATTGCTGTAGAACCAGCGACCGGAGTTTTACCAACAAACAACGACAATAAATCTACGCCAGTTGCACCAGTAGGAATATTGAGAGACAATCCAGAAAATCTGACTTCTGTTTTAATGCGATGGGTCTGAAGCATATTCCCCAAATAGGGAGATGTCAAAATGGCCATATCTCCCCCTTAAGAAACGATAACTGTCGCATCAGAATTAATTGCCTTAACCCATCCCACCGTCGGCGGGGTTAAAACGACCATATTTCCTTGATATATGATATGCGCGTTGTTACCCGTTGGAGCGCTGGGGCTATCACACAGATACACAGAACCGTGAGTCACTTGAAGAGTTTTCAAAGATGTGCCGTCTGAGACTTGCGTCCATGTACTTGCGTTTGGTGTGATCTTAGCAGTTGCCATAATAGACCTCCTTTACAAGTCAGTACAGACAAAAAGAAACCCGATCATCCTGATCGGGCTATGTTAAACCATCGTGGGGATGGAAAGACTACTCACAGCAATTTCTGATAATGGGCGTTGGGAGAGTGCGTCGGGAATCGAACCCGAAACCGTCAGGACAATGAAAAGCTATTGCATTTCACTTTGCATATCCTCCGGCTTTCTTAACTTCCTTAACCCCAGATTGTTATGAAGTCAGCATGCACACCTTCTTCATCTTCAGGAAGTCACACTCATTATTCTGGTTGCTTCAACTGGATTCGAACCAGTGACCTCAGGCACCTTGTTCTCTCGAAACTTTCCTGCGCTCTACCACTCGAGCTATGAAGCAATTTGGCGGAAGATGAAGGATTCGAACCTTCGGGGGCTAAAAGCCTCACTCGATTAGCAGTCGAGTCCCTTAAACCTCTCGGGCAACCTTCCGTATACTGCGCCTCGGTCAAGAATTTTCCAAGCCATGACCTAAATCTGGGTTCTTGACCTGGCCGAGACGACTTATTGGTGCCCGTTAGAGGGGTTGAACCTCAGCACTCTGGTGATCAACCCAGAGAGTCGCGCCTCATCTATTTGATGGTCAATTTGGGTCTTGCAAAACCTTTACTGACCGTCTACAAACAGACTGCTTGACCGAGCGTAATTTGGACGGGCTTCACACCCGATTGTGCATTTGATCTGCCGTAGTCCAACTCCCCGCGCCGAAGCGCCGATTGGTTAACTGACACCAGTGCCTTCTGGTTCGATCTCCTGTAACTTTACAGGCTTTGCGCCCGACCATTTCTGGAAGTTGAGGCATCGTTTCCGATGTGGAGTCCCCTCATTTTACACAGCTGGCTGCAACGCTTACCGTGTTTGGTGTGAGTGGATGGATTCGAACCACCGCGTGGGATACCTGATTTACAGTCAGGCGCATTCGACCGCTCTGCCACACTCACATTTAGTCTACCGCCGCGTGCTGGGCCACGCTTGAGGACATCGGCCATCCTTCCTCAGCTAATCCACGCGGCGGTAGATTTGGATCAGAGTGTACGGTGTAGCATTCCGCAGGGGTGCACCTACTGTAGCCCTTCCACTCTGAAATTGGTGGGTGTTACTTCCGTCGGGTTCAGATTCCGTTCGGCTATTGGACTTCGCTTCAAGAGCTTGTCGTTCGCGTACTTCGTGCTTACTTGCTTTCGTTCACACCCATTGTTTGTCGTCGGGCGGGGGATTCAAACCCCAATCTTTAGTTTGCGTTTCTTCAAAGCTATCATATGTTCACTTTGAATAATAAACTCCCCTGGACATCATAACAGGATCTCTATTTCATCCTGCAAGACCCGACATAATATGGCGACGATGGCAGGACTTGAACCTGCGACATATGGATTAACAGTCCACCGTTCTACCGACTGAACTACATCGTCAAATTTTGTGAAGACCAAACGCCGGATCGTAACGGTCGTATGTCTTCGGGTGGCTATCGTTCTTGATGCTTACCATGCGCAGATCATAAGACTGATTCTGCAGGACATACACCAACCACAGCTGTTTTATAAATTCCATCATAAAGATACCTCACCAAATTTTATTGAACAACTGGTTTATTTAGTGGTGACCCTGGCTGGACTTGAACCAGCGACCAATGAATTATGAGTTCACTGCTCTAACCACTGAGCTACGGGGCCAAAATTGGCGGGGTCTGAGGCTTTTCACCTCACCTGCTGGATTGGCCTCCAGCTGTTCTCTCTGGGGACTCGCTGTCCGGACAGCTATCCCTTAAACTATCGCCCCTTAATTCATATTGCTGTGGGTAATACCAAGGCGGAGGTTTGGAATCTCTCGCCCTATAGCGACCTTTAAATCGTTTGATCAGTCCGATCCAAAGGACTACCCACAGCAATATGAATTTGTTGTGTCCAATCAAGGACTGTCAACCTTTTATCCCGTTTGTGCATGATCAGTTCATGCAGGCCTCTTTGTGCGCCTCACGGCAACGCGCTTCTGTAGGTCATTGACTTGCACCGTAGTCTCACCACAGGCGTTTATTTTTCCAGGGCTTTCCACTTACAAGTCTTAACCAGATCGGGATACGGGCTTGTAAGATCGGATTGGACACAACTTTGATGGCTCTAGGACTAAAGATCCCGCGTCACCCATAGACTTGGTTTATAAAATCTAGAGCCATCAAAGTTGCAACCAATGTCGCAACTCGCACTTTAGCGTCTTCGTCTCGCTTCAGCACTTGTCCTCTACGTTCGGACCAAACGAGGCTGGCCGACAGAAACATAACACCACTCATCACTAGAGCGAGGATGTGGTTGATAGCCACGATGTTACATCTCTGTCGCAGAGTGATCACACTTGTCAGGATGATCA